TTACTCTTCCACTTCAATTTCTTCAAACCGGAAAAGATTTACTTTTTCTTCCACAAGCTCAACTTTTTCGTTGGGTTTTGCTTCATTTTTGCGCCGTTCAAAGAACTTTTCGCCAGTTTCAGAGGTGATTTGCGTTCCGTCTTTATAGGTTGTCGTGATCAGGGTTTTCCGCGTGGTGCGCTCGCCCGTCTTATAGAGTGCAAGGGCTTTTTCCTTATCAAGGAAATATTTGGCCTGTTCGGTGTTGTCGGAGTAGCCGTAGAAGTCGGTGCCGTATCCAGTCATAACTCTGTAGATCTTCATTTTTAGTTCCTTTCTGGTGTTTGGGATTTTCCTTTCCCTTTCTGAATTTATTGTATCACGCGCCGGGTGATTTGTCAAGAACTTTTTTTCATTTTCCAAAAATTTTTTTTGGCGTCCGTGGCTCAGGTGAGCCACGGATCGTCATATGGGTTCGTGGCCATGTCGGCCTCGAAGTCCTCCCACTCTTGGACCTCGTCCATCGCGTCCCCGATGATCTCGAACCAATCAGCATTGTAAATTTCCATTTTTTGTATCTCCTTTCAATTTCTGGGGTGTTCCCCTTGACTGTCTTAATTATAGCAGACCGGGCGCGTTTTGTCAAGCATTTTTTGAAAAATTTTTTGATTTTTTTTGTTAACAGGAATTTAACATTTTGCTCCAGTCGCCGGCTTTTTATCTTACTTTATTGCTTTAATGCGCTAAAGTGCGAAAACTGGCCGTTTTCGGTGGCGATACTTTTTAAAAAAAATTGACTGACCTTTCGGTCAGTCAATGTATTCGCTGTGGATAACTTTCCATTCTTCGGGGTTCAGGTTCGGGCACCGCCGGAACGCGTCGCGCACATCGTAGCCGAAGATAATGCGCTGTTCCTTGGTCTCCAGATGAATCAGTTCGTATTCAAACATTTTTTTATTTCCTTTCCGGTTTTTATTGGGTTTTCCTTCCCTCAATTTCTGTCTTAATTATAACGCTAAAATGCCCGGTTGTCAACAACTTTTTTTCATTTTGGGCATCGTCATTTTGCACAAATAATCGTAGCCGTTTTTGTGCACTGTGCCCTTATTTGTTATTAACAGTTTAGCGAAGTGAAGCAGTTGTTAGTGCTAACTAACTCCAGCAGCAGTTTTGGGATTTTTGCGCAGTTAACACAATTTTAACATTTTGTCTTGCTTTAATGCTTTAGTGTATTAAAGTGCGAAAAAGGATAGTTGACAGTATCAACTATTTTTGACGGCGAAAAAAAGAAGCTAGCAATAAGCTAGCTTCATGTTTTTCCAGCAGAGGACGGAAATCTGATGGCATTTTCTACCAATTTCCATCGCTTCGCGCTTCGTGTTTACTCTGTGGCTCTTGTCAATGTAGTAAATACCATCGGCAAACCAGACGCCGCAATTTCCATTGTAGGCCTTGACTGCTTCGATTGCTTCGCGTGCGGTCTTGCATTCAACGCCTTCTGTGGCAACTTGCCAACCGGTTTTATAGGTGATTGCTTTTCCATTTTTCAGCGTTAAGCCGTCATTGTTTGCGAGCTTTTTAATCGTGCGAATGTTAATCATTTTTACGTCCTCCATTTTCTTTTTTGAAGTAGTAGAGGCTTCAAGCCTCTACTACTTTCACGACGTAGCCGTACATTTTAGTGTACTGGGCCAGATCGCGCTTGCCCATTTTTTTGTTGTACCAGCTAACGATTGCGCCGGTGGAGAAGTAATAATCATAACGCTTCATAGTAGATTTTCCTTTCCGGTTTTTTATCGGGTTTTCCTTCCCTCTTTCTGAACTCATTGTATCACGTTTTTCCCGGTCTGTCAAGAACTTTTTTCAAATCCGCAAAAATTTTTTTTGGGTTGTCACTCGTCCCTATTTTTGGGGACGAGTGACTTTCCAAGTGGCGCGCTGGGATTCATTCCGCGTGCCATCGGGATTGAAAAACCACATTGCGGAGTAGTGGCCGCCGTCCTCCGTCTCGGCATCAAGAAAAGTGATAAGGCCGAGACTGGTCACGGTATAGCCGCGGCGCTCCATCACGCGGCAGAATTTTTCGCGCTGGGTCATGGTGTTACCTCCTGTCAGTTAAGATTTGGGCTTGTGCCCTCCTGACATTATTGATTATAGCAGATAAACCGGGAGCTGTCAATAGTTTTTTTCAAATCTGCAAAAAGAATTTTTATTCAATTTCCAGTATAATTATACATTTAACCAGTTTTAGGATTTTAACATTTTTCGCAGAATTTTAACATTTTGTTTTACTTTATTGCTTTAAAGGTCTAAAGCGCGAAAACGGATAGTTGACAAAGTCAACTATTATCAACGGCGTAAAAAATTTGGATGACCTAGACGGTCATCCAAATATTTACCTCGGCCTCGGTAACTTTTGCGGCCTTGCGCGCTTTTGTGAACTCGGTCTTTTTGACCTCGCCCATAATCCAAGCCGTGAAATTATCACAAACTCGGTTATACAGTTCATCGGTGAGAGCGGCGAACTTTTCAGCGATTGCCGCGTAGCCCTCGGTTTCAAGGGCTTCGATCTCGGCTGGATTCCAATTCCAGCGGGCGATGATCTCGGTATTAGTCATAATAGATTTTCCTTTCTGGTTTAGTGGGTTTTCCTTCCCTCAATTTCTGACTTGATTATACTACTTTTTTCCCGGCCTGTCAATAATTTTTTGAAAAATAGCCCTTCGTCAAAATACACAAAAAATTGCGCCCGGCCGCAAGTCATTTTGTGCAAGGTTGTGAATTTCTAACTTTTTAGCTATCTTCACTTTTGGACTTTAAATCGCTAAAGTATAATAAAAGTTAGTTTACTGATTTAATTATTTAGACGTTTAATTGTTAGTGCTAACTAACTCACTTTCGGGATTTAATTTGCTAAACTGTTAATAACAAATGTCGCAAAACTTTATTGCTTTAATGTGTTAAAGTGCAAAAACCAATCGTTGACGAAGTCAACTATTTAGAATTTAATTGTTAGTGCTAACTAACTCGTGTTCCTAGGTAAAAAAGCGGGGATTTTTCTCCCCGCTCTTGTTACTTTATCAATTTTTGGAATTTTTGATTTTCTTGGATCCTTCTCCATTGATTTTTTGTTAGATACTTTCCGGAAAGTGATTGCAGGACAGTCGCTTTGCCGGGGTTACACAAAAACATTGTGATAACCGTGCCGTTTTTACCCTTGGCAATCAGCACACCGTTTGAAGTTAATTCTTGAAAAGCCTTGTGCTTTTCATCCCACACGCTGATAACAGTTTCTCCCAAATCGCCATTGAACAAATCCACGATTGCGCTGATCCGGTCAAATCTATCAACTTTCGCGTGCTTTGTTAATGTCGTTGCCATTTTTTTTCAATCTCCTTTTTTGTTTTTTTTGAGAGAGGGCGGCGGTGGGCGTTTCGCGCTCTTCGGTCTTACCGAATCCCTGTCCGCTCTTCCTGGTGATCTCATCTCAGCTCAGTGGCTTACCCTTTCGAACCTTTGCCCTCTCTCAATTTCTGTCTTAATTATAACACCCGGTCGGCGTTTTGTCAAGCACTTTTTTTATTTTTTTTTGTTTTATCTCTCTCTTTCTGACTTAAGTATACCACCGGATACTAATTCTGTCAAGCCAAAAAAATAGCCTAAAAAGAGGGCGTTTTTGTGCATCATGCACAAATTCCAACTTTTTAAACACTTTACTTTAATGCTTTAATGTGCTAAAGCGTAGTTAATAGGAATTTAACATTCTTCACAGAAATTTAACATTTTTCTCCACTTTAACGCTTTAGTGTATTAAAGTGCCAAAACTGATCGTTAACGGATTTAATTGTTAGTGCTAACTAACTTGCGCACCGGCAATAGTTGACATTGGCAACTATCGCAAAAACATACTTTTCGTTCACTTAACACAATTTTAACATTTGGGAATTTAAAACAAATTTAACATCTTTAGCAATTTAGCGATTTAATACTTTAACGCTTTAAAGCATTGAAGTTTGGGCCGTCAGCGGATGCCGCATTTGTAGTTAGTTAGAACTAACAATTAAATAGTAGTTAGTTCTAACTAACTCTTGCACAAATAATAAAAGAGTGAAGCTTTGCGCTTCACTCTTCTTCTTTGAGCTCTCGCTCCAGCGTGTGCTGTTCAGCGGCCAGCCTTGCGTCTGTCGCATAGTCCTTAGCGTCCCAGCGGTCTTTCATGTGCAGGAAGAATCTCTGCTTTTTAATCTGTTCGATCCGGTTTGCTCTTTCAGTGTTAGTCATTTTTGTTACTCCCTTTCTTTGTTTGTTTGTTGTGTGTTTCTCTCTCTTTCTGTCTACATTGTATCACCATTTACCCGGCTTGTCAACTGTCAGATTGCACAAATGTTGTTGCTTTGTTTTGTGCATGTTGTATAGCAAGCACGCAAGCCTTTGTTGTTGCTTGCGTGCGTGTGTTGCTTACTTGTTGAGCGTCCAACCGCTGTATCTCGCGTGCGTGATTGTGTCATCGTGCACGCTCTCTGTCCCTCTGCTGTCCATTAGCAGGCTTGCGCAGTCACCTGTCTGCCAGTCCTCGCACCCGTAAAACTCCCACAGATTTCCATTGTAGTCCTCGCAGGTTACCACGTCGCGCACTCTGTCTACTTCTACGACCTCGCAGGTTAATGCGTAGGTGTTGCGCTCTGCCTCGCGCCTTGCTTCTCTCTCTGCGCTTGCTACGCCAGCGCACACGCCAGCGACCAGCGCCAGAAGCATGATGATGACGATGATGGCCTTCTTCATTGTTATTACTTCCTTTCTCTTGGCTACCCCAGCCCCGCAGGGGCGGTGGTTTTGTTTGTCCTTACATTAGAATTGTATCATCTTTCGCGCATCTTGTCTATTGGCATGTTGCACAAAAAACGCGCTCTCCGGTTGAGCGGGTTTGTGCAATGCGCACAATTCCGAACCTTTTTAACACTTTCTTAACAATTTGCTGCCCCAGCCTACAAACTTAATCTAAGTTAATACTTTGCTAATACCTGTTAACAGAAATTTAACAATTTGGCCCCCCAGCAAGGAGACTGCTAATTGGTTGACGCAGTCAACTATTGGCCAAACGTGCGTTTTGTCACTTAACAGAAATTTAACAATTGCTTAACAGTTTGTTAACATTTTAAATGTTAAATTTTTGTGAATTTTTTGTTAAATTTTTGTTAACAGTGTATTAACAAAAAAAATAGTAAGGTTACCTTACTAATTAAAACCCCGGTCGCGCTGGCTGTGCGCGACCGGATGAATCGCCTATTTTAGTTGGGGGCATTAAAATAGGGGAGGGGTAGCAGCCTATTGCTCTCGCCCATTAGACCGGGGGTGCCTTTCGGGAAAAAAATTTTTTTGGACAACAAAATCTTTTTTGTCTGGCCTCTTCAGTCCCGAAACCCATTTTCGGTTTCGGACCACGGTCACTTGTTTCTTACCCACCGAAACCGCCCTACCGTTACACCATCCTTCTCAACCAGCTCATTCCACATGGAGGCTGGCCGCACCCAAAGCCCTTGGTCGTTCCCGTAAACATGCTTATACACAACCATTTCTTCTAGCGTCTCACTATGTAGCGCAGTTCCAATCACTTCATACAATCCGCCTTTGTAATGCTCATAAATTCCAGGCTTAATCTCCAATTTCCCATCTCCTATCAAGTCCATTTATGGGACTTTCCAATTCCCCGCTCTCTCTCGGGCATTTTTCTCCAAAATACTGGCATGTGAGCGCGCATTGCCGACTGCCGCAGTCACACGGTAAATATTCTACCTCGCTGCCATACTCCTTAAGCCAGTGCGCAAACTCTTCCCATTCCATCCAAAAGTGGAAATCCCAAAGCTCAAATTCATGCTGCAAGCGCAAATACTCTTTCTTCCATCTTTTTATCTGCGCCAGCAATGCTTCTTCTTCCTCTGTAAGGTCTCTCACGTGAAGAACCTTCCAGCCGTTTTCATCTTTATACACGCACCGCAATTTATACAGTTCTTGCTCCTCCTGGAACGGGTTCGCAAGGCCACGGGCCTCGCAATAATCTTCCCACTTTCTTTGCGTATCAAAAATTCTTGCGTCCACAGTTATTCTACCTCCTGGAAGAACACATGCCAGACAAATCCGCATGCATCCTGCACTGTTTTAAAATATTCACCCTTCACGTCATCAGTATAGGGCCATCCGGTTCCAATAGCAGTAAATACATACTTGCGCATTTCCTCGGGGTGAAGTTCCCAGAGACGCATGTCTTTCAACTCAATCCAGACCACCGCTTTATCACCTTGAAATTGAATATCCAGTGGTTTAATAAACGGTCCTTCTAATTCAGTTCTGCCGTTTTGGTTAATTTCATATTTGTAAATAATTTTCTTCATCTGCGGTCTGACCTCCATAACCATCTTCCATCTTTTAATTGATATACTCTGCAGTTGCCGAGGAACGCTCTTACCACCTCTTGGCCATTATCAACTCGTAATGCTCTTACTCCAAATTGCGTTTTGAGCTGTTGAAACATTTGTGGTTGGACAAAATAGGTTAATCCTATTAAATGATTTTTTTCATATTGTGAGGTATCAAAAATTTTTACCGGACTTTGAACATCTTTCTGTTCAATTTGATAAAAAATCATTACATTCAAAAACTTTTTTTCTATTTTTTCTTCTGGAATATCTATATTTCCAACAAGGAAATTTACTTCCTCGTCCATATCTTCAAGGACTTTATCAAATGCTTGCTCTGCTTGCAATCTTTTGCGCGTGAGCATGGCAAAAAAAATAGCAGGTAGCACAGAGAAAAGCGCAACAATTATATATGTTATATTCATAAAAAACATAAAAAATCTCCTTTTTTATTTTCTATATATATTTTAATAAATTTTTTTATAATTGTCAATTGACATACAAAAAATTTTTTGTTATCATAAGTATTAGAGTTAGGGAGGTGTAAATATTTGATAAAATTAGATTACACTTTAGACACTCCCGAAGAGAGAAATGAACTAGTAAAAAAGATTTTAGAACAAAATCCTGATCCAGGAGAGAAGTATTTAGAAGTTTTAACAGATTATTTAATTTTTTGCATGGAGAAACAAGAGAAAAAAGAAAAAAAGATATTAACAGATAATAGAATGGCTACAGTAAATAAAAGAGAAACTTCTTTTGAAGGATTAGTAGCGCAGTTAGAGAATGGCGAAGATGGAATTTATAATATTATAACAAACAATAAACAGACTATATTTCAACCAAAAGTAACAATAACAAAAAAAGATTTAGAAGATATTGAGTGCCTGCGGCAACTGCGCGCAGCCATAGAGTGCTGGGAAGCAAAACTAAAAGTCACCGAAGGGAAAGACGCCTTTGTTATTAAAAAAGCATTAATTGAAATGCGCAAAGACCAATACGTTATTAAAAACGCGTATAGAAAACCAATTGTATTTAATAAATTAACTCATTCAACATTATTTATTCCCTTAGATGACTTAACTAAAGATTTTGATGAAGATGGTTTTCCAATCCCAGAAGGAGTGTCATTAATGAATCCAGCTGTCTGCTCCGCGATTTTATGTAATTATTCAAAAATTAAGGAAGATAGTTGGGGAAGATTTACAGATGATATGTGGTATTTGCTTTATGACTTTGAAGTGGTTTGCGACAAGGCACTAAAAAATTATCCTTTGTATTAGTATATTATTGAAGCAAAGATTGATGGACTATAGAATGTGGATATTTAGCAAATGCTACAGGTAAATTTTGGAATTAAATATAGTGTTGAATATATTTCAGCACTTTGGCGCAATAAGATACCAAAATTAATTGCGTCGGCCGCAGAAGATGACTACCTTCAATGGTATTATTCTAATGTTGAACAAGGAAAATATAAAAGATGTAGTAAATGCGGAAAAATTAAATTAGCACATAATAAATATTTTAGTAAAAATAAAACAAGCAAAGATGGCTTTTATAGTATTTGTAAAGCTTGCCGTAATAAGAAGTTGCCTTTGGACGAAAGAATATAATTATATTTAAGTATTTTTATTAAATATAAGGAGGTAAAAATTATGGCAGATAAAAAACAATACTATTGCGAAAAATGTAATAAAACTATGGGCGCCTCAGAGTTTTATACATCAAATAATTTAGAAAAATATCCAAATGATGGCAAATTTCCAGTTTGTAAAAAGTGTATGACAATGCATGTAAATAACTGGGACCCAGAAACTTATTTATGGATTTTACAAGAAGCCGATGTGCCTTATGTTCCAGAAGAATGGAATAAATTATTGGCAAAATATGGAAGAGATAAAAGTAAAGTTACTGGAACAACAATTGTTGGACGCTATCTTGGAAAAATGAAACTTATATAGTTTAAAAAATGGCGCTGGAAGGATACCGAGTTTTTATAGGAACTTGAAGCAAAGAAACGTGAAGAGGCTATGAAAACTTTAGGTTATGATGATTAGCAAATTACTTTGGCTAATGAAAAGGCTGCTTATCAAATCCCTGAAAATATTGAAATCCCTGATTTGGAAAGTAATGACAATGATGATGAAGATTACTTTGGTAGAGATGATGATTTTTCATCGGATATTGATTTAACAGATGAAGATAGAATTTACCTTCGCTTAAAGTGGGGTAAAACTTATAAACCAGATGAATGGGTTTGGTTAGAACAACTTTATAATGAAATGCTTGAATCTTATGATATTCAAAGTGCAGGACATATTGATAATTTAAAATTATTATGCAAAACCTCCTTGAAATGTAATCAATTAATTGATGTTGGTGATATTGAAGGTTACCAAAAAATGTCTAAAGTTTATGATTAGTTAATGAAATCTGGTAAATTCACCGCTGCGCAAAACAAAGCAGAAAAAGGTGAATATGTAGATTCAATTGGTGAATTAGTTGCGCTCTGTGAGGCTGACGGCTTTATACCTCGTTATTATGTCGGAGAACCAAATGACAAAGTTGATTAGACGATTGTTGACATTAAGCGTTATGTTAAAACTCTTATTACGGAAGAAACAAGTCTTGGTAATTTGATTGAGGAAGCAATTAAAAGTAATTAGCGAGAAGACGAAGCGGCGCAAGCCGCGGTTGACGCAGGAGAAGATCTACTTGAAGATGATGAAATTGAAGAATTAGAAGCGCAATTGCATGATGAAGATTTTGAGGAGTATAACGAATTTTTAGAAAATGAAGAAGCAAGTGATGCTGACTTGTTAGACTTCCTATCTCAAAATAACTGAGAAAGGATGATTTAAATGGCTTTACAAGATTTACTATAGTTAAGTAATAAAAAACAAAAAATTGGACTTTCCGAAGAGCGCATTGAAGCAATTAAGCCAGAAGCAAGAAAGTATATTGCCTTTTGGAGGGAATATCCAGATTTATTTGTGGATTTCTTAGTGCGCGGGACCCGCACCGAGGTGCGGGAGGGCGAGTTCCAATTCTACTTTTATCAAAGAGTATTTTTGCGTTGCGTAATGCGGCATCAATATGTATATGCTGTTTTTCCTCGCGCTTATTCTAAATCATTCTTGTCAATTATGGCTTTAATGGTGCGCTGTATTCTTTATCCAAGAGCAAATCTATTTGTAACGTCAGGAGGAAAAGAGCAGGCATCTGGTATTTTAAAAGATAAAGTTAATGAAATTTGTGTTTTAATACCTGGCTTTGATAGAGAGATTGATAGACGTCGTGGAAAAACTCTTGAAGGAAAAGATTATTGTAAATATGTGTTTAAGAGTGGTTCAACTCTTGACAATATTGCTGCTAGAGAGAGTTCTCGTGGTAAACGTAAGCATGGCGGATTAGTAGAAGAATGTGTTGGCGTTGATGACCAAATACTGCGCGAGGTTATTATTCCTACAATGGCAATTTCGCGCCGCTGTATGGATGGAACTACGCAGCCAACAGAAACTCTTAATAAGAGTTAGATTTTTGTAACTACCGCAGGTTATAAGGGCACTTATCCTTATGAAAGACTTATTGGTTTTTTGGTTCGTATGGTTATGTAGCCAGAACGTTGTATTGTTTTAGGTGGAACTTGGCGACTTCCAGTAGAAGTCGGATTACAAAGTAAAACATTTATTCAAGACCAGAAAGATGAAGGAACATTTAATGAAGCATCGTTTGAACGTGAATATGAATCGCGTTGGACTGGCGACGTTGAAGACGCCTTTTTTAGCGCGGAAATGTTTGATAGAGGCAGAATTTTAAAATAGCCAGAATATGAAGCATCTGGACGGTCAAGTAAAAATCAATTTTATATTATCGGTGTTGACGTTGGTCGTAAAGGATGCGATTCTGTTGCGTGTATTTTTAAGGTGACACCGCAGCCGCAAGGTCAATCAATTAAGTCACTTGTAAATATTTATACGATTTCAGATGAACATTTTGGCGATTAGGCATTGGCACTTAAAAAACTTTATTATAAATATAATGCGCGCAGGATAGTGATTGATGGTAATGGACTTGGTATTGGTTTAATTGATTATATGGTTAAGCCATCAATTGATCCAGAAAGTGGAGAAACTATTCCTGATTTTGGTGTTTATGGTGGAACGCAAGAAGATGCGGTTGACACTTATAAAAAGTATAGAACTGCAGATTGTGAAGAAAATGCTATTTATATTATAAAAGCAACTGCGCCTATTAATACTGAAGCGCATGCAAATACTTAGGTAAATTTATCTTCTGGGCGCGTTAAAATGCTGATTGATGAAAGCGAAGCAAAAAGAAAATTGCTTGGCACAAAAGTTGGTTAGAATATGAAAACAGAAGAGCGGTCAGATTATTTAAAACCATTTACCCTAACTTCCATATTAAAAGAGGAAATAATGAATCTTCGTGAAGAAAGAGAAGGAACTAATATTATTTTAAAATAGGCGAATAAAGGAATTAAAAAAGATAAATTCTCTGCTTTTGAGTATGCTTTATATTATATAAAAATAGAAGAAGAAGATAAAAAGAAGAAAAGGAAGAAATTTGATGCGGCCGAGTGGCGTTTTTTCAATTAAGTAGGTGATATCATGTAGGCTTCAAGAGGAGAAATAAAGATTCATGAAATTTTAGAAGAAGCAGGTTTTAATTTTAAAGAAGAATATAGTTTTCCAAACCTAAATAGTGAAAATGGAAGACCTTTGCGCTTTGATTTTGTTGTATTTGATGATGATGGAAATATAGATTTTATTATTGAATATTAGGGCAAGCAACACTATGAAGCAAGCCCAAAGTTTGGTGGTAAAAAAGGCTTATATCAACAACAACATAATGATAATAAAAAGCGTAGATTTTGTTCTTTCCATGATTTTAAATTAATAGAAATTCCTTACACAGAAGAAAATTTAATTTCTTATGATTATATAATGCATCGTGCAGGTTATTAATAAAGAAAGGAGGATAAAAATTGAGCACAGAAGAAAGACTAAATTCTATCCATAAAAAGGGTTTTAACTTAGTTAGTGATCGCAGAGAGACGGAGTATGTCAAAGTTAAGATTGGCACAAAAGCCTATGAAGATGCTACTATTAAATTTCTAAACGACGAAACAAGGTTTAATAAGATTAATTTTGAAAATAAAGATTTTGTCATTTAGGCTTTTATGAATAATGACATTGTTACTTTGCGAGAAATATCTGATTATTTTTATCGCTCTAACGGTATTTATTAGAAGGTTGTAAATTATTTTGCTACAATGTATAGATTTGATTGGTATGTTGCGGCATAGACATTTAGTGAGAATATTAAAGATGATAAAATTATTTCTGATACTATTAAGGTCTTAGATTTTTTTGATAATAGTTAGATTAAGAAGAATTGCGGCGAATGGTTTTTAAAAGTTATTAAAGATGGCGTCTGTTATGGATATGCTTATGCTGGTGAGCATGGTTTAATTGTTCAAGATTTGCCTTGGAAGTGGTGCCGTTCAAGGTATCGCATCGCTGGCATTGACGCTGTTGAATTTGATATGCGATTTTTTGATGCGAAGTTCCCTGATGAAAAATATAGATATAAAATGTTGGATTTATTCCCTCCAGAGTTTAAGAAAGGGTATTAGCTTTACGTGTAGCATAAGCTACCACCAGATGATATTATGAGACCCGGTCCAACAGAGCCAGCTTGGGGACATTGGTATTTATTAGACCCAGCCTGCGCCTTTAAGTTCTCAATTTTTGGAATGAATGATGCTCCATTTTTTGTTAATGCTATTCCAGAAATTATTGATTTAAAGATTTCTTAGGGTATTGATAGACAGAGATAGTTACAATAGTTATTAAAAATTATTGTTTAGAAGTTGCCGCTGGATAAAAATGGTGATTTAATCTTTGATGTTGATGAAGCAAGAGATATTCATAATAATGCTGTTGATATGTTATCTCGCGCTATTGGCGTTGATGTTTTAACAACTTTTGCGGACATTGATAGTATTGATGTTTCAGACTCAACAGTTACATCAAAAGATAATACGCTTGACAATGCCGAACGTGCAGTATTTAATGCGATGGGAACTTCTAGAAATATCTTTAATACATCTGGTAATTTATCTTTGGAAAAATCTATTTTAGCAGATGAAAGTTAGTTAAGAAATTTATTTTTCTAGGTTCAATTATTCTTAGACAAGATTGCACAATAGAGAAGTAGTAATAAAAAGAAATGGAATTTTAGATTTTATATGCTGGAGACTACATAGTTTAATTATTAGGCATTATCTAAACTGTATCAAGACCAAATGCGTAATGGAGCATCAAAGATGCTTGCGCAGATTGCCCTTGGGCAATCACAGAGTTTCATTCTCAATGCTGCGCATTTTGAGAATAATATTTTACACTTGAGTGAACTTATGCTTCCTCCTTTAATGTCTTCAACGCTATCAGCAGAAGATATACAAAATTTGGGCAATAGAAATCAATCTAATTAGAATAAAAATGAAGGTTCTACAGGAAGACCCCAAAAAGAAGAATCAGAGTTATCTGAGAAGACAATATAGAATAAAGAATCTATGAGTTAAGGAAGGGAAGAAGAAAATGTCACATTCAAGTATTTTAATCAATACTCCTTGTGAGTTAATTAATCTTACTCCTTTAAATCCTTTAATTTCAAGATGTTAGATTAAAGTTTGCTATGTGGGCGATAAGCCAAATCGCAATGGTAGTGTTATTACTAAAGACGTTGCTAGAGAGATGGCTAATTCATTACCAGGTAGCCCAATTGTTGGATTTTATAATGAAAACACTGGAGACTTTGAAGAGCATAATAGAAGAATTGAAATTAGTGGTGGAGTATTAAAATTTGAGGATACTACAAGGCCTTATGGTTTTGTTGATCTTAATGCCAAGGTATGGTTTTAGGATTACTTAGATGATGGTGTTGTTCATACTTATATGGTAACCGAAGGTTACCTTTGGACTGGTTAGTATCCAGAAGCCAAGAGAATTATTGAGAGAGGTAATAATCAATCTATGGAATTAGATGAAAATTCTTTAGATGGCTCTTGGACAATTAGTGATAAAGATGGTATGGAATTTTTCATTATTAATGAAGCAGTAATCTCTAAATTATGTATCTTGGGCGAAGATTTTGAACCTTGCTTTGAAGGTGCAAATATTACCCATTTTTCATTAGATGATAATTTCAATGAAAAAATTTATCGGCTAATGAAAGAAGTTAAAAATTTGAAAGGAGGAAATTCATTAATGGACAATGAAAACGTAAGTGTTGTTACAACCGAGGAAGAAGTTGTAGTCAATGAAGAAGACGTTGTTGAAGAAGTGGTTGTAACTGATGAACTTGCGCCCGGGGCTGAAGAGCAGCCAGAGATTCAGGAGGAATTGGAGAATAACCCCGTTCAAGAATATTCTGCGGCAGAACAAACTGAAGAGGAAGAAGTCGTTGAAGAAGAAGAAGAAGATGACGCTGCCGAAGAAAATAATGATGAAAATCAGGGCGAAAATGTTTCATTTAATTTAGATGATTTTCAAACTTTACAGAACAATTATTCCGAGTTAGAAAATCGTTTTAACGATTTAACTAATCGGTTTAATGCTATGGAAGCAGAATATAATACATTAGTAGAATTTAAAAAGACTAAGGATATTGAAGAAAAACAGGCTATGATTGATAGTTTTTATATGTTATCTGCAGAAGATAAAGAAGACGTTCAAAATAATATTGAAGCATATTCTATTGATGATATTAAAGCCAAGCTTTCAATTATTTGTGTAGACCACAAATTAAATCTTTCAGAAGATGCTAATCAACAGGTGACTGAAACTACATATAGTTTTAGTGACGATACAAACGAAGATGATTTACAAGTTCCTGGTTGGTTAAAGGCTCTTCGTAAAACCAAAGAAAAAGAAAATTAAAATAGGAGGAAAGAAAAGATGGCTAAAACAAGATTAAGTGAAAAAGCACTTTATGTAACTCGCGGCTACGGTCAAGTTGAACCTAACCATCTATCTGCTCAGAGAACTGGTCAGATTTATGCTCAATTACCCGCAGACGCAAACATCAACATCCTTGAGAATGGTCAGTTTGTAAAGTATAATTATGCCAAAGAAGTCGTTGATTTTGGCACCGGCGAGAATGATCCTACCGAATGGATGTTAGTTTTCAATGAGGTAAAGGTTTATAGAGATGGTCAGAGTGATGCTGACTTCGCTATGATTAGAGATAACTATGTTGCTCGTATTTACAGTCCTATTGATGGCACTAAGTTAGACAAGCAGCTGACTCAGCCTCGCTATTATGGCGGCGTTGATGCTCAGGGTAATGCTATTCGTAAGGTTGTTACCGAGGCCGATCCTTATGAGGTTGACTCCACAAACAATCCTTTTGGTGCTACCTATGACTACGGCGGACCAAAGAAGATGCCCGAGGGCACTGTTATGGTTCCTCGTGTTTTAAAGACTAATGTTGGTGATATTTTCACTACTAATACCATTGCTGAGGCTCCTGGTTCTCTTCAGCCCGGCATGTTATTAACTCCAGGCGCTGATGGCTATCTCGCTAGAGCGGGAGCCGATGCTGCTGATATGAAGTGGCAAGTTGTTAAGGTTTATGACCTTGGCGATCGTCAGCCTGCTGTTAAGTTATTAAGAATTCAGTAATAGAAGAAAGGAGAGAAAGATAATGTTAGAAACTCGTGATTTTATTCAATTAGCAAAAATTGGCGCAAAAGCTAATCGTTCTAACCCCGTAGCTTATAGCGTAAAGGGCGAAAACTTTAGCTATGATGAAGTTCAGGAAACATTACGCGCTCAATTTAAAGAGTTGGCTCCTGACTTCCGTACTTATAGAGAAAATAAGTTAACTATTTTCCGTATTATTGAGGAAACCCTTTCTGAGGTTGTTCCAGAAAGAATTAAATTAAATTATGAGCAGTGGGCAGAAGTTAAGCACTTCGCACAGGGTGAAAAGCCACTGTTCCGTCGTAAGACTTTATCACGTAACCGCAATCGCGGCAAGCAGTTCATTACTAGAGTCGGTCTGGCCGGCGTCTACGAGATCTTCAAGCTTGGTTCTGCTCAGGAGAGCTTTGAGGTTCCTACCTCTGCTATCGGCGGAGCCGCTCAGATTGGCTTTGAAGAGTTCTTAGATGGTCGTGTTGACTGGGCTGAGTTAGTAAATATCATTTATGAAGGCATTGAAGATCTCATCTTTGAAGAGGTTGGAGAGGCTCTTGCTGAAGGTATTTATCAGCTCCCAGCTAGCAACGTTGTTACTTCTGCTGGTTTCAATGAGACCGCTTTTGATGCTTTGTTAAATCGTGCTAAGATGTATGGTAATGTTACCATTTATTGCACCAATGAATTCGCTGTAAAGATGATTCCTCAAGAGGCTTGGAGATATACCGAGGCCATGAAGGATGAACTTTATCGCACTGGCCGTCTGACTGGTTATAAGGGTGAGAACGTTGTTATTATGCCTAACCAGTATAAGGACGCCTTCGGAACCGAGAAGGTTCTTGATCCTGCTTTCTGCTGGATTGTTCCTTCCAATGCCGATACCAAGCCTGTAAAGATCGCTTTTGAGGGCGATGTTTATACTAATGAGTTTGAAAATTACGACTGGTCTCATGACATTCACGTATATGAGAAGGTCGGTGTTGTCTGCATGATGGACAATGCTATTCACGCTTATAAGGATACTAGCTTAGTGAAGAATGGTAGCTTCGCACTGACCGACACTGTTCAAAACACTGTCGTTGTATCTGGTAGTGTAACTACTACCTCTGGTAGCGAAAATACCGAGGGTGGATCGAACTCGGGAAACTGATTTCGGTAACTCCTGTAGCTGCTGATCCCGAGAAGGATTTCTTGGTAAATCAGGGTAAAGTTACTGTAACTAAAGATGGTAATAATATCACTGTAAAGGGCGACTTAGATGAATTAGAGGAATTTGCTTCTTCTGTCGCATCTCAAGGAACTCATAAGTGGTTCGCTCTTGACATTGATACCGGACTTGACACAATCGTTGGCGCAACTTGGGATGGCTCAGAGCTAACTCAGGCAGATGCTGATGAGGCTGCTTCTATTGGACTTGGCGCCGGACACATTGTGTTCTGGGGCAAGGCCGACGTTCTGGTATCCGAGCCAAGAACAATTACTATTGGCGCAGCAGGTCACGATGATATTGTAATTAACGTTACATTCATTGATGAATAATAATTATAATAATTATAAAGGGGAATTTTTTAATTCCCCTTTATAATAAAAAAAATGGAGATAAAGGAGTTTTTTAATATGGCAGACAATAAAGTTTATTTAGTAACTAATCGTAGTGCTGGAGAAGTGGTTTATGCTATTCCAGATATGGGTATTAAAATGAGAAGTTTTTAGCCAGGAGAGACAAAGAGAATTTCTTCTGAAGAATTAAGAAATTTAACTTATGTTCCCGGCGGTAATGTTTTATTGCGCGACTACTTACAGATTAGTGATGCTGAAATGCGAGAAGAGTTGATTGGTAAAGTTGAACCAGAGTATAATATGTCCGCAGAGGATGTAAAGAAACTGATTCAAAATGGCTCTATGGATGAATGGCTTGATTGCTTAGATTTTGCTCCAAGTGGAGTTATTGATTTAATTAAAAATCTTAGTGTTGAGCTTCCTCTTACCGATACTTCTAAGATGGAAGCGTTTAAAGAGAAGACTGGAATCAATATTGCTAGAGCAATTCAAGCAAAGCAAGAAGAACAAGCCGAATTGAATGCGGCCGGCGCGCAGGAGCAACAGACCGCGCAGCGCAGGGTCAAGCAACAAGAAGAAGAGAAGCCATCAACTGCTCGTAGAACAACAGGTTCTAAATATAACGTAGTTAGTAGAGCAAATTAATAATTAGGAGGCGTTGTGATGGAAGGAAATATTACTACCACAAAATTCGCCGCCATTTATGATTGTTTTCTTGGAAAAATTACTGATGATATGTATGTTGAATTAACTCCTCAAGATACATTAAGAGATTTACATTCTTTATTGCTTCAAGCATTACCAGGGTTTGAATTTCCTAGAGTTAATTTATTTAATTATACTGAAGAAGTTAAAGTTACAAATGAAGAAGATGTCGCTGAAACTGATTTTATTTTAGGCGTCGTTTGGGAAGAACTGGATGAAAATTTTGATGGTACTCAAAGGGTTATTGTTGATAATTCGCACTTTAATCTTACTTTAACACAGGAAGAAATTAATATTCTTGCAATATTAATGATGTGTGCTTGGACACAACGACAAGTAACCTCTATTGAGAATACTCGCATGAAGTATTCTGGTTCTGATTTTAAAATGACTTCTCAAGCTAACCATCTACAAAAATTACTTTCTTTATTGAGCGAATGTAATAGACAATCATTGCACATGTAGCGCCTATATAAGCGCCGCAAGTTGATTATTGATAAAAATAATCAGCAAAGATATATTTCTAACTGGAAAGTTTTTAATACTTATCACTAATATGAATGAGTTTTTAAATATTACATTTAGTAAAGAAGTAGTAGAAAAAAATGTTAGTAGATTAACAAATCAACTATGGAAGTTAATTCCAATGCGTGAGAATGAAGAAGATTGGATTAAACAATTAAATACTGTTGTATTAGAAATTGCGGGCCTTGAAGAGTTATTTAAAGAGGATCCGCAATTTTTATAGTTGCTTTCTAAACTTCAAGGATTAAAGTCTGTTGAAGTAGATTTTAGTTTATATAGAAAAACAGTATTTGAAGCTATTGGATTATTGAGAGGATTGTTAAAAAATGACAAATCATCTTTTGAATAAAAGTTTACGTCTAATGGCTGGCAGAGTTAATTTATTAGATAGCGAAAGTAATTTACCAAATGAACAAGATAAATTTGTTGGTATGGATATTTTGAGACAATAGCTCGTTCATCTGGGCGGTTATCCGCAACAGGATAGAATGATAAGGAGTAAACGCAGAACGCTTGATAAAGCAGTTTTGTATTCTTATCAAGGAGCTTTTGTTAAGAAAATTGATAGTTTTGATAATGAAGAACCTGTTCGCGCTTTAATTAATCCAAATAAATTAAAGCAAGATTATGATGACAAAATTATCTCAGTTGGTTTTGAGTATGGCTTTTAGGTTGGAGATGTTTTTGAGTGGTGCAATACTAATACACATTGGTTAATTTATTTATAGGATTTAACTGAATTGGCATATTTTCGTGGTGATATTAGAAGATGTAGATACGAAATTAGTTGGCAAGACGAAGACGGTATACATAATACTTATGCCGCAGTTCGAGGTCCTGTTGAAACTAAGATTGATTATATTTAGAAACATGGAATTAGTGTTGACAATCCAAATCTGTCTTTAAACATTTTAATGCCATTAACTGAAGAAACTAAAAAGTATTTTTAGAGATACAGTAAATTTTATTTACAAAATGATTCAGTTTGCTGGAGAGTTGAAGCCTTTGACTGGATTAGCACTCCCGGCATATTAGAAATCGCAGCTGTTGAATACTACGCAAATGAGACAGAAGACGATATTGAAAATGGTATTGTTGGCGCTCTAGCGATTAAAGACACAGATGTTAATACTGCTAGAGTAGAACGTCTGATTGACGGTGAGACATTCATAAAGCCAAAGCGTCAATATACTTACACCTATACTGGTTTTAATAATTCGGAATATACCTGGGAATTAGATAAAAAATTACCAGTTGAATATACAGTTGATGGGAATTCAATAACTCTAAAATGGGTTGCTTCTTATAGCGGCCAATTTGATTTACATTTTGCTGGTTTAACAAAAACAGTTGTGGTTGAATCATTGTTTTAATTAAGAGTTAAAGGAGTTTTGTGTAATGAAAATAGAAAGTTATTAGTTCCCTAAATCAAGTTTTCTATCTGTTGAAAAAGATTTAGGAATCATTGTTAGTTATATTTTAAAAAATGAAAGATTAAAGAAGCTGTTGTTCTATACAACGAACGATTGTCTTTCAAAACCAGATGTTTCAGAAGATGATAGTTTTGCGATGTTTGGTAAAAATATTAAGATTGTGCCGAAACTTTTAGTTGATAGCTCAGTTTTAAATTATTTAATTATCAGTTTTGATAATTTTACTTAGAACATGACAAATCCTGAATTTAGAGACAATATTATTGAATTTGATATTGTATGTCATTTTGATTAGTGGAACTTAAAAGATTTTCAATTACGTCCTTATCGCATCGCCGCAGAAATTGATTCAATGTTTAATGATAAACATTTAACAGGAATTGGAACTCTTCAATTTCTTGGGGCAAACCAAATTGTATTAACAGATGAATTTGCTGGTTTTTGCTTAATGTATTAGGCAATTCATGGAGAAGAGGATAAGAAGAATGCATTAAATCCTGCCGATTAGCAAGACATTATTAATAATTTTAATAAGATTTTTAATGTTTGATTATCGCTTGGCTTTAATGGCAGGAACTGATATCCCGATTCCTGAGTTACAGTTAGTAATACATCAGCCAACAATAAAAGAAATTGCCTTGATAGGCGATATTGATTTTTTTGTTGGAGTGCAATGTTTAAATGTTAATAAAAATATGATAAATATTGAGGACGAAACTCTTTTAACAGATAGAAATAATTTTTAGATATTTATGATGATAATGACAGAAAAAGAAGCAATTGATAAGAAAAATGCAGTAATGTAGTTATTATAGTTGATTTTTCCAAATTATAAAATTTCATTAACTCCAAGATCTTTAATAATTTCAAATCAAGATTTTACCTAGATGATTGATGAATCAAATTTTGATATTATTTAGAAAGTTGCTTCTGATATTTTCTGTCTAAACAGCAGCCAAATGGATACATAGAATTTCAATCCACAAAGTAAAAAAGCTAAGGAAATTGCGGAAAAGCTGATGCGCGCGCGGCAACGCGTTGCGGCGCAGAAAAATGAAGGAAATAGTAGCATTTTTGTTCAATATACATCAGTGCTTACTATTGGAATTCCTTCAATGTCATTAGAAGATTGCTTAAATCTCACAATGTATTAGTTATTTGATCTTGTGGAAAGATATACTTTGTATGTCAATTGGGATTTAGATATTCGTTCTCGCTTGGCGGGTGGCAAACCCGAATCCAAGCCAGATAATTGGATGAAAAATATTCATTAATAAAAAGGAGGAAAAATTACCATGAAATTTGGTGTTCGTGAAATTTGCGATGTAGTTTTAAAAGCAAAGGCAGCAATGAAAGTTGGTAATAAGGTTTTCTATAGAAATGAGCCAGTTATCTATTTTGATAGTTTAAAGACTTCTTCTCTTGAAGGCGCTTCCAGTACTGTATATGCCCAAGGCGGACGTGGCAATGCTCGTTTGGTCGCTTGGGAAGGCGAACGTACTGTAACCTTTACAATGGAAGATGCTTTAATTTCCCCCGTTGGATTTTCTATCTTAACCGGTGCTGGTTTAATTGAAGCTAGTTCTGATAATAAAATTGTTACTCATACTACTGAACGTACTGATAAGATTAGTGTTCATAAGACTGGCTCTGATAATGACACAACAATTGACTATGTGACCATTACATTATCAGAAAATCCATATCTTGGTAAAAATGTCACGGCAGATACTACTACTACTACTACTGGCGAGAATTAGGAAGCACAGTCTACACTTGTTCCAGGAAAAGCAGATAAATTAGAAGATTTTATTTATGTTATGACGCTAGATGCTCACGGAGAGGTTGCTTCTGAGCCTTATATTGCTTCAGAAGTTGATGTTGAGGAAGTCGCTGAGCCGACAGGAAGCACTCATAATGTATATAAAGTAAAAATTTATGCTACAGATACTGCAAAGTCAGACGATACTACTCGTCATAACAATTTAGCTACTTTTGAAGATTGCTCCGTTGTCCTTGTTGATTATTATGTTGAGCGTTCAAGTGGAGCTTTTGAAGTTGATATTACTCCAGACAGCTTTGGTGGTAACTTCTATCTTGAAGCTTCTACTTTGTTCCGTGATACTAATGGTGTTGATATGCCTGCTGAATTTGTTATTCCTAACTGCAAGATTCAGTCTAACTTCACCTTCTCAATGGCCTCTTCTGGCGATCCATCAACCTTTACTTTCACAATGGACGCATTCCCTGATTATACTCGTTGGAATAAAGTTAAGAAAGTATTTGCTGCCATTTAGGTTATTGATACTAGTACCGCTACATTAGACTTTGAGCGCCTTGGCACCGAGCATGATGCAGAAGATACTAATTACAATACTACACAGAAGCCTTTCATCGAGGCCCTTTATTAATCTAAACTTCTTAATGGGAGGAGACGCAAGTCTTCTCCCATTTTTTTATTAGGTGAGAAAGGAGATGGAGTATGGAGTATTCAGATGTTTATAATGATGTTTTGAAATTGGAAACAGATGAAACCCAAACTGTTCTTACAAATAGTTTAAAACCATATTTTGCACGTTTAAAGTATGTAAAGGATAAAATAAAAGTTCACTAGGTTATTTATAAAAAAGATGAAAATACTTATTATTCAATGGAAACTGAAGATAAATATTCAAGAGAGCTATTATTTGAAGCTTATGAAATTATTTAGTAGATACGATATATAATTACTAATGAACAATTAAAATATCATCTATTTATAGAAACTAAAAATGGCATTGAAGGAATTGAAATTGGTTCTACTGATTTGAGAAGCGTTATTTCTTTTTCTCAAAAAAGTAAATTTGCTATTTTAGAGGGACAAGTGAAAAATATTATTGAGAAAGATGATAATAGAAAATTGCAATATATGCAAATATTTAATGAACATTATAATAAGATTTTAAATTCAATGTCTCCGGCAAAAACCAAGGGATATTTTGTTCCTCCAAAAGAAAAACGAGATAAGTATGGATTATATCAAAAAAAGAGACCTACAACTCCATCTATATTTAATAAAGGACATTTGATTGAATCTTTGGATGCTATTGATCATTTTAGAAAACAATGGTAGCATTATTTTTATTAGAATTTATAGTTAGATAATATAAGTGGATTTAAAGGCGGCGACAATTTAATGGTATAGGTAAAATTTAAAGATGCCAGACTTATGGATTTTATTACCATTGTTAATGGAATAGATAGTGTTTTAAAAATTTAGTTTTTAATTGAAAGTGGAAGTGAGTAGGAAACTATAAAGTAGGCAATTTCATCTATGTTTTTTGCTGGAAATAAGGCAGAAAAGTTTTCTGCCAGCATAGATAAATTTATTGAATAGTTGTAGGATGAATTAATTCAGCCTTTATCTAAAAAGTTGACCTAATAAAAAATTTTTGTTATAATACTTATAAGAATAAAAAGAGAAAAAGGAGTTGTCTTAAATGGCAAAAATTGCTTATACAAAACTTGGTTTAACCAAGAATACAGATGTAGTTGTTATTCATCATAACGAACAAGAAATTGAAGTTAAACAATATCTTCCGTACCAAGAAAAAGTAGATTTAATTGCGGCCGTGCTTAATAACTGTTAGGACGCAAACAATTTTATTAATGCCGCAAAGCTAGATTTTTTCTTTACTTTGGAAGTTATTTATAGATATACAAATATAACATTTACTGATAAACAGAAAGAAGATCCTTCAAAGGTTTATGATTTATTTGTCGGCTCTGGATTATGGCAGAAGATTAAAGATGCTATTCCAGGAGACGAATATAGTAATGTTTATGTTTGGTTAGATATGACAGCAAACAATATTTATGATTATCGTAATAGTATTTATGGCATTCTTGATGCAATGAATACTGATTATGATAATTTGAAGTTGGATGCCGATGCTTTAAAGAATGAGATTGCGGATCCAAATTCACTTACTCTATTAAAAGATGTTTTAACCAAACTTGGTTAATTAATTAGACTATTTTTTTAAGAAATTATAGGAATAGTCGTTTAAAAGGTAGGAATGATTATTCCTACCTTTTATTTTTTTATATTTTGGAGAGAAAGGAGTAGTATAAATGGCTAAATAGTTAAATGTTAATTTGGCGATGACTGCGGATACTAGTAAAGCTAAGTCAGAATTATAGTCTTTACAAAAGCAGCTAGACCAGTTGATGACGTCTGCGCAAAAGCGCGGTGGCTAGATGGGTATTTCTGAAGATATTTAGAAAGCTACTTAGCTTGCAGCGTAGTTAAAAGTTTAGTTAGAATCAGCTACTAGTTCTACTGGAAATCTTGATTTGAGTAAATTTAGTCAACAGTTATAGAAAAGTAAAACTTCTATAATGGACTATAAGAATGCTCTTGTATCAATGGGGCCAGCAGGAACGCAGGCATTTTCACAATTAGCAACTTCTATTATGAAGGCTGAGGTTCCTTTAAGACGTTCCAGCGCTTTATTAACCAATTTTGCCACTACCTTAAAAAATACTGCAAGATGGCAAATTTCATCTAGTATTTTACATGGGTTTATGGGCGCCATTCAAGGCGCTTATGGCTATGCACAAGATTTAAATGAATCTTTAAATAATATTAGAATTGTTACCGGTCAAAACGCGGATCAAATGGCTAGGTTTGCTGAACAAGCAAATCGTGCTGCAAAAGAACTTAGTACAACAACTACCGCTTACACCGACGCCGCATTGATTTATTATCAATAGGGCTTGGATGATGAAGCTGTGAAAGCGCGCACAGATGTTACTATCAAATTAGCCAATGTTTCTCGTCAAAGCGCAGAAGAAGTTTCTAGCTAGATGACTGCTATTTGGAATAACTTCGCTGATGGTTCTAAGAATCTAGAATATTATGCGGATGTAATTACAAAGTTAGGTGCTAGCACTGCTTCTAGCTCAAGCGAAATTGCACAAGGTCTAGAGAAGTTTGCTGCGGTTGCTGATACTGTTGGATTAAGTTATGAAAAAGCTACTGCTGCGTTAGCTACCGTTGTAGCAGAAACTCGTTAGAGCGCTGATGTAGTAGGTACTGCATTTAAGACATTATTTGCGCGTATTCAAGGTTTGAATCTTGGCGAAACGCTAGAAGATGGTGTCACTCTTAACAAGTATTCCACAGCTTTAAAAACCGTTGGCGTTGATATTCTTGATGCTAATGGTGGATTAAAAGATATGGATAGTATTCTTAATGATTTAGGTGAAAAATGGAATACTATTGGAGAAGAATAGAAAGTTGCTTTAGCTGAGACTGTTGCCGGCACTAGACAATATGCTCAGTTTATGGCAATTATGAATAATTATGATAAGATTTTATCTAATTAGAAACTTGCGGCTGGCGCTGAAGGAACACTACAAGGACAAGCAGATATTTATGCTGAATCTTGGGAAGCCGCTGGGAAGAGAGTAAAGGCAGCAGCGCAGAGTATTTACTCTGATCTTTTGGATGATAAATTCTTTATTAAATTATTAAATGGTTTTGAAAAAGCATTAAAAGGTGTAGATGAATTCATTGATGGTATTGGCGGATTAAAAACTCTATTACCATTAATTGGTAGTATTTTTATGCAAGTTTTTAATCAATAGATTTAGACTAGCTTAAGAAATACTATTAATGATTTTTAGATGATGTCTGCTAAGGGAAGAGAAGCTGCGGAAGATGTTCGTAATTAGACTAGAAACGCAATGATGGATATTGCAACTTCGCAAATGAACACTGGCGAAGGATCTGGGACTAAAGCAGCTTTAAATGGTTAGCTTGAATTGTATACTATAATTAAACAAAAAGCTAGCGAACTAAACGAAGAATAGTTAAAATAGGCTCAATTATTATATGATGTTAATACAGCTTTGGGGCAAGAAGCAATAGAAGCTGGTAAAGCATATGATGCCGAAGTTAAACATAGTTAGGAATTAGAAAAACAAGCAGCTAATTATGGATTAGGTGTTTCTGTAGATAGTTATAGACAAATATAGACTGAGATAAAAAATTTAAAAGATGCTTATGACTAGGTAGATATCGCATTTGATAAATATGCTTAGAAAATGTCTAAACAAACCGTTGATAGTAGTAATATAGAGGAATATAAACAAGATCTGTTGGTTTTAGTAGACGCTTATCAAGCTGCAAGTATAGGTTCTCAAGATTTTTAGGATGATTTAGAACTTTTAAAAATTGGTTTACAAGAGAGCGATCCAGATTTGGCCGCTTAGGCATGGGATAGAATTGCAACTGTAATTGACGCCGATGTTAAACCATCTGTTGAAGATTTAACGGAAGCTTTTAGAGAGTCTGGAATGGAATTGCCCGAGGCGTAGCGTAGAGCAGAAGCTCTCGCTAGTTCTTACGAAAAAATTAAAGATAAGGCTTTAAATGCAGCAGACGCTAATGATAAAGTTAGTAAAAATGCTAAACAAAGTGGAGCTTCTATCGCCTCAATGAAATCATAGGTTGATATGGTTTCATTATCAATTACCACTCTAAGCAGTGTTCTTATGTCTCTAACTTCCGCAATACGCGCCATTTAGAATTTAGGTAGTATTTGGAAAAATGATGATTTAAGCGATGGAGAAAAGTTACTTCAAACTTTATCTGCAATTACAATGATACTACCCCTATTAACGGCTTTAACAAATAAAAATACTGTTTCTTGGGCTGCTAATTTCCTTGGGGTAACGGCAGAAACTGCTGCGGTTACTGCAGACACGGCAGCTAAGACAGCTAATGCTGCGGCAACTGGCGCTGCAACTACTGCAAATATGGGATTTGGAGCCAGTTTAATGCTTGTAGGAACTGCTTTAGCTTACATTTTAATACCACTCGCTCTTATAGCGGGGGCTATTTATTTAGTATACAAAGCAATTAAAAAAGCAGAAGCTGAGAGTCCACTTGGAAAACTAGAAGCTCTTAAAAAAGAGGGAGAAGAACTGTCTGATGCTCTTAATAAAGCAAAGGATGCTGTTAATGATTTAAGTTCTTCATATAGTTCTTTAGATAGCTTAAGAGATAAAATTAAAGAATGCAAAGTTGGAACCCAAGAATGGTATGATACTTTTTATGAAATTAATAATTTAATTTCAGAGTTAATAAGTAAGAATCCAGAACTTGCGCAATATGTAAGATATGATAAAAATGGAGTTCCTTATCTAGATGAAGAGGGATAGAGAGAGGTTCTTCGTCAAAGATAGTATGATCAAGCTGTTGCGCAAGCTGGTGTCGTTGAAAACCAGAAGGCACAAAACTAGCAAACCCTAGAAGTATCTAAGAATAGATTAAGTGCTAATTTATAGAATAACGGGATATTTTCACTCTTAGCCGGAAATGCAAATAATGATATTTTATCAGACGTTTTAGCGAAAATAGCTGAAAATCCAGATAATTTTATTTCTACTGATTCAACAAAAATAAAGAGTAATTTAACTAGTCTTTTAGCTGGAATGGGATACAGTCAACAAGATTTGGGTGTATATGGTGAAAATGATTTTCTTGATAAATTTGTCAATGGGTTAATAGATAGTTAGACAGAATTATAGCAATATGCGAATACGGTAAGATAGGCTAATGAATATGAAAAAACTCAAAATGAATTAATAGCAAGAATGGCCATCGGCGCGAATAAAGAGGTTTATGGTTCTGATTATTAGAATGAGATATTTGAAACTGCTGGATAGAAATATGCTGAACTTGTGGCTAGTGGCTTAACTAGTGACGAAGCCATCAAAAGATTAGGAGAAGCCGATGTTCTTGGTGAGATAATTGAGGTAGCAAAAGAAAAAGCTACATAGAATGTTGGTTAGGTTAGAGAAGTTTTTGAAGCTTTTAACCCGGCAGAGTATGCTGAAGTTGTAAAAGTTTTAGAATCTTTAAAATCTAAAGATATTCTTTCACCAGATGATTTTGCCAAACTTGGCGAAGGCTATGATGAATACTTTGTCAAAATGGCCGATGGGACTTATAAACTTAAAGGTGATGCTGAAGAGTTTTATGATCTTGTCATGGGCCAATAGCGGCAAGAATTAATTGATAAAATTACTGACGCTTATAAACACGGAGAAGATGCCACAGAAGATGTGCGTAGTCTATATGGTATGGCAACTTCTTTAGAAGATCTTTATAAAATACAAGAGCAGTTTGGTCTTAGTAATTTATATTCTAATCTATTCAAAGAATTTGAATCAGCATTTTTAAATGATCAAATTTCATCCGCGAAGTCTTTAACAGAATATAATTCTGCTGTTGCAAATGCTAAAGCCAATGGAACAGTAGTTTCTGATAAAACAGAAATAAATGCTTTAAAAGCTCTTGCTGCCGAGTATGATAATGCAACAGATGAGTTAAACCAGTTTAATAATGAACAAACTGAAGCGAACAAACAAATGCTACTCGGCGCTATTGCCGCTGGCGAAAAAGCGAAGGCAGAAAAACTCGATGCCGAAGCTATCGAGTATGAAATGGAAGTTCAAAAGCAGCTCCATCCAGAAGTTATGGCCACTGAACTTGCTGAATTAGCAAAAGAGCAGCTAAAATGGGATAGGGCCGTTGAATAGACCGTAAAAAATCTTGAAGCCTGGAAAACTGAAATGGCGGAAAATGATTTTCTTTCTGCTGAAACGGCGTAGGATCTTGCTAATGTGTATGGAGATATTTTAGATGTCGATCCAACAATGCTGTCTTCTAGTTTCTTGTCAAGTGCATAGAATTTATAGTTATTAGAGTAGGCCATTAATGGCAGTAAAGAAGCGTATTATGAACTTCTTGATGCAGCTAATCATGATTTAAATGTTAAATTTAATATTGATGAAGATAGTTATAATGATTTGTTCGCCGCGATTGATGATATTATGGCCAATGATGACATTGAAATTGGCGTAAGTATTGATAATTAGTCAGTTTTAGATGGATTAGAAGAAATTGTTAATGCTGCAGGCATGACAGCCGAAGAAGCAAAAAGATATCTGGCTTCTCTTGGATTTGATGCTGAATTAATTACAACATAGAAAGTTAATCACGATACTCCAGCATATAATATCACTCCATAGTTTTAGCAAGCTGTAAATTCATATGGCGATTATTTAAATCCTTCAACATATGAATAGTTAATGGATCACTATGGAGTTACTTATGACACTTCCCCTGTTGAAGTGACGACAACAACTTCCGCAACAGCATTAAAGATCACCGCGCTTGGAAAATCTCAAGGTGGTAATATTAAGTATCGTAATTCAACCGTATCAACAGGAAAATCTTCTGGCGGCGGTGGAGGCGGAAGTTCAAAAGCATCAACCAAAGATTTAAAAAATGCAGCTAGTGAGCAAGATCGTTACCACGAGATAAAAGAAGTCATCTCCGACCTCACTCGCTCAATTGATCGCCTTTCCAAGGCGAAAGACCGCGCATTTGGTAAGGGTAGAATTCAACTAATTGAGCAGGAAACTGCTGCTTTAAATAAATAGCGCGAAGCGCAAGAAAAATATATTGATGAAATTAAATCCAATCTGTCACTGGATAAAGGCGCCGCTATGGCTGGCGTTGCTTATTCCGGCCTTGGAATTATGTTTGACTCGGAGAACCGTATTTCTAATTATAATGAAATTATTAGTGCGGCAGTTGAGAAATATAACTCCGATGTTTCTTGGTGGAACGGCCTGAGCGCTGATGCGCAGCAGGATGAGGCCAATTAGGCTAAGTGGGAAGCTATTGAAGAAGGCTATTCAAAAGTTAAGGAAACAATGAGTCAATACGAAGAAACTCTTAACCTTTTGGAAGATGCTTATCAAGAAGCAGAAGAGTTATTCTATCAATGGCAGGATTTAAATGCTGAAAAGTTAAATTATGAAATTGAGATAAAAGTTAAATTAAATGATGCAGACTTAAAACAATTACAATTAATTGCTAAAGTCTTAGGAGATAGCGTCTATAAGATTCCAGAGGTAATGGCAAATCTGTTTACTGTAAACGGAGAAAGTCAATATTAGAAATTCTTATAGGGCGCAGAAGATTACAAGCAGTTCTGGGAGGATGCTCAGGCCGCTTACGATGCCGGCGAGATTTCACAGGCTGCGTTTGTTGAAATGCTTGAATAGGCAAGAGACGGTATCCAATAGGAGATTGAGTCCTTGCTTAATATGAATGAACAAATGCGCAAGTTCTACTCTGACACATTAAGCAAAGCGCTTAATGAGATTAGTAAGATTACTGACTAGATGGCGCATTAGGCCGCTGTTATTCAGCACTTAAAGAGTCTATTGTCGCTCTCTGGTAGAGAAAAAGATTATGGCGCTTTAGATACTTTGCTTCGCGGAGCAACACAAATTGCTAAAAACGCCTTTGAAACATCAAAAGCACAATTTGAAATGTTTGAAGAGAACGCGCAACATGCGCGCGAAGTTTATGAAGATTTGCTCAAGACCTCTGAAGAGGGCGCGAGAGAATATAAAGAAGCTGTTCTTGATCCGGCGATTGAATAGTCGCGTAAAGCTGAAGAACAAATGTATAAAGATGCTGAAGACTATTTGAATAAAGCTAATGAGCTATTTGAGAATAGTCTTGCAAGGGCTGCGGCCGCCGCTGAAGAGTATCTCACCAACGGGCTCGGCTGGGACTACGTAGCTTCAAGTATGGACCGTGCGCAAGCCGTTCAAGATGAATATTTAACAAAGACAAATTAGATTTACGAAACAAATACATTGTTACGCAAATTGGCGCAGGATATTGATAAGACTGATAGTTAGATCGCAAAGCACAAGTTAAAAGATTTCTCTGATTAGATTCAAGCGATGCAAGACCAAGAGAAATTAAGTCAGACTGACTTAGCAATTGCGAAAGCCCGTTATGAACTTCTCTTGGCGCAAATTGCACTTGAAGAAGCGCAAAATGCCAAGTCTACCGTTCGCTTGCAGAGAGATAATGAAGGCAACTATGGCTATGTTTATACTGCTGACCAAGGCGCGATTAATGATGCCGTATAGAATGTTGCCGATAAACAAAATGATTTGTATAATTTGGCGTTAGAGCAAGCAAACAGCTACGCTGAAAAGATTCTTGAAACAGAGAGACAAAAGAATGAAGCGTTAATGGAACTTGCTGAAGAGTATCATAATAATGCTAATATGACTGAGGAAGAGTATCAGGCCAAGAGAGCAGAGATTATTTAGCATTATGACGATTTACTATACGCGCAAAGAGAAAGCTTCTACACGGCTTGCGAAGTTCTTGATGATGTTGCCGTTACAACCCATAATGAAGCGTGGACTTCTGATTACGAAGATTTAATTGATAAAGGTGCCACTTATACAGAGGACACTACTGGATTTATTGACTAGATTGATTAGGCAATCCAAGAGAGCAATGAAGCAAGAAAAGTTGTTGTTGAAGATGCTAAAATTGGTTTAGATGAACTTGACGCTAAGACGAAGGCTTTAACCGATTCTAATGATGAACTTGCCAATGAATTGATTAATGATGTTCTTCCAGCGTTAGATAGCACAATTGATTAGGTTGATAATTTAACTGAAACCTGGGCAAGACAATACGATTAGATTATGGCGACAATTTAGGGTTATTTACAACTGATTGATACTATTAATCAGGTTATTGCGGCCGAGGCTGCCAAGGATGCGGCCTTAAGTTCTCGTTCAACCGATGTTCCAGCGACTGCGCCTGCACAGACACCGACAACAACTAATTCTGGCGACAATACTGGTGATAGTCCTTATTCAGGGCCTCCCGGCGGGGGAACACCTCATACTTATACCGTTGAAGCAATGTTTGCTTAGGGTGGAACAGTAATATTAATAAATACAACGGATAAAAATAAAGCAGAAAACGTTTATACGCAGGCATTATATGGTAATGAAAATATGAATACTGCTTATGCATATGTAATTATGTATGAAGATGGCAAAGTTTTAAAATAGGGCGCGACAAAAAAAATGAGCGGCGGCGGCGCCGGATATACCGCTGATGGATTTGATTATGGATTAAAAACATTTGCTACTGGCGGTTACACAGGAGGATGGACTGACGGAGGAATTCAAAATGGAAAACTTGCAGTTCTCCACCAAAAAGAGCTCGTTCTCAACGAGGACGATACTGAGAATTTCCTTGCAGCCATTAGAGTAGTGCGTCAAATTAGCGACACAATAGGTCAACGCGCAATCTCGCAAGGCTTCCTATCTGGTATGACTTCGCCATATTATAATAGTGAAGGTTCAATGCTTGAACAACAAGTCACAATTCATGCAGAGTTCCCGAACGCCGTTAACCATAATGAAATTGAAGAAGCATTTGATAATCTTATCAATCGTGCTTCGCAGTATGCGGGACGGCCTACGGTTATGCCGAAAGCGTTTGCGACGAAATGATTTTTAGAGGGATAGATTTTTAATCTATCCCTCTTTTCTTTTTTTGGCCTAAATAGTTTATTTGACTTTGGGAATTTTTTATATTATTATAGAAATATGAAAAAGTGATAAAGGAGGTTGGAGTAGAAATATGGCTAATAAAGATTACGCAGAAACTTTGTTTGATGCGGTTGGTATTTTGCTTGACAAAAAGATTGAAAGTGTCAAGTTTGACTAGACGATTAAAGCTGTGGTTGTTGATAGCTCTGATGCGGACTTGGGCAAATATACCGTGTCTACTGGAAGTGCTAAGTTTGTAGCATATAGCACCGAACCTGGATACAAAGTTAACGATCCAGTTTTGGTGACAATTCCGCAGGGTAATTATGATAATCAAAAAATTATTATTGGCAAACAGGTTGATGATACAACCACTCCAATGGTATATAAATCACCTTTTTAGACTATTGTAGATTTGTCAAACAATATTATTATTGATTAGAATTATACAGCTGGATATTGGGCTAACGCTATAGACCCAGAACATCACGAAAGGTATTATGCTTGGCCTTTAGAAGATATAGAATTTTAGGATTCTGATTGTTATAGAAGTAATCAATATATGTGGTATTCTGGTCCGGTTTTACTTTAGGGATATACCCGTATTGGACTACAAGCATAGTTTTCAACTTGGTTAAATGAATATAATACTATTGTTGGTAATTATGGATTAGTATTAGAGGTTATGTTCAAATGTTTAGACGTTCCAGAAGAGCCAAATACTTTTTCTAAATTTATAATTTTAGATAGTAGTAGCTTTTTTGGAAATGTTTATAACTTTGAAACTTTCTATACACAAGAAGATGTCTTTAATATTGCCGAGTATATTGATTATCCAATAATAGGATTTAAATTGTTCCCATATCAAAGATGTAATTTTAAAAATAATATGGGAGAAATGATTTACGAAGCATCGGACGTAGTTTCTAATGATTTTGGAACTATTAATCCAAATATTTTTATTCAAAATCCATATTTATGCTTAGGAATTGATGTAGGAGAATTTACAACAGATACTGCTACATTGATGACAGATAACACAATGTCTTATTATAAAGGTGACATTAGTGATTATGTGGTTGACAACACTGGTGTAAATACATTAGAAGTAAATGATTTTATTAATGCACAAATAGATGATACCGATAATAATAATGTTTTTAAAACTTTATTTGGCGAAGACTATAGTGATTTATTTTTAAATGACTTAAATAGAGGAAAAATTTCAGTTGGGTTAATACATCAAAAGGAAACTGATTTTAATACTTTTGCTGAAACATATAAAAATAATTCTACATATGCGGCACCAGAGTTTTGGCCTTACTTCTTAACGTTGCTGCGGCAAGCGCATAATTTGAAGGATGTGGGTTTGCGCTGGGTTCATAAGGATGCATAGAGCGATGTTATAAAGACTATGCAGCCAAATGAGTTTTTAGAGTAGTATCAAGTAAGATGGTATAGATACAAGCTCGGTGCGCAAAGTCCTGACCAGTTCGCGGGAGCGCACTGGGAGAGATTTTATGGTAATAGGGCTGCTCCAAGCGAAGATGGAGATTGGGCTACGACGGCAGAAAATGACATTACCACAGACTAGTTAGAAATTAGTTTTTAGCCAAATGTTAATTTACAAGAAGAGAAATTAAAGGCGATTGTGCTAAAAAAAGAAGGAGAAATTTTTAGACTGGTCGCCGCAAGTAATGTTATTACTTTTACAAATAATAATGAAGTTCGTAGCTAGGCTACGATTATTGATATGAACGCTCTTTCAATTAGGTATGATGATGAAGAGCGTGGACATTATTTCTTATATAATAGGGCTGGAAAAATTGGGAAATAGAAAGATGGCGAAATCCGCACTTTAACCGCGGTTTTTGATCCAAATGAGGATAATGTTTATAATAAAACAATTTTGACAAATTATACTTCTATAAAATGGATTTTTCCGCAGGGGAATTCCATGATTACTCCAGCCACGAGCGCGGGGCTTGACGCGGTTCCCGCAAATGTGTATTAGTTTGAAGACGTTGTTTCTGTTGGATATTTTATTAATAAAACATTAAACAGAAATGCTACTAATAATGTTGTTAGATTAGAGGTAGCAAAAGATGGTTAGACTTATACGGCAGAGGTTAATATGCTGTTTGGAACAGCAGGAACCTCCGGTTCCGACTATACACTTGTGTTATAGTGGGAAGGCGGAAAGAACGCGCTGAACATCTCTCCTGGATTTGATAATAGCATAACTGGCCAGGTCTATTTAATGGATTCTAGCGGTTAGGCTATTGATATTCCAGAGAGGTCTGTGCTGTAGGCTAAATGGTATAAAGCTGCAAGCGATAATAGTAGTAACTTAAGTTCAAAAACAAAAGAAGATAACGATATATTCTACCCTGTTTTGTCTGGAAATGTAATTATGGGATTGCCAAATGTGGCAAGTAATTATTATTTTCCATATAGCCCAGCTGACGCAGGAGAAAATTTATATTATTCTTATGATTTAAATTAGAAAAAGTTTGTATAGGAACAAAATATCTCTTCTTTTTAGAATTTGTTATATAGAAAAAGAAAAAATGACAATGAAAAGAAAAATAAGTTAGAATTTGTGGCTTATGATAATTTAATTTCGTCTAATTGGACTCGAGCTAAATATTTTGTAAAATATAATGATATTTTTATTATTGACCCTTGGGATGAATATTAGGAAGTTGAAACTTATTATTATCCAGTAGAGGCAGAAGATTATGAGTATAGTTATAATAGTAGTGGATATGCCTATATTGATGATGATAATATTTAGAATCGCAAGATTACAATTTCTAAAACAAGCAATACCACTCCTGGGACTTTACTTATTTTACAATTAACTTTAAGTAATTTTGGAGATTATGATCTTGTTGCTTATTATCCAATTCCAATTAAGAATGGCGAAATAAAAGAAAACGGTTAGGATAAATTCTTAGTAGATTATATTGAAGGACCTACAGATGTAAGATATGCAACTACTGGCGAATTGGATTTTGAAAAAAATCCTTATTAGATATTTTTTAAACAATTTAATAATAATGAAATAGAATAGATAAATGGAATAGATTTTCCAACCGGATATTGGAGATTATTATATTATTTAAAAGATAGCGGAGAAACAAAATTAGATGCGGATGCCGAAGCTAATTTTCTTCCTTCATTAATTGAATTTAGGGAATATGAACAAAATAATTAGTTGATTACACAATAGTATTCTTCTTATTATAAAAAATATACTAGTGAAACACCGGCATTAAATTTAAGTGATGAATAGTATTAGTTTAAAAATAATCCGCAATTAAATCCAACCGGAGTTTATTTTAAAAACGCTCCAGTATATGGAGTTTAGTATGTTGTTCCCGGGGAGAATAACTCTGAAACAGTATATTGGACATAGCCAATATTGGTTTACCAAGATAATTATCCATCAACTACTTTAAATAAGTGGAATGGTAAAGATATTACAACAGACGATGATACTGGAACAATTGTTGCTAATGGAATGGCTGCGGGGAAAAAAGAGCGCGATAATACGTTTACCGGTGTTGTTCTTGGAGACTGGTCTAGGACAGATACAGATTCTTTTGTATCAGCTTAGACTGGTGTTTATGGTTTTAATCATGGTGCAATGTCTTACGCATTAAAAGATGATGGAACAGCGTTTTTTGGAAAAGACGGAAAAGGAAGAATTTATTTAAATGGCAACAAATCTTAGATTTATTCTTCCAACTGGCTTAGAAACTCATCTGATAGAAATGGTATGTTAATTGATATTGATGATGGAAAAATTTAGATGATTAGTAATTAGACTGGATCAGACAATATTACAAGAGCTTCTTCTATTCTCTCGTCAGTCAGCCCATATTTTCAAATAAAAGATATTAATAATAATACTTTGATACATATTGGAGATTCATCATATTATTTATAGTCCAGCGATTTTAGCACTTCAAATTAGACTGGTTTGTAGTTTAACTTAAAAGACGGTAGAATCACTGGATATGATTTTGAAATTAGAGCTTCAAAAGGGTTTGTCAGCGAAAATACGACCTCTTATTCATACAATACTAGCACTCGTTAGATAGTTAGAACAACAACTTCTCAAAGTTATTCAAAAACTTTTATTTTAAGCTCAAATGATAATGACTATCCACTAAAAATTGGTAGTAGATTTAAAGTCTCATGGACTGGTAGATTGACAGCTGATGGAGGTTCTTTTACAGATATTTCTGCTACAGGAGGCTCTTTTTCTACTATTGAGGTTTCTAATTTATACGCTTCAAGTGGAAATTTTGCGGGATATATAAGCGCAGCCGGTGGATCATTTTCCGGAGGAGTTGATGCGGGAAATTATTTAACAGCTGGTTCAATTACTATCTCCGGATTAGGAACTATTGGAGCAGTATCAAGTAGTAATTTTTATGGAAATGTATTAGGTTTATCTTCTAATACAAATATTGCAATTATTGGTAGTGAAATTAATTTTAGACCATCTAATTAGGTGAGTATTGATGGCCATTTAAATGCTGATAGTATTGGTATTGGCTAGGGTGGAACGCTAACCGTTAGCGGACACACTTTAGTTTTTAACTCAGATGGAACTGTAACTTGGGCATAATTTTTTGACTTACGTCAAAAAATTTTTTATAATATAAAAAAATGAGTAAAGGAGTTTTTAAATTATGATTATTACTAGAGAACAATTGGAGCAGTTAAGCCGTATTTATAATACAATGTTAGAAATCCGCACTAAGGGTGAGGATACTTTAGTGATGGCTGACTGCCTCCGCGCACTGGAGCAAGTTATTACCCAGATTATGCAAGCTGGCAGTATGCCAACACAAGCACCTGCGGCCGGCACCAGTGACGATGTAGTAGAGGAGTAATTAAATATGGCAAGTGTAGCGGAAAAATTATATCCACCTACTATTGGAAGCACTATACCTGCCTTTTACAGCGAAAATGGGACGGCAGAAATTGTCGTCCCATTTTCTATGAATAGGGCTGTTTCAGCCTCTTCTGTTAAATAGTTTGTTTTAAAAGTAAAAACTGCTTAGAGTAATACTCATTTAAAAGATTTAAAAAGTATTGAAATTGGAACAGGTTCATTTATCAATAGTAGAATTGTGAAATTTCTTTGGAATAATATTGATAATGATAATGTTAGAGTTGGTCAATATTTAAAGGTATAGTTAGCATATATAGATTAGAATAATAATACTGGGTATTTTTCTACTGTGGCAGTTGTAAAATATACCAGCAAACCAACTATTTATATTGAAGATGCCGAATCAGATTAGGTAGAAGGAACTCCTGCGTTTTTATAGTCTTATGTGGGTGTTTACGAAACGACAGAAGATAAAAGCGAGAGACCTTATTCTTATAACTTTTATCTATACGATGCTAATAAAGAGCTCGTTGAAACTAGTGGTTGGTAGTTACATAACACTAATGTTAATAATGCTTTAACATTGGAAAAAACTATTGATACATATTAGTATACAACCACTTTAAAACAAAATATTGAATATTATATTTAGTATGGCGTAAAGACAATTAACAATTTGGAAGTATATAGTTAGCTTTATCCTTGTATGGAATTAAGTGATACTATTTCTCCGTTGTTGATTTAGCTTAACGCTGAAAATGTTTTTGATGATGGATATGTAAAACTTACTTTCTCAAAACAAAATGAGAATGATGTTTTACCTGTATTAGAAAATAGCGTATCAGTAGAAATTAGTCGTGCGGAAGTCGGCAATGGGCCGATTGACACCGAAAGTTTAACACTTTACACCTGGAATGTGTTAAAGAAATTCTATTTTACTGATTACGATAGTATATTAAGCACAACGTTTAGAGATTTTACAATTGAATAGGGTGTTAAATATTTATATAGTTTTAGACAATATGGTTCTAATAATGTGTTCTCTGGCCGCTCTGTTTCATAGAGAGTTGAAGCAGATTTTGAAGATATGTTCCTTTGGGACGGAAAGAAGCAGATAAAAATTAGATTTAATCCAAAAGTATCATCCTTTAAGGCTAATCACATGGAGTAGAAAATGGATACAATTGGAAGTCGTTATCCGTTTATTTTTAGAAATGGTGTTATTGATTATAAGGAATTTCCAATTGGAGGTTTAATTTCTTATTTGGCAGACGATAATGAATTATTTTTAAATCATGCGGAAGATTTAAACATTATTCTTGGGCCTAACGCCAGAAGATTGGGCACTCCAGTAGATTAGGACGTCAGTGATGTAGAAATTAATGGAGTTGGAAACAAATCTTGGGAAATCTCTCAAACTCTTGATTCTGTTGGATATAACATGCGCGCCGAGCGCAGGTTTAAGATGAAGTTGCTTGAGTGGCTCGGGAATGGAGAAATTAAGTTATTTAAGTCTGCGGCCGAGGGCAATTATCTGGTCAGGTTGATGAATATCTCGCTTACGCCGGAGGATAAGCTCGGGCGCATGCTTCATAATTTCTAGGCAACGGCTTATGAAATGGAAGAATTAACTTATGCTAATCTTGTAAGTCTTGGTTTTATTAATACAGATGAAATTGAAGAGCCTTATGAAGGAATGGCTAGTGTTATGGTGAAAGATTTGATAAATAATGCTGAAGACTTGTCTTTAATAAAGATTAATAGTTATCCAATTTATTCATATCTTTCTATTAACTTATCTGGAATTTAGAATAATGCTACTCCAATTTTGAGTTCTGGGTTAGATACTCCATTTGCCGTGACAACCGACAGACTTACTTTGGAAAGTCCTGGTATGTCATTTGATGATTTATATATCCGCGGCGCGGATTATTCTAATGAAGTTGATAAAGCCACTTTATTAAGTATTTTTGGTGATACAGTTATTACTTATAAATATCAAAGCAGAGAAATTAGAGTTGGTGATTTCTTGAATATTGATAAAGTCTATTCTAAAAATATTATTGCTTCTTATACAACTCCGCAAATTATTGATACTGCTTTACATACTGAAACAGAATTAGATAATGAAAATGAAACTTACACAACAACAGAAACTCAAGTGTTAAAGTTTTATACAATTAATTTCCATGATAAAGCGGTTAAAGATATTACTTTATATAATTCAGAGTATTATGACCATGAGGTTGACAATGGCTAGTTGCTTCATAATTAGAAGTTATCAGTATTTGATAGAGGCTCATTGTATAAAGTATGGACAACTACTTCTACGTGGAATATGATGATGGTTGACGATGAAGATCATCTTGTTTCATTGACAGATTATAATGGAGACCCTGTTGTTATTAATGATTCAACGAACAATTTTAGCAGCACAAAAGAAATTGTTTTAATTGATGAAAATGATAATGTTTCAACGTTTAATGAAATTCCAACTTTAAATTTTGATAATAGTTATTATAAAACTATCAAGTTTAGTTGTCATTTCTATTTAGATTGCGCTTATTAGGAAAAGACCACTTAGTATAAGCCATTACCGATAAGTTAAAGGAGATGAATGTAAATGTGGCAAAACGAAGTTTATGATTTATCTCTTTTGGATGAAAATTTTTTAAGCGCACTTATAGAACAAAAAGAACATGAGATTTACGCGCGTATTGCTTCATTAGATATTAATGAATTACCAATTGATTACATTGAAGGAAAAGTTACATCTGGTAGTATTAATTTAGATGGCGATTCTTCTGTTAGAAGAACTTGTAGTTTAAGTATGACTACGAATGAAGTTGATGTTAATGATTATTACTGGGGCATAAAAACTAAATTTAAATTGGAAATTGGATTAAGGAATAATTTAAATAATCAATATGCCCCAAGTAATATATATCCAGATATTGTTTGGTTTAAACAAGGAACTTTTGTAATTTCAAGTTTTAATACATCAATTTCAACAAATAGTTGTTCTATTTCAATTTCTGGAAAAGATAAAATGTGTATGCTAAATGGCGATTTGGGTGGATAGTTATTTGCTTCTATAGATTTTGGGACAGAAGAGTTTTAGAATAAAATATTTACAGAGGCTTCTGCCACAAATGCATCATCCGATATTTTAATCGCAAGAAAATATTATTTTATTCCAGATGATAACGATATTCCAGAATTTGTTCACAAAGATGATTTAGTTTATTCCTTAGCTATTGATACTCTTGGATAGTATTACAGAGACGGAGATACTTATAGGAAGATGATTAATGGCCAAGAGTATATTGGTAATAAATATAAAATTTATTAGGCTGTATTAAATCCATCTGATTTGTTTGTTCTTAAACCAAATGATACAACTTATTCTTCTGGAACTTATTATTATGAAAAGTATGAAGATTATTATCTACTTGATACTGCGAATAGCGCAGACCCAGATAGAACTTATTATATGTTAAGAACATTATATGAAATTAATTATGAGTATGATGTTAAGAAATTAAAAATAGATGAAATTATAAGAGAATCTGTTCATACTTATGCTAAAGAGCCATATCATAATATTATTATAAACGACTTAGAAGATTATGGTTTGGAGTAGTTAACATATAAAGGCGATAAGCCTTTGGTAGCATTTAGAGATAATGATACGGGGCATTTTGTTAATTATATGTTTGTTGATAAGTTTAATAATAATAACTGCGAGGGATTTTTAATAAATTATAATGCTGAAACTAAACAGGTTTCAGCTGGAGATTTTGTATTTGATAGTCTTACATCAGAAACTATGAATAATAATCCAACCGCAATTTATATTGACTATAATGACAATAAAAAGTATAAATTGTTTACTGGGGAAGAAGATCCAGTCCCAAATAAATTATATACTATTGCTCTAATACAATATGGTGATGATATTGGATATAGAGTAACAGATTTAACGTATCCTGGGGATTTAGTTAGTAGCGTTGGAGATAGTTTAACAGCTATTCTTGATAAAATAAAAGCGATGCTTGGTGATTATGAGTATTTTTACGATATTGATGGTCGTTTTGTTTTTTAGAGAAAGCGCACTTATGTTAATGTCGCTTGGAGTTAGTTTGTAACTAATGAAAACGAAAAATATATTACTTATGCTAATGAAAGAAAGAAATTTTCTTTTAACTTTGAAGGCAATAGATTAATTAGTGCAATTCAAAATTCTCCTGCTTTAAATAATCTGCGAAATGATTTTATTGTTTGGGGAAGCAGATAGACTGCGGCCGGGGCGCAGGTTCCTATACACGCGCGCTACGCAATTGACACCAAGCCAACAGAATATTATGCTTTTAATGGTGTTTTGTATTATACAAAAGATGATTCTGCTAAAAGTTAGAATTTGAGAACTCTGCTAAATAATAATTCTGATAGGGCAAGATTAGTTGACTGGCGAGAATTAATTTATAGAATGGCAATAGATACTTTTTAGGGACAAGGATGTTCTACTCAATCTCCGGTTTATTATTACGATATGGCTGGAACAAGACAGAGCATCACCAGCCCTGACCACTACCTATACGCAATCGCGCAATTAAATCCAGAGAGATTTCCAACAGGATATACCGGCTACGAGTAGTATTATACTGATATGGAAGGCTTTTGGCGTCAACTGTATGACCCGGATTACATTCATAAACCGGTGTATGCGGCCGGATATTATAGCGATGAAATCGCGTCAACTGATTATATTTATTATAAAAGAGTTAAAAAGTGGCACGATGCCAATAAATATTTAACAGATTTGTAGATTGAATATTTTGTTCCAAGAAGCTAGTTGTTATCTATATGGGGACTTAATGAAACATATGATGATTTGCTTCAAACATATTCTAACTACTTTGTTGAAGAGGATGATCCAAGACTCTATTGGAATATTGATGTTTTTGACCATCCTGAAACCCTTAACTTCTGGATTGAGTTTTTAGATGATGGAGAAGAATTGTAGCAATTCGCTGTCGCGCAAGTTGGCGATAGGACAAAAGTGGTTAATGATGATAAAGTGAGTGCTATTATCTTTAAAGAGATTCCAGATATTATTCTTTATGATACCGAGAATGATATTGAAAATTTAAGAAGTAAGTTAGATGCTGAGACAGGATATACTTGGGTTCATACTCCAAATGGTTTTTCGCAGTATTTAACAATGAGTTATCGCAGCGTAAGTGCTAAAAACAAAATAGATGAACTATTATATCAGTATTCTTATTGTATTGAGAGTGTTAGTTTAACATCTATTCCTGTTTATCATTTATAGCCAAACACTCGTATTTATGTTCACGATGAACATACTAAAATTAATGGGGAATATATTGTTAGTAAATTAACTATTCCATTGGCCTATAATGGAACAATGTCAATTAGCGCAGTTAAAGCCCCAGAAAGATTATATTAATAGAAAGGATGATAAAGGGAAATGGTTCAATTATTTAAGCAATTTATTTATTGTAATCCGCAATCTAACCATAATTATCCTAATGCTATTATTGATAAGGACGCTTTAACAAGCGGGTCAATCTTTAATGAATATGTTCCTATTACTCAACTTGGTATTCAAGGGCCTCCTGGAACAAAATTTTATATTAATCACAATGACCTTCCTGTAATCATTGGATTTACAGGATTGTTTGAATTGAATTTTACCGAAGGTGGGTCAATTAATCATTTAAGATTTGATGGTGATAGTATTGACAGAGTTGATTCTTCTAATTTAATACTCATTGTAGATATTGCTTACATGGGGGGAGGAGAATAATATATGGGATTTTTTGGAAATATTACAGATACAACAAGAACGCATTTTTAGTTTGATGCGCGATTCCCTAATCGTTACGCGATGGATTAGGCTGTTCTAGCTGGAACCGATAATGTTTTCTCTGGAAGATTTGTTCTAGTAAAGTATTCAGATGAAGATTTTTTCACAAATGATATTCCAGCTGGATATTATAGTGATGGACACATGTATTCTGATGCTAGTCACCAGTATCCTTTTGTTTTTACAACTTTTTAGGCTGTTGGTAATAATCCAGTTGCTAATAATTGGGACAAATATTTTTTAAAAAGAGTTTTCAGTAATTCAAGCGAGCAATATTATAAACTTCCTTCCGCAAATGCTTTTGATTCATCTGAACATAATTATTATACAGCGGTAGCATTAAGTTCAAATGTTACATATGTAAATTAGGTAATTAGAGGAAGAGATAGTACAGGAAATATAACTTCTAATTTCTATATTTGTTCTGCTACCAATACAGTTGGACAAATTGCAAATTTTGAAGAATTTACAATTTCTGGAGATAATGTTCCAGCTTATTATTAGAATTATTACATTGATAAATCTAATTATGGTAATGATTTTGATAACAGGGGTTATGATGCTACTGTTTGGCAAAAGATTTATAGTGAGGGTAATGGTAAATTTATTCTAATTGCGCATTTGAATGGTATGATTCCTGCGATTGAACTTTATCCAGATGCGCCATCGGCGCAGCCGAGCGCAGCTTATATTGATAATAAGAGCACTGATGCTTTATATAGAATTCACACTCCTTCACATTGGGGTTTTAGAATAAAGGAAGCAGAGTCTTAGGTAAATAGTGAGAATTAGACTATATATCCTTTATCAGACTAGCAGATAATTTAGACTTATTATGGGTATGATTCTAATAATACTATTACAGAAATGGTAAATAGACAAATAAATGCTGAAATTTATTTTAATAAAAATGGTGCAATTAAAGTAACTCGTAATTATGATAATACTACTCCTAATGAAATTTTAATCACTCCAACGGGTGAGAGTGGTAAAGTTTATTATAATGAAAACGGGGAAGAAATCACCATTGATACTTATGAGCTTGCTATTCATCTTCCTATTATTGGAAATTTATTAAGTGATTTTTATGATGCTTTTTATGGAATAGATAGAAAGTTAGATACTGTATGGTATGACGGAAATAATAGTTATAAAGAAACTGGTAATCCACTATTAAATGGAAAAACTAGAGATTTAAATACTGTTGCTGGATTAATAAATGTATTTTAGGATAGACTTGGATAGAATATAATCAAAACAAGTTCTCCTCTTGGAGATGGTGTTGATTTAGCAAGTTTTGATACTTCATATATTTATGCTTATACTTCCCCTGCCGATGGAACAACTATTTATTATAGAATTGGATATGGTTATAATTATACAGAAGTCCCAGAATATGAATCTGTTGGACAAATTACCACTGAAGAATTTGCTTTAGGAGATTATTATACCTATAATAATAATGAATATACCTTAGCAAATTCATATAACAGTTCAACAGAATATTTTAGAAAGAATATAAGTTATGAAAATATTGGTACATTAACTTCGTATGAATATGAGCCGAATAATTTTTATACTTATTCTAATGGGAACTATATTATGGCCTCCTATGGATATAATCATTATGAGCCAACCCAAGTTTTTTATAGAAAAAACATTTCTACAAAAAAGTTTGAAGAGGTTGCTTTAATTCCTTATGAACAAAACACATATTATTATAAATAGAATAATGATTATATTCTTGATGGTACCCCAGAGGTGCCAATGTCGTATACAATTCCTTATTATACCATTAGTAGTGCAAATGAAATTTAGCATACTTTTGAGCGCGCCTATGTTGCTGGCGGTTTTTATACTAAAGATGGAAATACATATATAAGAGAAGATAGCGAACTTCCGGATACAACAAAAACATACTATTCTTTTACACCTAATGAACTATCATAGGAAAATAGTTTATTATATAGACCATCATGTTATTATTATTATGCCAGTAACGCAGATAATCCAACTGATGTTCCGATATTAGATACAAGAGATTATAGAAATAATGATTTTCCTGCGTCAAGAAAATATTGGAAAATTCCATTGTCTGATGAGGTTATTTAGGTTCAAGATAGCAATGGTTAGATTGTTGTTGGTCATCCTTTAGACGAGTAGAATAGAACAAGAGTAAATCTATTTTGGCCAACTAATGTAACATCTGATTAGGTTTATGCGTTAATAAATGACAATACTTATGTTTCATTGGAAGATATTGAAGATTTAGATATTGAATATAGCTGGTATCAATTAACCGGTGTGACTTCTGTTTCTTCTTTCTTCATTCCTGGATTATATTATGACAAGAGAATTAATGGATATTTCATAGCCAATGACTTTGGAGGAGCGAGCTATACATATTATTCTTTACATGATGTTGAAGCGTTACCATTGCCATTCTATGAAGCTGAAAAATATTATTATAAAAATTCAAATGATATTTATTAGATAGATTCTGCTATTACAATGACACATGAACATTATTATAAAGGAATTGCTTTGTATGTTATAGATGATGTTACTCAACGGTGGCCATATGGTTTTGAATGGGCGGAACAATCTATTTACGTCCCTGCTTCGGTTACTTTAGCTACCAGAGAAAAAGTTAAAAAAGCCTATGAATTGACCGGGATTAATAATGGATAGTCTTCTATAAATGGTTCGTTGTTAAGGTTGAATGAATTACTTGATACTGATGATGTTGGAACAAGAGATGTGGGTTCGGTTAATGGTTCATTAAATTCTGTTAAGGATTTATTAACGTCATTTAATATGAATCTGGTTCCAAACAGAATTTTATTTATAAATGACTTTGGTTAGATTGATGTTAGTCAAATAACAATTCAACAATTAGAAAATTTAGTTAACTCTTAAAAAATATTATAAAAAATTACTCTCATTCCTTTTGGGCAAATGAGAGTAATTTTTTTTATTTGATTTTTATATTTTATGACAAAGAATTTGTGAGGAAAGGAGAGAAATAAATGAATCCTAACGTTCATTATGTTAAATTTTTTAGGGGTTCAATAGCCGCTTGGCAACGATTACTATTAACACCGAATAAAATTGATAACGATACATTATACTTTGTTTATGAGTCTGCAGAACATTCAGATGAAGGTCAATTATATCTTGGATAGAAATTAATTAGTGGCGTTGGCGAGGGTGGAGGCTCTGGCGGCGTTGTTAATATAAATGATATTGGAGATATTTACATTGACGATTCGACTTTGGCAGATAAATAGTTCTTGGTTTATAATGAAACAACAGAAAGATGGGAAAATGTTAGTTTATCCACAATAATTGCTTCTACTGTTGGAACATTTACAGGAGCAACAGCTAATGACGATGGCGCGGCTGGTTTAGTGCCAGTTCCTCATGCTGGAGATTAGGTAAAGTTTTTACGCGGAGATGGAACTTGGACAGCTATTAATTTCCCGAATTTTGATCCAAATGTTTTTGATGTTAATAATAATTTAATTACTATAACTGGAATTACGCAAGCCCAGGTTGGCACAATTCCAGTAAAAACTGCGGCTGGCAGTATTGAATGGTCTACTATTGGCGCAGGAAATGTTTCAAGATAGATTATTTCTAGACTTGATTTGCAAACTCTTCTTGCTAATGGAACAGCAAGTGAAAGTGTTATTTACATGGTTCCATTAGAAGATTCTATAGATTCAACCGATTAGTATGAAGAATTTTTGGTAATTTCTGGAGAATTAGAAAAAATTGGAACTATTGGTGATGTAGATTTAACAGACTATGTCACCGACTCTGTTTTTTAGAATACTGTTGGAAGTTTAAATGATGTTTTATATGGAACAACATCTGGGGGAGTAACAACTCCTGGATTAATTAGTAAAGTTAGTTTCTTGGAAAATAAAGTTGGAGATTTAAATTCATTAATTTTATCTTCCGGCAATACTACTTTGGTTGAAGAAATTAATACTATAAACGAGAATATTACAGATTTGTCTGAGCGTTTATAGTGGCAAGAAATAAATGATGAATAAGGAAAGGAGAAATAAAAATGCCTACAACACCAGAAAATAATAGATATACTTTTACCAATACTAATAATTTAAATGGTGCGCATTTAGGCTTCACCTCTGGTTTATAGGGCGATTTAAACACCTTAATTCAAAGCGGAGGCGCAGTAGAAGGTACTTTTTACCTAACTACTGATACGCATAGATTATATATTGGTAGAACTGTAACGGCAGATAGCACAGTTACTGGAACTTTTGAAACAAAGACAATTCCTATCCCAGTTAATGAAGGCATTTAGAATGTTTTAAATGTTGGTGACTTGCCATCAAATGCTAACGCCGGCGAGTTTTACTATATTACTAACGATAATATTCTTTGTATTTATAGCGGCTCAACTAAAGGTTGGGTATAGATTAACCCAAATACAAATACAAATACCTCAGTGAATACTGCTTCTGTTTCAAGTGCAACAATATACTCTGAAACAAGTGATAGTGTAATTGTTGATGGTAAAACTTATTATGTGCAAGATGGAACCGATTATATCGCAGTTGCAAATCCAATTGTTGATAATATTGGAACATATTATGAACCAACAAGTATTAGATATACTTTGACAATTAATCAAAGTAAACATGATGAAACAGCGGGTAATAATCATACTGGCGACGTTGCGCAAACACCTGTTACTGCAACGTTTGATATAAATTCTTCTGACATTGCTAGCGTTCTTAGCGTTAGTGCAGGCCTTACTAGAACTAATGCAAGCGAGAATTCAAGCACGATTTCAGTAGATGGCGGTGTTAGTAACGGTCATACTGTAAAATTAAAAGGTAGCGATAATGTTACCATTTCTACTTCTTCTACTAATGAAATTATCGTTAGTACTCCTGGATATGGTCTTGCAGTTGGCACTCCTAGTGCTAGTGCAGGCTCTATTAAATTGCGCAAGGGTAACAATGATCAAAGCACTATTAATATTACAGCAGGTAATCATTTAAGCATTGATACAAGTGATACTACTGGAATTACTATTAATCATGATGCTCCTGGCGCAGCAACATAGACTAATAATGTTGATGATTAGTATGGAGAGGTTGGAACAAACCACGCCGTAACTAAGATTTTAAATGGCAGCACTGCTTCAACTATTAAAATTCCCACTTTTAAGAAAGATGCCTATGGTCATATTACAGCAGTTGATGAAACAGAAGTTACATTATCTGGTATTAAAGATGCCAGTGTTGATAATACTGGTCATATTGTTTTAACAGGTCAAAATAATGCGACTGTAGTTACTGGAACTCAAAGTGTCTTCCATAAAATTACTGTTGATGGAACTGAAAATACGGTTTATAATCAGGGTAGTCTTGGAACTTTCTACAGCGCTGCAGGCGTTGATGCAAGAATTGAGCAGGCTCTATAGGGCGCCAATGCCATGGTTTATAAGGGCGTAGTCGGCACAACCGATGGTGGAGGAACACTAACCTTACCAACTGAAAATGTTCAAGTTGGTGATACTTACTTGGTTAGTTCTAGTGGAGATCCTATTTATACAAAAACGTCTGACGTATCAATTGTAAACAATAAAGATTACTACACATTATCAGGAACTACTTTTACTAAGGTTGGTACCCCAGTAGTAGGAAGTTTAAATACTTATTATGAGAAAGTTAACGATGTTGAAGACGGCGATTTGTTTATTGCCGCAGGGGACGAGTATAAATTAACCACGGACACAGCCCTCAATGGTGCAAAAACTTATTATACTCGTTCATAGGATGCTCCATATATTTATACAAAAGTAACTTCTCCAGTGGTTGCTAACATTGGAACATATTATGAAAATTCAGGAGTAATATAGGGTGCAGTAAACTGGACATATGTTCCTTCTGGAGACGATGTTGATACAAATTATACTTTGACAACAAATGGTACTAATCAAATCACACTTCGTAATACTACTAATAATACAGATGTCAAGACTATTTAGTTTATTAGTGGAACCTCAATAACACCTTCTGGTGACATTGCTACAGAGGGTAATACCTTTAAAGTCGCTTTTAATCACGACAATTCTGGCGTAACTGCTGGCACATATGGAGCAGGTCAAACCTCTAGTTTAGGGGCTGGTTCATATACAGATGGTAACAAATTTAATATTCCGACAATTACAGTTAATGCTCAAGGACACATTACTGGAGTTACTACAAATTAGTACACTTTACCAACTGCTACAGTATATAAATTAGCTAACAACACATCGCCGGATAATACTGGCACATATGGCACTGCTATTAAATTATTTGAAGGGAATAGTGCTACTGGCGGCACTATTACATTAGCTGGCGATTCTAGCGGCGGAGTTTCTGTGGCACCAAATGCTACCACAGGCAGCACAATTGAAATTAAGCATACCGCTCTTAGTGCCGCTGCTGCAAATAATAATAATTTAAGTGATTATACAAGCAATGCTGCTTTAACATCATTTACAACCGATGAAAGCGGAAATGATACTTTATCAGCATTAACCGCGCTGAATATTGATGGCTATGGTCATGTTAGCGAATATAAAGTAACGAATTTCAAACTCCCAAGCTATTCTTTAAATATTGGAAATGCATCAAATGACCAATTTACTATTAAACTTCGCAAGGGTAATAATGATGTTTCCAACTCTGCATTTACTGTTAGATCCGATAATTTAAAGATTACAAATAGTGGTTCTACTTATACTGTTAATTTAGAATGGGGTAGCTTTACTGCAAATCCATCTACTTAATAAATAATTAATATTTACCAGAGAGGGAATTTTAAATTTCCTCTCTGGTAAAATTTTAGATAGAAAGGAGATAGCCTATATATGAATGATGAAATTTTCAAGGTGGTAAGAGGCACCGAGAAAAATATTCTATCACAGATTCCCACTAAAGGATATGTTTTCTTTGCTATTGATACAAGAAAAATATATTATGGTAATGGAGAAGACTTTCTACCAATGGGTGGCAACACTGGCGTCTGGTATGGAACAATGGAATATGGTGAAACACCAGATGAATCATAGGTGGAATTCATTTTTAAAGTTACTGAACTTGAAGGAAATACTGAAGATGAATATAATCTTCCAAATATAGACGACTTGATTTTTAATACTCCTGACGGATGCTTCTACAGAATAACTGAAATTGAAGAAAACAGTAACGATCTTCCAAGTATTAAATGTCATAGACTGACTGTTGCCGGCGGCGGTGGTTCTGGCGGCGGTGGTGGAGTTAGTAATGTTGGATATATGACACTTACAAGACTTGGAGATTCAACCATTAATACTTTACAAGGTAATAAATGTGATATTCATTTTAGTTTCTCCGCTGTAGACGCGGCCGGAGAACCGACCGGTCAAGGAACCGCATCTGTCTATGTTGGAGGTCTTTTAAAAGAAGTCTCTTAGATATAGCAAGGTGAAAATTATTTAGATGTAAGTAATTACCTTGAAATTGGAACTAATACAATTCGTCTTGTAGTTAGCGGTGATATTGGTGGAAGCAGCAATATCACATAGTCTAAAACATGGACAATTATTTCAACTAATCTTGCTATTTCTTGGAATTACGATGAAACTACTATTAATTCAGACGACGATATTACTTTTAGATGGACTATTTCTACAGCCTTGGCCCACAGAATCCATATTGATATAGATGGATATCTTGACGCGGTAACTCGCGATTATTCTGCTGGTACAATAAGAGATAAGACTTACACAGTCTCACGTTCAGACGTAGGCTTAAATCATGGTAGCCATGTGGTGAAAATGTATGCTACAACAGAAATTGGCGGTATTACATTTACCTCGGCCGCAGTAACCCATAAAATGATTTGTGTCGATGAAGGATATATAGATACTATTATTAGTGTAGGGGATATTCCTACAGAAATGAATCAATATGATACTTTGTCAATTCCGTTGATTTTCTATAATCCTGCTAGCAATAATAATTTAGTTTCCGCAATTTTGTATGAAGATGGTATAGAAAAAGATAGATGGGTTGACTATTTAAATGGTGCCCAATATCATTGGAATTACACTCCTATTACTTCTGGAACTAAAACATTAAGAATCACAAGTGGAACAAGTGAGGCCGCTATTCGTTTGGAGGTTCATGATCTTAGTTTAAATATTGAGGAAGTCCCAGGTTATGAATTCAAGTTTAAAGCAAGTGATGTTACAAGTAACAATGCTTTATAGAATTGGACATATAATTCTATTGTTCCAACTTTTTCTAATAATTTTGACTGGGTAAATGGCGGTTTACAAACTGAATTAGATGAAGCTGGAAATTCTCGTAATTACATTTGTGTTAAGGCTGGAAACAGATTAAGTTTCAATTATAAACCTTTTGCTAAACAAAATTCTGCATTTTTAGCAAACGGATTTACTATTAAAGTTATTTTTAAAGCTACAGAATGCCGCTCATATGACGCTAATATTTTAAACATTGGAAATAGCGAAACAGATCCAATTTATTTCCAATTAAAAGCAAATGAGGGCGTTTATAAAGCTGCTGGTCCTTCCATTACAATGCCATATTGTGAAGATTCTTATATTGAATTAGAAATTGACTTGTGGCCTTATGGAAACGGTGGACAGGCCTATTTAATGACTTGGATGGATGGAATTCCATCTACCGTTTCTACTTATAGTAATGGTTCTATTTTCCAGCAGTCTAATCCAGCAGAAATTGTTATTGGTTCTGATGAATGTGACGTTCAATTATATATGATTAAAGTTTATCAAAATCACTTAACAAATGAACAACACTTAAATAACTTCATTATGGATGCGCCTAACGCAATGGAGATTGTTTCTAGATACAATAGAAATAATATCTTAGATGATAATGGAGAAATTTCTTATAGTAAATTGATTGAAAAGAATCCTAACTGTGATGTTTATCTTTATGAAATAGATCACATGACAACTCATAAAAAGGATGATAAGGTTAAAGGATGCACTTATAGACGTTATCATGGTAGCACCACTCCGCTTCAAACAGCAGAGAATGTTACAATGTCGGTTCAAGGAACATCTTCTGCAGCTTATGGTATTGCTGCGTTTAACTTTGATTCTGAATTTGTTGATGGTTTTACAGATTATAGTAAGAACCCAGCAGGAGAGCATATTGATAAATGGTCTATGACAGAAAAATCAATGCCATTTAATTACTTTAATACAAAAGTTAATGTTGCATCTTGTGAAGGAGCAAATAATGCACTAAACCAAGAGTGGTATGATCGCTATGTTCCTTATGTAACAGAATACCACGCTAAGTGCGCGGCTGACACTTCTAATCCATATATGCCAAGAAATACAATGGAGTTCCCTGAAATGGGCGTTGTATTTATTAAAGATTTCAATTAGACCACTAATGAAACTGGCACCACGGCAGTAAAAAATAATGTATTTAAGGAAATTCCTGGATATGTTGCAAATCCATATTATAAAATGTATTCTATTTGCAATATGGGTAATTCTAAAAAGAATAAAGCCGCTTTTACAGATCCAGACAATCTTTATGATGTTATTATGGAGGTTTCAGATAACCAATCTGTCTAGCAGCAAATGACTGGTGGTTTGGACGATATTGTTATAAAAGATGATGAATTTATCGTTCCAACAGTAAACAACCAAGGGCAAGTAGAAGAATTAACAATGTTTGAATGGCGCAACGCTCCAAAGAGTTCTATGAAAGCACAGGCAGATTAGGCATGGCTTGATTTGGTTGGTTGGTTCGCAGAAAATAATCCTGCTGCAGCTACTGGTGAAGATTTAAGTGAACCGGAACATTATGATGCTTATACTTTTAAAGGATATACATCTTCGGTTTCCGGTTATTCTCCGGAGTTACAAGTGCTTAAGGGCACAACCATTATTCAATATGCCGGAGATTATACAAAAGATACATATCAACGCCGCATGGCAAAGATGCTAAACGAGTGCGAAGACCATCTTATCATGGATGAAATGGTATTCCACTACTTATTCATTGAGCGCCATACCCTTATTGATAACGTTGCTAAGAACACCTTCTGGCATACAGAAGATTTATAGCACTGGTCAATGATTAAAGATTATGATAATGATACTTCTGATGGAACTGATAATTCAGGATTCTTAACGCTTACTTATGGTTATGAAGTATTAGATCATATTAATCATGATGATTCTCGTAACGATAATATGGTATTTAATGCTAGTAGTTCTGTTTGGCTTCATTTTATAGAAGGATTACTGGACGCCAGAACAACAATGTATAAATACTTAGATAACGTTATGACAGAGAGAGATGAAACCTCTGTTCATGGTGCATGGAAAGCTCAACCATATCTTGATAAGTTTAATGCTTGGCAATCTTGCTTACCAGAAAGAGTTTGGATTGAAGATTATTATAGAAAGTATCTTCGTCCTTACGAAATTTACGGTACAGACAATTATTTAAATAGATTAGCCGGAGGAAAAAAGACCCATCAAAGAAAGCAATATGAGATTTATCAATAGAATTATATGGCATCTGAATATTTTGGCTCTGAAGCAAGTAGTTCTATGATTGATATTCGTGCTAATGGCTCTAATATTGCACAACAAGTATTCCCGATGACAATGTATGCGGACAGTTATATTAGAATTGCGGCCGGCTCAGGTCAAGTGCCGAATGTGCGCATTCGCGCACGTCGCGGACAAACATATAATGTTCAACTTCCTGTTACAGGCGATGCAAACGATATGACAACATATTTATTCTTAGCTTCTTATATTACTTCTTTAAAAAATGTTGAATATTTGAAGCCAAAGACGCTTGATGTTAGCGCAGCATATAGATTGAGAGAATTTTCAATGGATAGCATCGGTGAAAGCTCTTACTATATTAAAACTTCTGATACTACTTTAGACAATGGAAAAACGTATTATAGAGGAAAATATGTAATCGTTCAAACTCCAATTGAAGAAGAATTTGATCAATACTATATTCTTCTTGTTAACGGAACTTATGTTAATGCTTCTGAAAGTGGATATAACTTCTCGCCAGAAGGAACAACATATTTTAAGTTTGATGGATATGAACAAGTTGAATAGCCAGATATTTCTGAAATACAAAATTATTATGAGTTAGAAATGAGTTCATCTAATCTAAATTTAATTAGAGCTACTTTTGTTAACAATAGAATGTTAGAAAGATTAAAGCTGATTGACTGTCCAAATATAACAAATGAGTTGGATTTAACAACAGCAACAAATCTTAAATATCTAAACGTTTAGGGCAGTGGATTCCCTATCATAATTATAGCAGATAATGCTCCTGTTGAAGAAATGAGGTTAAATAATCCTCAAATTCTAACTCTTAATAACCTATCTGATATTAATACGTTTACTATTGGAAATGATCATTTAGCAGTATTAAATTTAAACAATATTGATAATAGTACTGGTGTAAATAGTAAAGATTTAGTTAATACTGTTAAGCTAGAAAAATGGATAGGTTATAATCTACAAGATGTACAATGGATAATTGATGACAGTGAAGAACTTGATATTATTGACGGTGAAAGTTATAATATTCCTATTTTAGATACTTTACGCTCTGTTTAGAACTTAAGAGCTTTATCAGGAACATTAACTATTACTGGAAACGCTTACAATGGAAATAATTCTTTAGACATTTATAACAAATATTCCGTTGATCCAACTTATAGTTTCCCAAATTTAGATATTATATTTACTGGAAGCAATGCTAAACTTTACGAAGTTTCTATTGAAAATAGTAGTGGTTAGGTCATTTGGAAGAGAAAGACAAAAGGAAATTATGTCATTGATAATACATTCTTATCTGATGGACCTTATGGTTCGTTGTTTGATAAGATGAATGAAATTACTTCTAAGGCAGATACAGAATCTCAAACTTGGACATTTAATCACTCTTGGACAATGAAAAATCTTGATACAAATACAACATCTTCTATTAGTGGAGATTCGCCACTGTATAATACTTAGCTAAATGCAAATATTCTGTTAATTCCAGATTTTAGCTCTAACATAAGAAAATATACAATCACTTTTATTGATGGAAATGGAGAAGTTTTTAAGACAGGCGAATATAACTATAATACAAGTATTTTAGATATTATTCCAGATGACAGTCCAAATAAAGATGACAGCGATCTTGATGTTTATAAGACCTATGCATTCTTGGGGTATTCAACTTCACCAAATGCTGTTGTTCCATATAACTTTACAGAAGCAAATATTGTAAATAATAATTATATTTATTATGCTGTGTTTAGTGGAGAATCTAGCGTAAAAGATAGTATAAATGTAAATTATAGTAACTTTAAATTTGTTAGCGCAAATTATGAAGATGGAATTGATGGCTCATTCGATGTAGATAGTGGATATTCTGTATCTCCAGCTAATTATAAACAATTGACAGGAAAAATCACAATTCCAGCAATGTATAATAATAAGCCGGTAATTAAGATGTCAGGATTTTCTGGTCAACGCGGAATTACAGGAATCTTCTTTGAAGAAGGTAGCATAATAAGGATGGTTGACTCTTCTGCTTGCGCAGATCTTAATACCTTAAAGTATTTTGAAATACCAAGTAGTCTTAGAGTTATTTCAAACACAGCTTTCTATAACTGCGAATCTTTAAAGTTAATCCCGCAAGGAAGCTCAAAGAGTTCTACTGAATATGTTCTTGGTGGGGCTAACTTATATCGTATAGGAAAAGATGCTTTTAATAATGGTATAAGTTCTGATTGTACTGCTTTATATGTATCACATGTTGTAGAAATGGGTTAGGACGCTATTAGTTTCTTAAATAGTTGTAATTAGTTAACTAAAATTGTAATTGGAACAATTGATTCTCCATCTGAATTACAATATAGAGATGTTAAACCAATTCGTTTTAATACCAATAGTCCACCTCCAATAGCAGAAATTGATTTCTTTATTTCTCAAAATAAATATAATAATTATTTGCAACAGAACGTTAATATAAATGATTGGCTGAATCCGTATGACGCTAGCTATGGATGGAACGGTGTCAATGTTTATCCTATTTAATTCTATGAAAGGAGATTAGTAATTAATGAAAAGACAAGTTTTATATCAATATCTTGGAACTAATGGAACTATTTTGTCTCCTATTCATTTAGAAGATATATATTATGTAAGAAAAATATTCTTATTTGCCGATGAGGGCAAATAGCTTACTAAGGACGGAGAAAAATTTGTAATTTCTGTTACTGTTCCAGAAGAAGAGGAAAATGAATGGTATGAGGTTTAATTTTAAGGCCAAAAATAATTATTTAGTTATACAAAATTTTTAATTCTTTTAGAGAGGGGATATATTATCCCCTCTCTAAAAAATAATAAAGAAAGGATGACAAGCTGAAATGATTACTCGTATTAGTAAACAAAATGCTGAAAAATATCAGATTTTATTTGGTAAGGCTGCAGAGTTATTAAAAGAAGTTAAGCCATCTGGTTTAGATAGCACTTTAGCGCAGTATGAAATGACCTGGGACGATTTTGCTATTGGCTCACTCAATGAATATTTTGCTTATTTAGAAGATATTAAGAATGCCGCTATGCCAGACGAAGATAAAGCTGCTTTCTTTGTAAGACTTCCATTAGATGAAGATACTTTCAAAATTAATGCTGATTCTCGTGCAATCACAGTACCTTCTTCTTTTAGCCGTTATGGCTTGGGTGTTTGCGGCGATGAAATGGCAGAGGTTGTATATTTTGAAATTGATAGATTCTTTGATTCTATGGATCTCGCCAATGATGATGTTAATATTGCCATTTAGTGGGAAGCAAAGAATGCTAATAAGTAGACTATTATTGGTATTTCAAGAAATTTCGGTAAAGATATTGAAACCATCCCCGGAAAAATTATTTTTGGCTGGCCAATTTCAAGTGAATTAACTCAAACTGGCGGAAAAATTAAATTTGCTGTTCGTTTTTATACCATTGGTCAAGATGATAACAACAATAATATTTTCACTTATAGCTTTGCCACACTTCCTTCTGAGGTTACAATTAATGACACTTTAAATTATAATCTGCTGAATAATAGTGTCAAAGAAATTGATAATGGATAGAAGCTGTTAAATCGTATTAAAAATTCTGGAATTTATGATGCTTCTCTTGGCATTCCAGAAGAACCAACTATTACGCGTGGATTGTATGCTGTTGGAAGAGAGAATGACCGCGTTGTTGATTTGCCATCAGATAATTCTGGTGTTGAATTAAGAATTGAAGCTAAACCTACTTCGGCTGGTGTTGTAAGTTATGACTGGAGAAAATTTGCTTACGATGATGCAAGTGGAGACTACTTACCAAATTCTAATTCTTTAACAAATAACACTCCTAATTATCCACAAGTAAGAATTGAGTATGTAGAAGTCACAGAAGACATTCCTACCGACTCCGCTTCTCAGTATTACACTAAGACTACTGTTGATGGACAAGATGTTTATACTCTTGTTTCCTTGAGCACTGAATTAGCTGCTCCAAGTGGAAATGCCTATATTTATGTTGAAGATTTTGGATTCTTAAAGAACGATTCAACTGCAAACTATGTACAAGTATATCGTAAATTTGGTGTCGCTGTTGTTGATAGTGTTGGTATCTATACTGTTGATACTTCTGCTAAGATTCTTGTGAACACTGTTAAAAAGACTATGGCTCAAGAAGACGGTATTAAAATTCCTGGTCCATTAAAGCCAATTATTAGTTTTAATGAGGGTGAAAATGTTTCTTCTGCAGATAATGTTGCTCATATTATTGCCGATGATGGCGTTGCTGAATTAGTTGCTAATGCTCGCCCAGGCGAAACGGACACTAATGCAGTTGTTGATATTGATTACGTTTGGAGACACGTTGTTGGAACTAATGCTCCAATAGTTAGCGCAGATGCCGTTCCAGAAAATCAAGTAAAGGCATATGTTTTAGGAACCGCTGGTCACGGTCATTTACCAGAAGGTGAAGACTTTAGTGGAGTATATGATGCAGCAGATAATAACCAGAATAGCGTTGTATTACAATAGGTCGGCGATTAGGCCACTATCTATGTAACAGGCGAGCTTGAAAAGTATTTATCAACCAATGAGAATTAGCAAGATGATGTATATGGCTGGATTGCTATTGATATTGATACTGGCACAGATGATATTACTCAGTTAACTTGGGACGGAGATAGTATTACATAGTCTGATGTAAACGAAGCTGCCTCTGTGGGCTTAGGCGCTGGGCATACTATCTTCTGGGCAAAGGCAGAGCAAATTGTGAACGGTAGAACAATCGATCTTGGTAACGATTTATCAATCACATTTGGTTTATCTTATTCAATGCCATAGTCTGCAACTTATGCAATTACAGAAGATGCTGAGAACTATAAAAATAGTTTAGTTATTAGTGGATTAGCCACGTAGAATCTTGATGAAACTTATTATGTTGACGTTACAGCAACAAGAAATAAAGTTCCAACAACTCAACCTTCTGGCCTGTATCGCGTTACAAATTCTCCAAAGAAACCTGTTATTCTTTATAAAGAATATAATAGATAGCAGAATAAGTTTGAATTTGTTCCAAGAGATTATCAATCTGAGAACAATTCCTTGATTATTACTAAGCCAACTGCGGCCGGCGCTTCAATGCCCGTTCTGGCTGTGTCTATTGACCCAGATTTGAAGTATGATAATCTCTCTTACTTATGGATGCGCATTAATGCTAGCGAACAATCCGACTGGGAAGACGCTGGAATTGTTAAATTACAGATTGACTTGGACGATATGATTGAAGGGCTAAAAGACGTCATCGGCAATCCCGCTGGTCCTGCCGACTTCTTTGTTGAGGGCGACTCCCTTGCGGCAGCCCGCAAGTATATTGCCACTATCCCAGCTATTGGAGAAGTTGTAACTGACGAAACTGCTGATAATGGACCAAAGTATCCATTAAGCGCAGACGATGAACCTGGATATTACTATTGTATCGTTATTAACGAATTAAATAATCATATTAATGCTAATGCTAGTATCTTCTTCCATGTCTCTTAATCTTTCATAAGGGGGTCTCTTTTATGAATTATAAGAGTTTATTATATGAAATTAGTAACGCTACTATGGCATCTTCTGGAATAGATGCCATAGTAGTTCCTAGCAATAAATAGATTTATGAAATTGATTTAAATAGTCGTGAAATTTAGGCTCCAGAGACTCTAAGTATTCAAAGTGAACACAAAGCAGAAACAGTTTATTTCTTAGTGGATAGATATTATGATAATATGGACCTCGCGCAAACAAATTGTGTTGTTCAATATGTAACACCTACTGGAAGTTTTGTTTATGCTGTTCCATTCTGTGATACAACAACCTTTACCGATAAAATGTTAATTCCTTGGAGTATTTCTAGTTCGGCAACTAGACAACCTGGAACTATTAAATTTTTTGTAAGATTTTATTTAATTGATTCTGATTCTATTTACAATGAAGATAATCTTTATGATCCAGATGGTGTTGAGTTCTCTTATAGTTTAAGCACTCTCGTGGCGGAAAGTCAAGTCTTAAAGACCTTGTCGCAAGATGCCTTTAAGAAAGAAGATGAGGCTTTGAGCCTCCCAGAGAGGTATTTTGAACTTGTAGATTAGTTTAATTAGATGATTGAGAATTCAACAATCTATTGGATTGATGTTTAATAATAAGGCGGAGATTAATTTCTCCGCCTTTTATTTTTTGGTCAAACCTATTTAAGAATTTTATTACCTTTTTCAATTTCTATTGAAAGAGGTAAGATACCATTTCATTATAATTTATATTTTGATTTTTATAAAGGCGTAATAGTATCTTATTGTACTATTACGCCTTTTTTGTTTTATATATATTTTTTTTAAGAAAGGAGTAATGATATGGCTTTATTTAAAATCTTTAAAGGTAATTCTAGCGACCTTGGAAAAAATGGTACTCCAACTCAAAAAGCCACTGAAGGTTTTGCTTATTTTACTACAGATGAAGGTAAATTTTATATTGATATTAGCGGCGATGGAACTACAAATGCCGTTGTTGGCACTAATAGAATTGCGCTAAATGCTGATAAGGCTGATAGAGCAGATAATTTTAATATTGCTGGAACCTTAAATGTTGTTGGTAATACAAGTTTGCATAATCAATCCACGATTGACAATGCAACTATTGGCACTCTTACGGTGACTGGCGCAGCTAATTTTGTTCAAAGTCCAACTGCACTAACTCCAATGGCTGGAGACTCAAGCACAAAATTAGCTACTACAGAATTTGTTTCTAATGCTATTTCTTCTGGTTTTGCCGCAAATGATGCAATGGTATTTAAAGGCACTATTGGTAATACATCTTCACCAAGAAATGCATCTATTGCTAGTTTGCCTACAAATGGATATTCTGCTGGTTGGACATATAGAGTTGTTACTTCAGGTTCCTATGTAGATGGAACATATTGCGAAATTGGAGATTTAATTATTGCTGTTAATGACGGCCCTTCAACTGGTTCTACTGTTATAGCAGGCGATTGGACTATTGCTTAGACAAATATTGAGGGTCTTGGTTCTAATGCTTATACAAATTATGTTATTAATGCTAAATCCAGTGGATAGAATAAACCAATCGCTTATTATTCTGGAGAAAATGAGATTTCTCCAGCGCTATATGCTCATTTTAGTTTAACAGAAGACACGGGTAAAGGAGCAGAAACATTAGTACTCGGTGATTAGAATAATCGTTATGGTAGAATTGCTCTTTATGATAAAACTTCTAATAGTGGTGGTGTAGCGTATATTACGCCTAACTAGAGTACTGACTATAGATTTCATACTTTACCAGATGCTGATGGTTGGCTTGCTACTGGACCACTAGCCGGTGCTGGTTCAACCACAGAACCAGTTTATTTAGATAGCAATGGAATATTATAGTCAACAGATTCTTTATAGACAAAAGAAATTTATTATTATACATCTAGTGATCCAGATGTCACTCAATATATTTATGTAAAAACAAATATACAAATTCCTTCTTCTTCATCGACAGATATTTATAAAAATATTTTAGGAACTTTAAGAATGGGTGATTATGCACCAAGTAGCTAGTTATCAACTTTATCAACTTATATTATTCCTGTTAGTTTTTATTATAGATATGTAACTACAAGTGGAGATAGCCCAATTACTAATAGTGTTATTTCTGGTGCATATACAGATATTAATGATTCTAATTCTGCTATTAAAGGTATTTCAATGTTAATTGTGCGCGAATCAGATAATCAAAATTATATTTATTTTAAAATTACTAGAAAAGCACGATATACAACTTTTAATATTTTTTGTAATTAGTATAGTAGTCCTAGAATTAATTGTGCAGTTAGCGCAAGTGTAACTGCACCAGAGTCAATTCAAAGAGAAACAGATTTAAATAAAATTAAAGTTGTAGATGATGTTTATAAGACTAGACTTGTTGGAACAAAAAGTTTAAGCGCTGAAGGCTGGTATCGTATTTTAGATTGCACAAGATACAGTAGTTCTTTTTTAATTACTTTTTATGGTTTATATACTAATAAAAAACCATCACCTGTAACATTTTTAGTATCGCACTCTTATAATAATACATCAATTTCATAGATTGGTAGATCTAGTTTTGTTGGATGGATTACTAAACTTCGAGCGGTTCATTATGACACTTCTAAATTTTATATTGATGTATATTTTGCAGGAAATGCAGCCAATAATGTTTTTTATGAAATCACTCCATTAGATAACATTTCACGAAACTCAATATCATAGATTGACTATACATTAATAACAGATGAAATTACAGCAGATGCAGAATGTACACACTCAGAGAATGCTAGAGCTGATTAGTTATACACCGCTCGTCAAATTAACGGTACTAATTTTGATGGTACAGCAAATATTACTACTGCAAAATGGGGCACTTCTCGCAATATTAGTATTTCTGATAGTGATGCTACAAATACTAGTTCCACTGTTAGTGCTGATGGTTCTGCAGACGTTGTTTTAAAATTACCAGCTACAATAAAAGCTACATTATCTGGTAATGCTGCAACAGCAGATAAGGTAAATCATTCAATTACAATCGGTTCTTATGTTTTTGATGGAAGCGATAATGTTAATATCCCAATTTATAACGGTGAAACTATTGCGTAAGGAGGGATAATATGCCAAACGATATTACAATTCAAAAAGTTGAAACGACCGGAAGTGAAAAATGGCAAATAAATTATATTGCTGATAAAAGTAGCAATCCTATTTCAAAAACTTTTGCTACGGCTGGAAAACTATTAGATAGAAATATGGAACTTAACATATTTATCCCCACCGTTAGCGGAAGTATTGGAGGAACCGCGTCGGCGGGCTCCGCCACCGCAGTATTAACAAATTTAAATAGTATTAATACAATCACAAATACTACAGGTAAAACCGCAGGCACAGATTACTGGGGTATTCAAGCAACAGCCACTACTACCGCAGGTAGTTATACTCCATCTTACTCAGTTACTACTGCCGGTTGGATCTCATCAACTGCGGCCGGCTCGGCGCAGACTGTATCTGTTACAGCGGACACTACTGGATAGACAATATACATTCCAAAAGCAACATTCTCAACTTCTAATGGTGTTACCACTATTGGAACGGCTGGTTATTTGCCGGCTGGAACAGAGGTTGGTAATACTGGTTTAGCCACTTTTGCTAATACCGGCACTAATGGCACTTCATATACAGATATTTCTAGTACCGCTCCAATGCTTGTTTCTGGAGATTATTTATATATAAATTCTGGTTATACTGGAAATGTAAAAATTAGTTTAGCAAAATTAGTCCCAGATTGGAATACAACTCTATATCCTTATGTTGCATCTTCTAGCGAAATGCTTTCTGGCTATGTCGCTTACGATAAAGATGGTGGAGTTATTACTGGTAATATTCCAACAATTACCTTACCAACTTCTACTGCTTCTAGCGCAACTTCAGGTTATACCTCTAAGGCGACCATCGGGCGCAGCACTTCTACACGATATATTAATATTCCGCCTGGGTATAATGCAACTGGTGGTTATTATACGATTAGCGCAGTTCCAAACGGTTCTGTAACTTCTCCAAGTTCAATAAGCGGTTCTTCCGCAACCGTTTCTACTGGAACGAATACTTTAACTTTAACTAAAACAATTTCTGTAACTCCTAATGTTACTACTGCTGGTTATATTTCTAGTGGCACCGCAGGCAATGCAACAGTTACATTAACCGCTTCTGTAGCCACCGGAACCGGAATTACTTTTAATGGTAAGACAGCAACTGCGGCCGCAGGCTACTATGCTGCAGCGGCAACGGCCGACATGACCGAAGCTGCGGTATCAGTTACTGCTAGCAAATAGGCTACTTCTCCAACGATTGCGAGAGCAACAGGAGGGGAAAGAAATGTTAGTAGTGCAGTGGCTTCAACATCTGCACCATCTACTGGATTTTATGTTGCCGCAAAAGCAACTGCCCCTGCGACAACGCTTGATATTACAAAGACTGTTGGGACAGCGGGTTATATTGGGTCAGATTCTTAGATTACCGCGTCGGCCGCGACTACAGAAAAAACTGGTTCAACCTATTATATTCCAGTAGCATCAAATACTATTACTGGTTCTGTTGTTGATTTAAACGCGCCAAGCGTTGCTGTTTCAGCGGCTGCAACAGGCATGGTTACCAGTAATTCAGCAACTTCTTATTATGTTACTGTTACCGGAACAGGCACAGATGGCAGTGTTAAGGGTAAAGCAACTGCGGGTGGCACCAATGGTGTTGTAGCAGCAAACGCCGAAGATATTTCTACTGCATCAACTATAACTCCAACGATTACCGGTTCTGGAAGCAAAGTTTATATAGCTGCCGCCACAGGTAGCTCTGATATTGATGGAGTAAAATCAATGAAACCGTCTATTGCTAAATAGGCCATTTCAATTAATGGCGTAACCGATGCCGCTAATGGCAATGCGACCACTACAGCCCCATCTAGCGGAGTTTATGTAAAAGTAAAATCTGCTTAGACACTTGGTTAGTTAACTTTTACAACTTCAACTACTGCTGGTTATACTCCAGCAAATGCCAATTATTCATCTTATGTCGCTTCGGTTGGAGCATAGGCTTCAGATGATACTTATATCCCAATTACAACTGCTACTCCAGCGTTTGATGGCGGGACCATTATTGGCTCTGCGAGCCTTAGTGGTTCTAATGTCACATTAAGTAATACCGATAATGGAATTTCTGTGACCGGCGCAGCAAGTGCTTCAACAACAGCTGTATTATACAATGGCGCTGTTAATGGCTGGGTGTCAAAAGCCGATAATGAAGAAGTGGTAGGGGCGCAATCTAATGTGCCATTAACTTCTGTAACAAAATATATTACTGGAGTTACTTTAACAAAGGGTAAAACTTTTAGCATTACAATTCCAAATGGTCCTTTAAATTCCGATGGAACAAACAATGATACAGTTACATTTGTATTTACCGTAGCCAATGATAATACTGGCAATGTAACAATAGAGGGTCCAAATTAATGAAAGGAGGAATTCTAAGACATGGCTAATTTAACTTTTAAAGCGAGTTTAATACCAAGTACAACTGATACGTACAGTCTTGGCGATTCCAATAAGAAATGGAAAATTTATGGCTCAGATTTAGATTTATCCGGAACTTTGACCGTAGTTGGTAATACAACACTGAGTAATTAGACTACAATATCAAATGCAACTGTTGGTTCACTATTGGCAACTGGTCCAGTTAGTTTTTCTTAGTCGCCTACGGCTTTAACTCCTGCAGCAGGAGATCGAAGCACAAAGTTGGCAACAACAGAGTTTGTTTATGACGCTTTTGCCGCAAATGACGCAATGGTATTTAAAGGAGTTATTGGTTCAAATCAGGTTATAACTTCTTTACCTGCGACTGGTTATAGCGCAGGTTGGACTTATCGTGTAGCAGATGCTGGGACATACGCAGGAGAGTACTGTGAAGTTGGGGATTTAATTATTGCTATTAATGACGGTCCTTCTTCTGGAAGCGCAGTTGTTAATAATGACTGGGCCAAAATAGAGCACAATATTGATGGCGCTGTTTATATGGAACACGGTGGAGCAGTTGGAAGTACAACTCAACCCGTTTATGTCGCTGCTAACGGTAGAATTACCGCTATTAATACAGCTGCTATGGTTGGCGAGGGTTTCTACTCTACTTATACTGGAACTGACGATTTTTACATAAAAACCAATATAGAAATTCCAACAGGGGCAGCTTATAAGCGTGTTTCTGGCACATTATTAGGGTCTGCAGCATCTTACCTAGCTTCAATTAGTTTTAATATTTATTTTAATAAAAGTGGTTTTAATACTACATATCCATGTTGTTATACAGATCCATTTAATTAGATTAGTAGTATGCAAGCTATGATGGGGTCTGTAACTGAAGATTCTGTTACAAAAAATTATTTATATATAAAAGTAACGCCGAATGGTACTTCGATCACTTATTGGTTAGCAAATTGCTATCTTCAAGATTCAAAAACTAATGCGATTGAATCTATTGGATCAAGTGCTCCAGCTGCAACAACATTAACTTTAACTAATCCAACTTCAACTTTTGTAAAAAAGATTATACCAATAGAAAGTGGAGGCACTGGATAGACTGAAGCATTAGCTGCGCTTACAGCGCTTGGAGGACCATCTATTACTGAACAAGGAACAGCCTTAATTACTAATTCTAGCAACGTTGATAGTTTAGACTATGGGACTTTTTATTCTGGTTCATCTGTTATATCATAGTCTTTATTGGGGACGGTTCCTACTACAGTCTCTGGTTTTAAATTATATAATGTAAGAGGTTATCATAGTAGTTCAAATTATGATGCTTAGTTCGCGCTAGGGTCTACTTAGCGCTTCTTAATGCGCCAGCGAAATGGTAGTTCTACATGGAATGATTGGCTAAATATTGTAAGGTCTAATACTGCGGGAATTGGAAGCACAACTCAACCAGTTTATGTTGATAACCTCGGTATGGTCACAGCGACAACATATTCATTGGAGAAAAGCGTTCCATCAGATGCGGTATTTACTGATACAAAAAACACCGCTGGTTCAACAGACACCTCAAGTAAAATATATTTAATTGGGGCGACAAGCCAAGCCGCAAACCCGCAAACATATAGTGATGATCAAGTTTATGCAACTAGTGGTATTTTAACAGCTAGAAAATTTGCTGGTTCTGGCGCAGCATTAACAAATTTACCATTTTCTGGATTACCAAATTTATATTGGGCAGATACTTTGGTAACAGATGCTGCAACTTATAATAGCACTCCAGAAGTGGCTATAATTAAATTAAACGGTGACACTTCTGCGGATGCCGCAAGTGCTAAAAATATTCAATTAGTATATGATAGCACTAATGAAGTTCTTAATTTTGTATTTACTTAATAGGGGGTAATGAAATGAGTTTACAAGTTTGGTTACCCCTTAATGGGGATTTACATAATCAAGGTTTAGCGCAGGTGACTATGACTGGTAATAATTTAACGGTTGATAATAGCGGAAAGATTGGTCAATGTTATAGTTTTAATGGAAGTAGTTCTAAATGTTATGGACAATTGCCTAGTATCAATTTCACAAAGCTGAGTGTCGCTGTTTGGGCAAAAATTGATTCTACACAGTCATCAACTGGATACATTTGTGGATTAAGTTTCGTAGGTTCTAATGCTTGTTAGTTACATTATAAGCCAGCCGATAATAAGTTAAGAGTTTATTTTAGAGGAAATACAGTAGGAATAGAATATAATATTTCTTCATATATAAATAGCTGGCATCACTATGCGTTAACACTAGATACTAATAAATTTATACTATATATTGATGGATAGCAAAAAGCAACATCTACAAGCAATGTTACAAGTTTAACGGCTTCAGATGTTTTATACGCGTATTGCGGATGCAGAGGTGGAGATAGTATATGGTATAAAGGCTTGTTAAATGATGTGCGCATTTACGACCATGCACTTTCCGCAAAAGAAGTAGAAGAAATTTCTAAAGGATTAGTCGCTTGGTATCAATTAGCGGGAGAGAATCAAGTTCTTGTTCCTCCTGGATATTAGCAATTAGAATATATAGAATCTACTAGTGCAAAAACGCAATGGATAGATACTGGCATTGTACCAGAAGATGATTTTGAATATAGGTTTAAATATATGTTAAGAGATCATGTTGCATATAATGGACCTTTTGGAGCATATACCGGCACTAGTTCAGATAAAACAACGCGTTTGATTGTTAATGATGGTTCTGCAACTGGAATATTACTATATTTTAGAACCAACACAAGTGGCTGGAAATTTTCAACAATTGCTCCGGATTCTGATATGACGGATAATATTATTGAAGGAAAAATATCAAAAAGCGGATTTTATTTAAAAAATTTAACACTGAATATTGAACGCAGTAGTACAGTTGCTTTTGCAGATACAGGAGATGAAAATGCCACTACAATGAAACTTTTTGGAAGTGGTCCAAATCCTCCTAGTACTGTAACAAAAAGTTATTCAAGAATTTATTATTTTGATACCTATGACAATGGAGTTTGTATTCAAAAACTTGTACCGGCTAAAAGATTATCTGATAATGTTCTTGGTTTATATGATATAATTACTAGAACATTTTTGACAAACGCTGGAACAGGTGATTTTGTTGCTGGACCAACCTTAACTATTACAGGAACAGTATATGATTCTTCTGGATGTGTGCGTAATGGTACTATCAACGGAGCTTTAACTGCGACCGTAGGTTCTCCGCGGTATGATGTGGCAACTGTTTTTGATGGAACAAATGACATTGGTCCAATCCTACCATTAGTAAATCAAGCAGATGGATTAATGTCAGAGGAGACAATATCTTTTTGGATTTATAAAACAGAAGATACCACAAATAAAGATTATTATATAATAAGATCCGGTATGAGTATAAGAATAAGTAGTAGTTCAGATTATAAAGAAAGAATAATGGTTACTTGGGCAAATTAGTCTGATGGAACTGGGGGATGGGCTCCTACTGGTACAGTAGCTTTAAATACATGGACACATTATATTATAACATTTAAAGATGGTATATTTACAATTTATAAAAATGGTTAGCAAGGAGTCACTACGGATAGAAGCAGTTCTACACAATTTATTAAAGGAAATCGTGTTGATAATATTAATAGTAATAGTGTAAATATGATTGGTTATCAATTAAAAGGAAAACTCTCCGACATTAGGGTTTATTCAACTGCGCTAAGCGCAGCATAGGTTCAAGAACTTTATAATACTTCAATGATAGTAAATGCCGATGGCACTACTTCTCCAAGGGGGGCTACATCATGAGTTTATTATATTGGTTCCCCTTTATCAATAATGGAGTTAGTTAGGGTTTAAAAAGCAATTCTTTATCATCTTCATTAACTTTTAATAACAATGGTAAATTGGGAAAATGTTTGGAATTGACTAGTTCATTGGATTTAGGAATACCAAACGCAGATACCAATGTTTATTCTACTACTGGAACAGAAATTAGTTATGCTTTATGGGTAAAAATTGATAAAGATTATTTAAATAATGATATTTCTACTCGTGATTTTTCTACACAAAACCAAATCACAAATAAAATTATGGGATTAAATGGCAATTCAACAAGTAGTGGGATATGTTTGTAGTTATTAACTGCAGGTGGTTTAACAAATTCAACTGTCTTAAATTAGGTTTCTGTCAGAGCTGCATCTAGAACAGATGGAACCAGTATAAATGGTCCAGATGCAGAAATTATTGATTTAGATAAATGGTATCATATGGCTGTGACTTTTAGTAAAAATAATGTTTTAAGTTTTTATATAAATGGAGAATTAAAGGGTGCTAAGACGGTTACACGAAGTGCTTTAAATTCTTCAAGTCAAAACATAGTGGTTGGATTAAATAGGGCTAATAGCTATCATAATGCAAGTAATATAGCACAACAAAGAATTTGTTTAAAAGAATATTTTAATGATGTGCGCATTTATGACCATGCGCTTTCTCCAAAAGAAGTGGAAGAATTAAGCAAGGGATTAGTATTACATTATAAATTAGATGACATGAGTTGCGAAGTAACTACAAATCTATCTAAAATAGATACTTATTCAGGTGTAATAACATCTGGAAAGGATGTAGGAAGTAATTTTTATATTGCTAAATTAACATCAGAAGGAACTTATACAATTTCTGTATTTATAGATAATAATACTGGTACTTCTGCAAAATATCTTAAGTAGAGATATAGATTAACAAGTGGATGGTCAAGTTGGACAAGACTTGCGCTAGATACTTTTGATATATAGCCTGGGGCTGTTGGATATATTGCTGGCACTATAACAGTTCCATCTACATTATATAATGATGATGATAATTTACAATTAAAATTTTATTTTACTAATAATGTTGAAGTAGATACAGAATATTCTATATCTTAGATTTAGGTTGAAGCAAAAGACCATCGTACTGCTTGGACTCCGGCACAGACTACTAGAACTCCAACAACAATCTATGATTCTTCTGGATATGGCAATAATGGCACTATAGTTTATAACACCTTAACCGCTATTACAGGTTCTTCAAGATATGAAAGTGCAACGGGCTTTAGCAGTTCTGCCATTAATGCTGGAAAAGGTGCTCTTGTTAGAGATGCTATTTCTTTTGGATGTTGGGCATATATGGATAATTGGAGCAATTATTCTACAAACTCAAGACTCATGGCTTGTGCTGATTCATCGGGTTGGTGTTTTTCATCTTCATCAGATAAAATTTATATTTATTTAGGAACTGGAGAATCTTCAAATACATATAAAAATATAGTAAGTAACACAACGTGGAGTAGTTTAAGTTCTGGATGGCATCATTTTATGGTCACATATGATGGTAAAATTGGAGTTTTATATATTGATGGAAACCCAGATACAACAATAACACCTTATAGTGAAAAAGTGCCATTATATTATAAATCAACATCGGTGCTTTTTATAGGTACTGGTTTAAGTTCAAATTCTGGCAATCCAAATACTAATTATTTTAATGGAAAAATGTCTGATGTTCGAGTTTATGCTACCGCATTAACAGAAGCGCAAGTTAAAGAACTTTATAATACTTCAATGGCAATAGATGCTGCTGGAAACGTTTATGCAAGAGAGTTGGTGGAATAATGGCATTAAATATTTCAAAAACTGGAATTTTAAAAGGAAATTAGTCAATTGAATCATTCATATCACTACCTGATGGTTCTAATTGGCAATTATTATTATTCCACTATGTTGACAATGGAAATAATTTATTTACATCTGATAATTGTGGCTATTGTAACAATTTTGGCTTATTTAGTAGATTATAGTGGATTGATAGTTTTGTATATGATAATAAATATGAATTTTATGTTATTCAAGATGGAGTTGAACATCGTTGGACATAGACGAATGCTCCATGGACAACAACTGCAATTACTGATTTTATATTAATCTCTGGAACGGTCAGAAATGGAATATGTAAAAATTCTTAGAAAGCTGCTTTGGCAATATCTTCTACTTCTCCATGGTGGAATGCTTGCGGCAGCTACTCGTCCTATTCTACCGGCGGTAAAACTGGAATTCCTGGTTTTGGGTCTAATGACGCTACTGGGGTATGTACAAAATATCTTGCTCTTTATGCAAGAATTAGTAAACCAAAAGCATTTTTTGAAAATAATGTTGCATAGGGGGCAGAACTTTATGAATATTGATTTGACTTCTAAAAATATTTTTGCTAAAATAAAAGAAAAATATTATGAGAGGAGGAGTGACTTATCGCTCAGTTAAAAGATTTAATAGTTAATGGTGCTTCTCGTTTTCTTAATATAGCACGATTTAGCGCAAATACAACAAATCCAATTATAACAGCTGAAAATACGGCTACCATTGAGAACGGAAGTTATTAGAATGGTATTTCTTATTTTACTCCTAATATGGCAACTGGTTCGCATAGTACTATTAGATTGGGTAAAGAAGCCGCCGCAGGTAATTCAGGATATCTTGGATATTATTATGCTGGAAGTAATAATAATAATAATTTTCTTTCTATTGGTCTTCATAGTAATAATGACTTATTTAGAGTATATAAAAATGGTAGAATTTAGGGAATAAATCATGATGGTTTTGCTACTTTGGACGACAATTATGGATTACGTCTTGGTCCAGATAATGATACACATTTAGATTTAGGATATAATGGAATGTAGGCTTTAACTGCTAATAGTGCAGCAGTTAGTGGTTTATATTTACAATACGCTGGTGGAGATGTTTATAATGGTCATACTGGTGTGCCATCTTCTTTAACAAATTTTGGTCATATTTACTTACCTGGTGTAGCTAGTTCTGGAACAGGAAATACTTCGTAGATTGTTTTTGGAAGTACTAGTACATAGTATTTAGCATTAACTGCTAATACTACTGCCGGTACATTTATTATTAATCCAAGTACTAGTTCATCTACTAATTAGATAGTTTTTAAATTAGGTGGATTAAGTCACTTAGGAGCAAATGGTAGTTTAGCTATTGGAGCAACTTCTAATAGCAGTGGTGAAAAACTTTATGTTAATGGCGGAATACAAGTTGGCGCAAATTTAAACATTGGTGGCGCTTATACATTAAATAGTAGTTCTGTGGCTGGTAAAATTATAAGATCGTCAAGTACTTTATACTTGGCTTCTGGTACAGCAGAGACATCTGCTTCTATTATTTTTACAACAGGCGATACTATGAGAGCTAGATTTTCTACAACAGGACATTTTCATCCAGAAACTGGTTAGACTGGTGTATTAGATATTGGCGTTACAAAAACAAATATTTGGAATAACGTTTATGCCAAATTTTTCCATACTCAAACGGATGCTGCAAGTAATTCAGGTGTATCTGGATTTTAGGTTGAAGATACAAATGCTGTAAAATATGGTAATTTATATTTAGTAACAGCGGGTACTGCCAGCGTTGATGGAATAGGTGGATTATCTTTGGGTAATGCTACCGCCAGTGGAACTGCAAATAACGCAAAAGGCGCAATTTATTTATATGGACCTAATAAAGCATATACTGCATTAATGAGTGCTTTAAATAGTACAACGAGTAGAACTATGTATTTACCTAATTATGGAGGTAATGGCTATTTGGCGCATACCGCTGGAACTGAAAAAGTTGGTGATACTGATACGGCAGTATATGTTGCAGCCAACGGCCGCATAACTGCTATTACAACCGCAAATCTTAAAGCTGGAAAAGATGGTTCTGGCAATACAATTACAAGCACTTATATTCCAAATTCTATTGGTACTGCCGCAGGCGATATTATTTATTGGTCTGATTCCGGAACTCCTGCTCGTTTACCCGTAGGAACAGAAGGTTAGGTTTTAAAAATAAATAGTAGTGGTGTTCCTGCTTGGGGCTCTGATGCTAATACTAATACTATTATGAGAACCTATGCATATAATACTGATGTAGATTTTCCAATCCTTACTGGCGCGAAAACATCAAGCGTGAGCACTAGTCCATTAAACCATACAAGTTCTTATGCAAGCACCTATGGTGTAATTTCTAATATTAATAATGGAACTAAGAAACCAACTATTAACATGTCAACTGGCATAATGACAGTGCCGGCTGGTATTAAAGGTGATTTAATACCAACTTCTGGAACCGCTGGATAGATATTAGTTTCAAATGGAACCAATGTTGCATCAAGCTGGCAAAATAGAAGTGTTGAATATTTTTCATTTGCTGCAATAAAAACTAGTTCAGATGCATTTATAAGTATGTCTAATTTAAGTTCAATTGAGAAAGCTTCAAACAATTATTTAATATAGAGGTATACTACACCTTCTGCAGGTTGGCTCTGTTATAATTCAACCTTCGATATGGATGATCTTTCAAAATATTCAGCGGTTAATATTATATTTCTTTCTTTTGATGATGTGTCACCTGGTTCTTCAACATCGGCATATTTTGATTCATATACTTATCCAATAGATTTTTTATTAAATCGTCAATCAGCTATAACAGTATCAAAAATGTTGTATGTAACAGATAGTGGAACTATAAAACTAATAAATCTTCAAAGAACTTTTTCTGTAGGTGATGTTGGCTTTATGTTTTATGATGAAGGTATGAAAGATTATTATTTTTATTCGACTAGCAGTAGTGTATCTAGAATATATAATTCGGCAATTAATACTAATTATTAGCTTATACCTTTTACTATTACTTTGCTATAAAAAAGGAGATAATTACAAATGGATATTAATCAATTACTTAATTCACTTTTTGAAGTTTGTTTAATTCCCGCTATCGCGGTTTTAACAAGTTATTTTGTTAAATGGGTTCGCGTAAAAGCAGAGGAATTAAAAACAAAGACACAAAATGAAATTGAAGCAAAATATATTGATATGCTTCAAGACACAATTACAAAGAATGTAATTGCTATTAATCAAACTTATGTTGATGCGCTTAAAGATAAAAATGCTTTTGATTTGGAAGCGCAAAAGCAAGCATTTGAAATGGTTTATAAAAACGTAATTGCTTCTTTGAACGAAGAAGCCTATACTTATTTAAACGAAGCTATTGGAGATTTACAAGGTTATATCACAACCTTAATTGAGGCTTCGGTTAAAGAAAACAAAAAAAATAAGGGCGAGAGTCTTAATTGACTCTCGCCCTTATTTTTTTTTATTGATTATTTAAATTGTTTGCTGCGGCTTTCATTTGAGTTTTTACTTTATCTACCACTCTATCATGGAGCGCATCACCCCTGTGATTTCCACCAAGTGCTTTATAAACCTCATAGTCTGATTCAAATTCTTCGTATTCATCAACGGTAATATAGTGACCAGTTGTTAAGAGATATTCACAATAATCTCTAAATTGTTTACCTTGAATTGAAAGGATACCATTTGAAATTGAATCAATTTCTTTTTTAACATGCTCTAATTCTTCATTAATTTTACAATCCTCTTCTTTGGATTGCTATTCAACTTTTGAAATTTCTTCTTCAAGTGTACAGATGATTTTGCCGCACATATTTTTTTCCTTGTCAGCCCACTTGTCTTCCATGGCCTTCTTCTGGAGTTTTACATAGTGTTTTGCAAATAAAGCGACACCGCCGGCCACGAGTGCGCATAGCCAGTTTATCCAATATTTGGCAATCCATTCAAACACTTCCATGTCTCAACCTCCTTTTAATTAATTATTTTCGCTGGAAAATATTGGTCCCTTTCATATCTATTAAGGATTCGGATAAGTATTTTATAAAATTTTGCCCCTTACCAAAAATTTCCGGAAAATTTTGGTCAAACGCTTATAATTAATTGAAAGCAAAAATTATATAGCATTGGAAAGAAATTGGTAAATCTTTCCGGGAATTTTTGGTAAAAGGAGGTTTAGTCAGTAATGCCATATCAACCAACACAAAATTATTACTATCCAACAGCCGCAAACACCTAGACTCGGCAATTGCTCGGGTTAAAAGGGCGCCCGGTGTCAAGTCTGGAGGAAGTAAGAGCAGCAGCCGTTGATTTTGATGGGACAGTATCATTTTTCCCCGATTTGGCCAACGGGAAAATTTATACTAAACAATGCAACATTGACGGCACAGCGTCACTAAATATGTATGAGATTAAGGAAATCCCAACCGTCCCTAATCCCAATTCAGATTATGTGACAAGAGAAGAATTTAACACAGCATTCACGTCAATTAAATAGGCATTAGCATAGGCTAATCTTGTAGGAAAGAGTTCTGATCAAACTCAAGACCAACAAACTTCTAATCTTGAATTCAAATTTTAAAGAAAGAGAGGTTTCTTAAATGGTAAATCCTTTGATGTAGTTTATGCAAATGGTGAAAAGTGGCGGGAATCCAGAAGTAATGGTAATGAATATGCTCCAGTAGTAGGCAGGTAATAGTCCAATTGGACAAAACCTTCTAAAAATGGCGCAAAGTAAAGATAGTAAGGGGATAGAACAAGTCGCTCGTAACCTGTGTGCGCAAAGAGGCCTCGACTTCGACAAAGAATTCGCTGCGTTTAAGCAGCAACTAGGATTATGAAGGAGGACAATTTAATGTTTAACACAGGTGAAGGTTACAGTTTATCTGACATCGCCGCTGTCAGCGGCGGCAGTCGTGGCGGAATGTTTGGGGATGGCTTCGGTTCTGGCTGGTGGATCATTCTCTTATTCCTGTTCGCTTTTGGCGGATGGGGCAATGGTTGGGGCGGTTACGGTTCCGGTGGAGCCGCAGGCGTAACTGCGGACGTCGGCTACAATTTTGATATTGCAGAGATTTCTTCTGGCGTTCGTGATCTCGCTACTAGCACAGCAAATGGTTTCTACGGACTTAATACAAGCCTTTTAACCGGTATGGCTAACACCCAGGCGCAAATCGCAAATACTGGTTTTGAAACTGTTCAGGCTATTAACGCAGGAACTGTCGCAGGATTACAGAACACTAATCTATTATCTTCTCAGTTAGCATCTAACGCTGCCGATTTACAGTTAAGCAATTGCTAGACCAATAACGCTATTACTTCTGGCTTTGCTGCGCTCAATTACAATTTGGCAACAGAGGCTTGCGCCGACCGTGCAGCAGTCACTACCGGCGTTCGTGATGTTATTGACAATGCTAATAACAATACTCGCGCAATTCTTGACTTCTTAGTACAAGACCGTATTACCGCTCTTCAAACTGAGAATCAGGCTCTTAAGGGACAGATTTCTCAGAGCGAACAGAATGCTTACCTTATCAACGCACTGCGCCCAGCCGCAGAACCCGCTTATTTAGTTGCTAATCCTTATACTGGCATTTATGGCACTTATGGCTATAATGCCTTATATGGTGGCGTTTTAAGTAACGGTTTTGTTGGCTGATTAAAGGAGGGTAAGAAATGGAAATAACCGCTAATGCTATTCAAACTGTGGGAGTTGGCCAGGTGGTCGTTTTTACTGAAACTGCCGTTCCTGGCAACATTTCTATGAACCATAGAGAGGGCAGTGGGCTGGTTGGCTTGCGCGGATTAACCAATGGTTAGTTGCGCGCGAGATTCCTTGTGAATTTCAGCGCCAATATTGCAGTTCCTACTGGTGAAACAGTTGGACCTGTTTCTCTTGCTATCGCAATCAATGGCGAGCCAGTAGCCACTTCAACTATGATTTCTACCCCGGCCGCAGTAGATGAATATAACAACGTCAGTGCTGGTATATTCATTGATGTTCCTGTTGGATGTTGCAGTTAGGTTAGTATTGAAAATACTAGCACTATTCCCGTTAACGTCCAAAACGCCAATTTAATGATTGAGAGGGTGGCGTGATGGAAAGATTAAAACATATCAAAGACTAGTTGGTTGCTCAAGTAGAGAACCAAATGGGCGATTTAAAAAAAGTTGATACAAAAGAACTAGGCGAAGTAATTGACATGATTAAAGACTTATCAGAAACTATGTATTATTGTTCTGTAGTTGAAGCAATGGAAGATGCTGCTGATAAAGAAAGTTCTAATAATACTTATTATTATATGGAACGCTATTTACCTCATTATCCTTATCGGGACAGTGATTATTACCGAGGGGGAAGAATGTATTACGATGACAAACGCTCTGCTGAGGATGCACCATATTCCGAGGAGGAATATACAATGCCTTGGCGCGACCAGCGGGAGGGTCGCAGCGGCGTAAGCCGCAAGATGTATATGGAATCAAAACAAACACATTAGGATTCTGCTAAAAAAATTCAAGACTTAGAGAATTATATGAGAGAATTAACTAATGATGTTATGGAAATGATTCAAGATGCATCTCCAGAAGAAAAAGCCGTTTTACAGAAAAAGGTAAATACATTAGCAACAAAACTCCAAAATGTTTAATATTAATGGAATTGATTGGGAGATAAAAAAAGTATCTCCCAATCATCCTAAAGTTTAGCGCACTAATGGGGACTTCGCTTTAGGCGCTTGTGATGAACAGACACATACAATTTATATTAGCGATATAGTTCCTTGGTATAAATTTAAAAAAGTATTATGTCATGAGATAACGCACGCAGCAATGTTTAGTTATGGAGTATATATGACAGTAGATCAAGAAGAACTTATTGCTGATTTAATAGCAACGTATGGGGAAGAAATTATAGAAGTAACAAATCGCATATTTAGTAAAATAAGGGGAGTGGCTTAATGCCACTCCCCGTTTTTTTTATTCCCAATTAAAGGTATTTTCTTCTTGCTTTAAAATATGCGCTCCGATACAAATTGCATCACATTCATCCTAGGTTGGAGAAATACCATAGTTTGCTATTACCCACTATTGCGCCGATTTCTTTTGTTCTGGACGAGTTTTACCTTTTACTCCAAGAGTAGATTTCCAAGTGCCAGCAAGAACTGCGGTATAAGGAAGGTTTAAACTAATAAACAATTCTTCACAAACGCCAAACACTTCCGCTAATACTTTAAAGGTGGCAACATTGTTCACTCTTTGTCCATCCATATAAATATCCTCAAAGGCAACCGTATCAATCTCATACTTTTGGACTAGGTTAATAAGAGTGTTGCGCAGCACATTTAAACGAACACCAATATCATCATCTTTCAATTCTATTTTACCATATTTTACAATTTTATTATTGTCAAAGATTGCGTATCCGGAGACACGACTACTTTGGTCTATGGCTAATAATTTCAATTGGTTGATCCAAAGCCACCGAGCCTATCGCCAATGGCTTCATCATCATCTGTAATATAAAATGGTAAAATAATTCCTTGACCTATCTTATCGCCTTCGCGCAAGATAATATCATGTGGGAAAAGATTAATAATCTGGAAGAAGATATGCCCTTCATTGTCAGGATTATTATAATAATCAGAGTCAATAATTCCTACGCCATTGGCTAAGATTAACCAATGTTTAAGAGGACAGGACGAGCGCACGGATAGTTGTAAATAACAACCATCTTCAATCTGCGCTTTTACACCTGTTGGAACTAGCGTGGGTTTACAACCCATAGTTTTTGTAACCCTTGCTGCGTCAGCGAGGCATAATGGCTCAGACATTTTTTGGTCCAGCATATAGTCAAACATAATCTCTGACTGGTCTACAAAAGCAGGTAAAATTGTATCTTTGGCAACCTTAAAGTCATATCCAGCGCTTGCGCCCGTGGCGCGCGTTGGGAGGAGCTCAGGGCGGTCCGCAAACTCTTTAACTAATTCAAATCTCACTGAAATCTCACCTCAAACTCTTTTTCTGTATAACTTACATCAACTTGCACTACTGGCTCTTTTTCATCGTTAAAAACCTTCTTTGCAGTTACTAAGTTATATTCTTCAACGATTTCTCCCTTTTGTTTAATCTGCTTTGTTTTATAACTAAACGCAGTTAAATCAAAAGATGGGTCACTTAGAAGCTGCTCATGGAGTGCTTCAACCTCTTCAACCGTTCCAACTCTATAAACTGTTGTATCACTAATCATATACTTCGCCATTAATATAAATCCTCACATTTCTATTGGTAATTTTTTTACTAAGTCCTTCTATAAAGTCTCTGTGTCCATAAAACTCAATTTTAACAATATCTTCTACTGATAAGATAATGCCATTTATAATATTTGACAGTTCTTCAATATTTGTATTATAAGACTAAACAACATTGTCTTCGTCAAATAGAATTACTGTCTGCGGCATTGTAAATAAATTAATTTTACAATATAAACTTTTAGCCATAACAAACAACCCCCTAATCATATGGGAATAAGATAAACACATTTGTATTATCTTCGTCTTTTAGCCAAATTTCATATCTGTCTTTAAAATTGTCAGCTGCCACAACATCTTTATTCATTTCTCTAATAATAGCAATTACTGCCTGTCCAAGATTGGCAAATTCGCAATTGTCTGCGTCTTTATGGAATAATGTGTAATAGTGTAGTTCATTACATAAAAACATAAAATACTCACTATCAGAAAACATCTGTCCAAAGTTAAAGATATTTGAACCCAATTCAAGAATTTGCTTATCGGTAAATGCTGGTAGTTGACTTATAATACTTTGGTTAATGTCGTATAGGGACATTTGCAGCCCGCCAGAAGGCGCGTATGGAACCCATTCGTCATCTTTGAGAATAAAAGATTTCTTAGTATCCTCGCAGATTGCAATGTCGCCCTATACAGATTCTTTTTTTAGTAATAAAGATTGTAAATCTTTTTCGGTTTTAACATACTTAGGTCCCATTCCGTAACTCCTTCATATCCAGAACTCTTTGATTGCGGCTGCCGCGCATTGCGAGCGTAATGTCGCGCTCTGCGAGCACGAATGGCCCGTCAATCAAATAATCAATGTTATCTAAAACCCAATTTACCTTTTGGTCATTTCGCGCAACCAAATCTTCATACGTATATCCGGTCCACACGTAGACTTTAACTGTTGGATATTTTTCTTTAACATTGACAATTAACATTTGTGTAAGAAAAATATTTTCTTTACACAAAGGCTCTCCGCCCATAATACTTAGATTTCTCTATATGTCGTTTGCGCCGATTGCCTTTACAATATCGCTAATTGTATCAGCAGTTAATTCCTAACCACCAAGAAAATCCCAGGTCTATGGGTTATGGCATCCAGGGCAGTGTATGGGGCATCCTTGGGTGAAGAATGTTACATTAACACCTTCACCCGCGGCTATATCATTTTTAATAACTCCTGCATATCTCATTCCATAACCCCCACATGCTTTACTCTATGATGCACTTCATCCTGCTTACCAAGATTAAATGCGGTTGTGTAATTTCCTGTAAGGTATCCTGTTACGCGACGAAGTTGTTGGATATTGCGCCCGCCGCACATAGGACAAGCTTCATTAATTTCTCCCTGGTATCCACAATCAAGGCAGGTGTCAGAAGGAACATTAATAGCAAAATATGGAATATCTTTATCCATAGCATAATTAACAATCTGCTCTAATGCTTTTGTATTATGAACCGCAGAGGCATCAAGCTCTACATAAGTAATACAACCGGCACTTGAATATCCTGTTAATTGACTTTCAATATCAATTTTATCAAATGGACTCATATTGCGCCAGACTGGAACATGCATACTGTTAGTGAAGAAGTCTTTATCAGAAACTTTTGGAATAATTCCATATGCTGCTCTAAATTTCTTTAACGCAGTATAGCAAAGGTTTTCCGCAGGTGTATAATAAACACCAAAGTTTAATTTATATTCCTGCTTAAATTCGGCGCATCTATCTTTAAATAACTGCTCAATTTGTTTTGCTAGCTCCATTCCTCTTGGCTCGGTATGGTCGCAGCCGATAAGAATTTGTAAGCACTCAGCTAATCCCAATTGACCAATAACAACAGTGCCATGCTTTAGCGCACTACGAATTCCCTCTTCTGGCTTGTAGCCGGCCATAAGACCATTCTCATACATAAACTTTGCCGAAGCAGGAGACTGTGAGCAAATCCATTCAAAACGCTCAATTAACATATCCTTTGCTTCGTGAATCTTTTGGTCTAACAGAAGCATAAATCTTTGAACAACATCATATGTCTCAATATCAGTCATTTCGGCATACAGTTGTGCAATATCTTCCTTCGCCATCATAGCAATTGTTGGAAGAATAATAGTAACTGGGCAAATATTTCCACGTCCATCTTTTAATTGCCCTAATCCATTAATATCAAACCCATTCGCTGTTCTGCAGCCCATAGTCGAGAAATAGGTGCGAGGGTCATTAATGTCGTATCCGGCGTTTCCAGACCAGTCTACATTAGCGTAATTTGGATACAGTCGTTTAGCTGTGCTTTGTAGGGCTAACTGGTAAAGGTCATAATTAGGATCTCCTGGTTCACGATTAATTCCTTTCATACATTGGAAAATTCCACATGGGAAAATTGATGTTTTATGCAGTTTGCCAAGTCCTTCAATACTAACTTCCAGAAGAGCTTTGGTAACCATTCTTCCTTCTGTAAGGGTGCAAGTGCCATAATTAATTGAAGTAAATGGCAATTGGTTGCCACTTCTGGATTGAAGAGTATTTAAATTGTGATAAAGACCTTCAACTGCTTGATGGATTTCTTTCTCTGTCATATCCATAGCATATGAATATGCTTTAGGATATGTATTATATCCACTTTCTGTAATAGAAAGTGCTTCTGGACCATTTGGAACAATTTTTAATTCTTCGGCATCTTCTACATTTTCTATATATTTTAATCCATCTTTATAATGCTTCCAAAAACTCTTGCGTACATAGGGGACCATGGTCCAGTCTAGGTGCGTGGCGCTGACGCCGCCAAACTGTTGCAGAGATTGCAACTGGAAAATTACAGCGACTAATTGCATCGCAGTATTAACTGAGCCGGCCGGCCGCACGTCTGTTTGACGAGTATTAAATCCTTTAGCCAGGAGGTCATCAAATGGGATACTTAAACAGTTATGACTACCAACATAATAATTATCAAGGTCATGAATATAAATCATGTTACCTTCGTGATTTTTTCTTGAGTTCTCAGATAAGAGGTAATCAAGAGCCAGTTTCTTTGTCATTACACCAGATGCTTCTCCTGTGCGGCCGCCGAATGAATATTCATCAATATTTGCATTTTGATTTTGAACATCTTCTGCGCCGAGTTTCTCGCGGATAGCATCAATAAAATCATGCTAGAAGTTGCGAGCAACTTCTTTCTTATAGCGATAGCGAATGTATGCGCGCGCCACATCACTGCGCTCCGAGCGCATTAAATAATTTTCTACCCAATCTTGAATAGTCTCAACGGTTACTGGGTTATCTTGAATCATCGTTGCAATTTCATTGGCAATATCTTTAGCAGTATCATCTTCATAAAGTTTGCCGTCAACTTCAAGAAAAGCTTTATTAATTGCATTTATAATCTTTTGTTCATCAAATGGAACAAGTGTTCCATCTCGTTTAATAACTTTATTCATTCTCAATCCTCCAAAACTAAATATGGTAAGAAATATTGTGATTTCTACTATATTTAGTTTTTGTAACTATAAAATTAATTACTCTTGCCCAGGTGCGCAATGAGGTAATTAATATACCATATAGCCTTTTCCAAATCCTCTTGTCCATTCTTATACTTCCAACGCCATAGATATTTAATAGCATTGGCAGTGCAGAATGATTCAATCCCCTCAAGGCCGCTTGTGGCGGCCGCAAGTGCTTCAATGCATTCAATACCTCCTGCGTTATAGTGAGAAGGATGATTAACATTATCTTTTGTTTTCTCTTTAAGCGTCTTAGCCTTGTAGTCGGGGATATCACATTTTAGGATATCCCCTTCGCACTGGGTTATTGGAGCATCTTTCTGTCCATAGCAAAATGCTCCACATTCTCTAACATTATAGTATTTACAAATTTCTTTTTCCATTATTCGCCCTCTTCTCCTTTATATCGTTCGGTTTGAAGAACAAGACTACCATCGTTTTCTATATTTGTAATATGATATAATTGATGCCCAGCAGAAGAAGAATACTTCTTTGTGATAAAATCACCGCCCGAGCGCACACCCTGAACCATTATCATATTGCCTCTATCAAACCAACTTTTTTCAACGACGTGTTTAACTCCATCTTCTCCTCGCTCGGAGATACGCTTGTCAAACAACGCAAAATATTCTTTTCTAAATTTCACATTTACAACACCATCTGTTGTAAGAATTGTAACAATACTCTTTGTCTTATTCTTTGCGATACAAGTTCCGCTAATGCGGAATAGTTTAAATATATTAATTGCGTGATTACTCTTATAAAATGTTCTCTCAACAACTGGCTCTTCTGGAATTTCAAAGAAATTACTTAATCCATATCTTTCTTTATTTACGTCTGCCAGCTCGTGCGGATGACTGTAGAAACAGAGAACTTCCATTTCCCACGCGGAGAGATTGCCTGCACCCGCATATTTATCCCAATCTGCTTTGAATATTCGCGCATTTAAATCTTCCAACACTTTCTCACCGTCTGCGCGGAGCCATTCTCTAAAAACGTCCATATAAGTTTGATAAACTTTATCCCATACTTTAATTTCCAAAAACTCATTTTCTTTTATAAGATTTAATTTATCAATCTTTGCAAGGAAATCAATTGCTCTATTGTCTAAGAAATACCAAACAGAACTTTCTTTGTTCTTACACATGGCTTTTAGATAACGATTAAATTCATAAACCTTAAATGCTAATTGTCTCTCTTCTGTATCCAACGGAACCATATCCTGCTTTACCAGCGTTGAGAAATTTTGTAAGGTTAATCTTGTTTTCTTATCGCAAGTTTCCCAAATATACCACGCCATCGCAAGTTTGCGTTCCATCATCTCATCAAATGCGCCAGCCTTGATAAGCGAAACCATTGACTGTTTTGTTGGCTTGATGCGATTATAGAAATCTTTAATAGAATAATATGGACGATTTTCTATGATTTTATTTACCAAATCATCGTTAACATTTAACAATGCTTTCATTCCAAAAAGGATACGATGATTTTTAACGTCTGGCTTAAAGCCAAATCCAGAAGCATTAATATCAACCAGGCTGACATTAATACCAGCATTAATAATTTCATTTAAAGCCTTTGCTACTTTACCATAGTCAGTGCTTGTAGCTTTCTTTTTCTTTTCAATTTCAGTATCTTCTTCTTCATCATACAGCACTTCGCCATCTTCATCAACAACATCTTCTTCAAGAGAACCGCTGTTTACAACGAGACACGCAGTATCCCAGTAGATTGGGTCCCAATGGGTGCCAAGGTAGAGGGTTTGCGCGCCCACGAATGAATATGCGAGTGCATGAATAAGTGAGAATGAATAACCCATCTGCGGCCCGGCGCCAAACTTCCAAACATATTGTCCCAAGGCGGAGCTCGTCGCTCTCTTTAGAACCTGCTCTCTTAGAGCAGGGATTTTTGACATTTGCTTTTTACCGACAATTTTACGCGCGTTGTTTGCTTCGCTCAGGCTAAAGCCGCAGATGTGTTCATCCATTAACATTTTCATAAGTTGCTCTTGGCTTGGTGGAACACCATAAGATGATTTAAAATATGGTTCCAAATATTCTTGTTCTTCTTTAGTTAAACCATATCTATCCATCTCTTGATACCAAAGGTTTATGTTGTTTTTGTATCTATAATATTTATCAATGGGTCGCTCTTGACCTTCTTCGCCCATCAAACGAATTAGACCATTGGCGTCAGCCATTTCAAGAATTGTTCTTGGCTTTAATTTCTTTGCGGCTTTGGCGCCATCCATACTATCAAACTGGAAAGTATTAATAACCGATACTTCTCCAAGAGCGTCCCACATTTTAGTATCTGTTTCAATTGGCAGAACTTCCGGATGAAGATATTTATTGTATATCTCGCGCAGACTTAAATCCTTTTCAATTTCTCCATCCTCTTGAAGGAACTGAATAGTTTGAACAATCTTATCCTGAACTTCGGTTACGAGGAAGTCATACTTTGTATTGCCCATATACTCTACATTATGTAAATCCCATTGAGTGATAATCTCACCTTTTGGAGTTTTCATAAATGCGCAATGTTCAAATGGGTCTCCATCAAATAATATAATTCCAGAAGCGTGAGAGCTGCGCTTATTGCAAATACCTTCAATACCTACAATAATATCTAATAGACCTGGGAAGTTATTAATTTCTCGTATGAAACTTGTTACAGGTCGTCTATTTAATTCATCATTACCCTCAATAACATCTTTGATAGGCCATAGGAAACCACGCTCCTGTGGAATAAGTGATGCCATATATTGGGCTTGGTCAACATCAATACCGTCGGGATAGTCTTCACTGCGATAACCGCGGCACGCGGTTAGGATAGCGGACTTTGTGCCTTCTGTTCCAAACGTAGCAATGCGCGTGCATCCAAACAATTTCTTTGCCCATTCTGGAACTTCAATATTAAACATTTGACTGCGCTCGGCCGCAATCTTTTGAAGAATTATTCCAATCTTAGAAGGACAAAGGTCAATATCAATATCACCGAGTTCAATTCTCTCATCATTAAGATATCTAAAAAATGGTAACTCCCATTTGATTGGGTCAAGTTGTGTGATACCCATAAGATAATGATTTAATGCTGCGCACGAAGAACCTCTTCCTGCGCCGACCATCGAGCCGCACTCCCAGATAAGGTCAATATAATGTTGAAGAGTATTTGGATAACGAAACATATTAGTTTCGAGTTTCTCACTAATAATACTTTTAACTCTTGCTTCTTCTTCGAGTTCATCAATATATCTGTCGTCATGCAATAATCCTTTTTGTTCAAGGGTTTTAAAGCATTCATTTACCCAATATCTATCTTGAATATCATCAGATGCAAATAATCTATGAAGATTTGGATAATTGCCTGCCCAATCACTTTTAGGATAATCTTTAACATCAACTCTTGGAATATCTTGCTTATGAAACAATGAATATCTTTCTACTTTATCATAAATATCCATTGTGTCATTCACAACCTTTTGCGCAAAGTCAATATCTCCATCAAAAGTTTTTGCCAATAAAGTTGTTACTTCGTCATAATCCATAAGATAAGTAAATTCATAAAATGAATCTACCTCTCTATCTCCTTCTTTAGAATTGAGATAGGCTTTATGAACTGAACGTTCATTTTTAGTTAAATAGTGTGCGTCAGTGCCAACTACCATTTTAATATTGTAATATGCGGCAATCTTGCGCAACGTTTGATTAACTGCTATTTGCTCGCTTGAAGTGCCGGGCGCACACTCTATATAGAAATCTTCTTTGAATAAGTTTAAACAATATTCAAGAAAATCAGTTATTTTTTTATAATATAATGTTGCGTTTGTCATATCATTAATCTTTTTAGATGCTAGATATAACAAAACATTTGAAGAAAGTTCGCCGCCAATACATGCGCTTGTTGCAATTAGATGATTAGGAAATTTATTTACAATTTCTGTTAATTCATCTTTTAATGTTGGCACCCTCTCCAATTTTCTATCGGTGTAAGAATTCATCCATGCGCGTGAGCTAAGTTCGCGCAAAGCGCGATGACCAATAGCATCTTTTGCTATTAGAATAAAGTGATAATATTTTTGACCATTAATTCTATCATTTACTAGATATATTTCATTTCCAAGAGCCAATTTGAAAGTTGGATTCTTCTCTTGGATTTTATTCATATACTTTTCTGCTTCTATATGCGCCGATAGGCATTCATGGTCTGTAATTGCTATTCCAGATAAACCTAATTCAATCGCTTTGTCAATTAAATCTTCTGGCTTATTAATAGCGTCAATTAATCTTATATTACTATAAATTGTATGATTATGGACACCAAAATAAGTTTGCATTATCAAACCTCCATCTTTATCATACTTATATTATATCATAATTTTTAATATAAATCAAACCACTACTACTAACTTTTCAACTGCGCGAGTTATACCAGTATACATATATCTGCGGCGTTCGTCTGGCAGACGCGGCCAGCCAGATTCTTGGAAGAGTAGAACTTTATCCCACTCGCTACCCTACGCTTTCCACACCGTAATAGCGTATCCAAAGTTGCCGTGCAGCGGCACTGCCATTTCGTATTTTTTTCTAATGGTATACTCTTCTCTACCTGTTAGACTTGGCTATCCTGTGAGTATTTCGTTATAATCAAAAGGTAGAAAATCAAACTGCTCTCCTTCTTCGTCGCCTGATATTGTTGCTACCAACACAGGAACAGAGAACTACTCACCGCGTATCTACCAGGGATACTTCCAGTCTTGCTTCTCCATCTATATGACCTTACCAATAATGCCATTGGTTAATGGATTCTCCAAATTAGAGCATATGTCCCATTCATTATGGAGATTGATTAGCTTGTCTCCCAGTTGAGGCTCGGCCGCAAACTGGTAGGCTTGCCGCAATTGCTAATTTAAATTATTCTTTGTTCTGTTCGTTGCGCACAAAATCTAGTCAGCCCATGTTAGCATAGATGTATTTAAATCATTTCGGTTGATTAACATAACTTCTTCATTCTACGCTGGGAACGTCGCTACTGGCTTACCTTCGCGCACGTGCATTGATAAGCGAATGATTTCGCTCTCTTGCGCTTGGCGCATAATTTCGTCAAGGAAGATATGCGGGTTATCAAGAACATGATTGTTTGGGTCTTCGCCAGAACCATCGGGGACGGGAGGTAACTACTCTGGATCGCCGCAGGCGAGGATATAGAAGTGATAAGAACATAACAAATTCCACATATCTTTTGGAAGCATTGAAACTTCGTCTACTACCACGACTTTGATTTCTCTCTCCATCTCCGATGGTCTTTTTGGAGTAAAGAAATACTTGCCGTTGGGCATAAGTTTTGCGTGATAGATTAATTTATGTGCTGTTGTAGCATCAGGGCAACCCTTATTTTTTAATACATTTGCTGCTTTTCCAGTATATGCTATATAACGAACCTAATCTAAATATAATCCCATAGCAGATATGATAAATTTTATCAGCGTTGACTTACCTGTTCCTGCGTAACCCGATATAACTGTATATTTCTCGCCATTACGATAACGTTCAAGGGCTATCTTTAATCCATCGCTTTGTTTTTTCGTAAGCTCCATTATCATGTCTCACCACCCAATCTGTATACTCTTGGAACCATACATTATATCTGCTTGCGAAATATTGACAAGTATCTTCGCCGTCGAGATTATCAAAGACGTACATGTGATATTTATCCCAAAACTCTTTGTCATATTTCTCTTCAATAGCATCGCGCAGATTCCATAAACTTCTACCATCTGTTAAAAACTCGCTAAAATCATACTGATCTAATAGCATCACATTGTATTTAAAAGCTGCGTCATAATCACATTGTTCTTTTATCCACTTAGTTGCATATTCTCTTGTCATTTATTAATTACTCCTATTTTTATTTCTACATATATTATATTATATTTTTTCCTCAGTGTCAAGTTTTTGGTCTAGAATTTTGAAAACCAATTTTTGGTTTGTGCTGTCGGTTGCGCTGAACGTCACCGGCCCGCTCAGTTTAAAATCTCTTTCATCTGCTTCCCATTCACTAATAATTTTTCCTGTATCTTTATCTATAATTTGAACTATCATTCTTTAACCCCCCAAATAAAAAAGGGGCTATGGTGTAACCCATAGCCCTGTAAATTAATCTACAAAGTAATCATAAGCCTTTGCCGCATATACCTGTCTTGAATAATAGGTAAAAGCAGCGCAGCGTTCATAGCATTTAGCGAACATTAAAGCCGTATCATTTGTATTTGTCAATTCTAAAAATTGCTTATATTTATATCCATAAGCAAAAACAAAGCCAAATGTGTTTAATTCGTATTCAATTGTATCTTTTAAATACTCTAATTGAACTCTTAAATCAGAGCCATCTGGTAAAGTGGAATAAATTTTTGCCCACTGACAAATACCATAATAACTGCGTCCGCCTCCATAAAGCCAATATTGTAATGATAATGTGCCACCACCGACTTCAGCCATCATATTACCAATTATACCAGCCGCAACATAATCGTTATATTCAAGTGTTCTCGTTAAGTATAACCATACATATGTTGCGTATGGATATTCTGCGAATCTCATAGCCCAAGTGTTATAGTTGTCTTCGGTATTTAATAATTCTCTTTCTTTTTGAGCCATTTGCCATTCACGTTGAGCGCATTTGATTATACAACAATCTTCTGGATAACCCATTGCGCGAGCCGCCTCGGCTCTTTCGTGCGCCGCAGCCTGTCGCGCAATTAATTCAGCATGGTTCCCCTCAAAGAACTCGTCAATTGATAATCCCTCTGTCTCAACAAATGGAGAACTTGCATAAGCCATGTTTGTGCATCCAACAATAATAAGAACTGTTAAAAGCACTACTAATATTTTCTTTTTCATAAGACTTTCCTCCTAATTTCTTCAATTAGGCCGAAAGTTGTGTGAAATTAAAAGTAATAGGCAGACTTACTTACAATTTCATAATCTTCAATTTCAATTTGAGGACTAATTATACCGTTCCACACATTATTATTACAAGTGCCAACGATATCAATAATTACACAACCTTTTTCAGAGTATAATTTTTCATACTCTTCATGACTCGACCTAAATTTAATTAAGGACACGTCATTTGATAAGGATATTTTTAAGGTGGGTTTGTTTTTATCTTCACCCATTAAGCGCAGATTTTCTGCGGTGACGACAATGTGTTCCAATGCTACGCGCGGACGCGCGAGGCCTTGGCCCCAGATGCTATTTAACTCACCTAATTTTAAAATGGTATCTTTGTTTTGCTCCGCATCAGCGGTGCTCCAAATAAAATCAACATAATAACATTTGGAAAAATCAAAGTCCTTTAATTGATTATAAACATATTTTTTAAATGCATCTAATTTCTCTTCTAAAATAGAGATACCAAATGCAGAAGCGTGACCTTGTGCGTATTCCACATAACCACAATTTGCAAAAAATTCACGCAAATTCTAAAGTCTTGAATACTGGGAATTTCTTCCAGAACCGCGCCACGCTAATTTTGTGATTTCACCTGTTTCTTCATCAACTTCAATATACCTATTTAATAACAAAACAGGTCGCTAATATGCGTCCATAATTTCATTAGCAATTAGTCCAGTAATATTCTCGTCTACTGGATCATCTAACTAAATGATTAAAACAGGGTTCACTATTAAATTATCCCTTATAATGATGTCCTCAATCATTTTTAGGCTTGTATCCCTTGCTTTGGCTTGTCTATTTTTGATATTTTTGCAATTTCTACAGGCCTGATCTACTCTTGTTTCAAAGATTCCTTTTCCTTTACACCCTCTCTTGGTCGATGGTATATATTCAAGGGCTTTAAAGTCTAGCATTGCTTCAAACAAGAGTATTTTTTCCTCTAAACTACCAACACGAACAGTCGCATTGATGTAAGGGGCAATGTAGAAAGATACTTTAAACGGTGTTACTCCATCATTTAAATAATATTTCTACGATTCCGCGAAGGCTTTTAAAAATTCATTCTTAAAATGTGTTAATCCAAGATCAATTATTTCCTTTGTTTCAAAGTTCTTAATGTCCATCATATCTGATATAATTCCAATAGCCACAAGATCTAGTAAATCATCTGCGTAGGATTTGTTTAATAATTTGTCTAAATATTGACAAAATTTATAAACCACGCCTACGCCAGACAATGATTTGTTTGGATAATTGCTTAATTGATTGTTAATCACACAAGCATATTCCGATACTTGTTCTGCCTCGTGATGGTCCAATACGAGAACATCAACTCCGCGCTCGTAGAGCGCTTTGTGTTCGTCATATTGATTGCTGCCAGCATCTGGTATAATTACTAGTTTTGCATCTGCTGGGATTGTATCCAAGATAATACCGTGCTATTTGCCTTCTTGGACACGATAGATGATATTCTATTGCACTGTGCCTGGGAATAGACAATTAAGATAATTTAATAATGTGGCTGCGGCAGTAAATCCATCTACATCAGGATCTACCTATACGAAGATTTTATCTCCAAGAGCCAGATGCTTGATTAACATTTTTGCCCCATCATCAATATTATCCAATAGTGCTGGATCAAGAATGTCCTCTATCGTAGTGTTAAGATAGTGATTAATGTCTTTCGGGTGCATACCCCGAGTCATAAACACCTGTTCAACCGGCGTAAAATCCTCAATTGCCGGGATGCTAGGTGTTAAAAGTTGATATTCCATAGAATACTCAACCTCCTTTCATTAAATCACCATCAAACTATTTAAAAATTTTAATATATAAATTAATCACTATTGACCTCACACCTTACTACATACGTTCTTTGAATAATTGTAAAAATTTATCTTTACCGTGGTCAATAGGTGATGATTTATAATCCGTTATTTTATTTTTGTCTAAAATATAAGATATTTGAACATAGTTCTTATATTTAGCCTATATCTTTTTAAGATTACTAATCAAGTGGCGATATTCATCATCGCCAATATACTGAAACTATCTATCAAACGCAATTATTATTTCTTGCGCTCCAGCATCAATTAATAACTATATCTAATATGAAGATATGCTGCTGCCGCAGCAGGCTACAGATATATCACTTTCAAATCCAAAATATGTTTGGTATAAAAGCGCACTTTTTTCGCCCTCAAATACTATTGCTTTTCTTACTTTTGGAATGATACATCTTGAATTATTAAAATTATATAAATTTAATCCAAGAGGATGATTATATAAAATTCCATTTACTTTAATTGGTCTATATTTACCATATCTTTCTGCGTCTTCCGCAACTACTGTGCGCCCGCGCAAACCAATAAATCTGCCATTTTTATCAAAATGGGGTATGGTAATCTAATCGCCCCCTGGATAAAATCCAATTTCTGCGTGTTCCAATACTTGCTATGAAATACCCTCATTTAACCAAGGCGTAATTTTTACGTCATAATTGAAATTATTTAAAATAGTATCATCATATTCTTCTAATACAATATTAGGAGCAGATACTTGTATATCTTTTATCCGAGAATAGTTTGCCAAAATTTTCCAATCTTCTAATCCATCGGACGAAGGACTATTTTCTTCTCTGCCTGCAAAACCAAAATGCTACGCTATCCATCTTACAGCATCATTTAAATCATATTGTAAATGATGCTGTAAACCCATTACTTTAATACAAAGTTGAAATATATCAAATACTGGTTCATCACAACCCGTATAACATCTAAACAATCCTGTATTTTCATAATAATAAAGTTTGCGCGAAGCATCTTCATTAATGCCATTATGGCAGATTGTGCGGGCAATGAGCCCAGTTGGGCATCGCTCAGGCTCACCGCCCCAATCTTCTAACAATTCCTATATATTATAAATTGATAAACTCTCTCGGATTTCTTGTTTATCAAATACTAACATTTATGAAATAGTTACCTTTGTGCATTTATATAATAATCCACATTCATCATTAACATATTGAATTAAGAAATCCTGCGGATTAATATTTTTTTCAGAATTTTTACGAGATTTAAGTAGTTCATTAGCAAAGCTCTTTGGCATAATATATTCAACGCTACCTACTTTTTCCATTCATTTGTCTCCTTTAAAAAGCACTTTCTTCAACTAATTTAATTTTTATATCGTCCATTTGGATTAACTCATAATCCCATCCAGTAGCAAACATAGGCTCAATGCGGCAGGTGCCTAAATCTGCCTTGCACCAGAGATAAATACCTTTGTAGCGGCCTCGTCTATTTTTATAAATAGACATTTTTATCATAGGCTTTGGGAATGTTGATTTTGACAGGATTGGTTCAAGGGCTTGAATATCTCTATCCCTTGCCAACAGAAGCAAACTGCCATAGTCAATCTTATCAGCAATACTTTTTGCCCCGCGAAGAAGATTTTGGTCGGGGGTTTCCGCGTCTTGATAGTCTGCGTTTAACTGTGTAGCAGACATAATAAATATTCCATATTGATTACACAAATCCTTTAATCTATTGGATAGCATAAAGAGAATATTATCTTCTCTCAATCTCACGCCACCACTGCGGCGAGTGACTTCTTCAAGAATTTTCATAGAAGTCATAATATAATCATGGAATACATATTTAATATCATGCTCACGGATATTCTTTTTAATGTGATTTTCCACGTCTTGCAAGGAAAAATCTGGCAGTTCATCAATAAATAATGGACTTTCTGATAACAGTCTTGCCGCTTCCATTACTCTTTCTTCTTCATTTCCTTCATATTTACCATTAATGATATGCTCCTCATTAACATTAGAAAGAAATGCCAACATCATTGTTTGAATTTCAGATTTTTCTTGTTCGGTTGTAATAAATAATGTCGGCTGCGCCGCGCCTGTTTTTATCCAACCTAAAAATTCATCATATATTTTAGAGCAGCCGATATAACAGGCATCCGCAATCATTGAACGCGTCTTGCCGACGCCAGTAGCGGCCGAGCGCAAGTAGAATTTCTTTAATCTCGCTCCGCGAGTAACAGTATTCACAAATGGGCCATATAATGGCACACCTACTTCTGGACGAAATTTAAAACTTTCAATTAAGTCAAAAATACCGTCTCCGGCCTGCTCTGATTCATCGTAGCATTCATCAACATATTTTATACGAATAGCGTCAATCTTATTATCTATTAAATCGGCTAATTGATTTAATGATGAATTATCTAATGAATCCTCTTGGATTTGTTTCTTTTTTAAATCCAAGATATTATCAGGGTCGTAAATATCTGTTACATCAATTCCAAAATTGTCATATGCTCTAAGCAAAGAGAACTTTTTTAATCTGTTATAATAGTAATTAAAGGTCTCTTCTGTCGCTGCTTCAGCTATCTTCAATAGCCATTCGTCGCCTTTTTGGGTCTTATAAACCGCTTCACTTTTTGGGCGAGTTGATAAAAAGTCATTAATGTTTATTAAAGAAATTTTTTGAACGCCTAATTCGTGTAATTTAAAAATTGAACCAAATACAATCTTGTGAAACTGGTCTGGAAAATCATCGTCTGTTATTGTATATTTATCTGTTTCATCCAAAAGGGAAGGGTTATTAAATACAGTTCCAATAACCTGCATAATCGCAGTTGTATCAACATATTTAGAACTCATTTTTCAACCTCCCTATCTAAAAAACTAAAGAATTTCTTCTTTTTCATCTTGCGCTCGGGTGGAGAAATTTGAATTACAATTTCATTAGGCTTATAATCAACTAATTCTTTATCAGCGTTTTTTTGCTGTGCCACCCACAAATCATAGTAATATTGTCTTGCTGTGTTGTAAATCCAAGGAACAATGCCAATGCCGCCATTAGCCTTATCTATTGAATTATTTTTTACTTCATAAAAATAAGTTAAACTTCGTCTTATTCCAGAATATGTATAATGATTTTCTTTAACGTATTGTTCAATTTGCTTCTAAATTTTAACAGTTAATTTATCTATGTTGAACAAATATTTTATATATTGCTCTAACTTTTCTTTTTCAATTTCTTCTTCGCTTTTATTTTTTTGCGCCTGCTCGGCGCAGGCCTTATGAGCGTAGCGCCGAGCATTTATCATTACAAAATCTTCTTTATTTGCATCAAACTTCTCGTTACAATAAAAACATTTTACAATATGTTTTGCCATATTATATCATCCTTTAAAAATAAAAAGACAAGTTAAACTTGTCTTTTTATTTTAGAGTATCTTTTAACTCTGTAACAATCAGATAGACAAAATCTGCTTGGTCTCTAGTTGTATCGGCAATCTTCTTTCCCTTGCCGAGATATTTTTCAACAATTGAAACAATCTTTGGTCCATTGTTTTGTGGATCTTTCTGCATCAACGGCTGAATAATATTTTGGAACTCTTCCATCAATGCATCATAGTCGTATTCAGTTGTTTCCTTAACGCTTGTTCTTTCGTCTGTTACATACTTATTGTCATTTTCTTTGGCTTCTTTGTCAATTGCTTCATTTAAAGCCTTAACCAGTTCATCATATCCGAGAGGAATTTCAGGCTTCATATATTTGAAGCGGCAGCCGCACTCAACACTATTATCCAAAGAGCGCATAACAAGTGTGCGCTCGCCAGTAACATCGTCTAATCTGGCATATGCATAAATATCTGCCATATCCTTTGCGATATTGTTGAGAGAAGTCTGTGCCGTAGGCACAGTTTGGTTATACTCTGAGCCGTCCTTGCGCTTAAATGTCTTATCCTTGTCATGAGAAATAAACACGAGCGCATAACCAAGTTGGGTAATTGTTCTAAAGCAATCTTCCAACTCTTTCTTATACTTGGCCCAGCCATTGTTAGACCATCCACCATCGCCAATATTATCAATACCAAGTTGATTGCAGATATATTTTTCACAAAGTGAACCGGCAACATCAATTGTATCAATAATAATGCTCTTAAAAACTGTCTTTACTTCTGGCTTTTTAAGTTCTCTAATTACTTCCTTGAACTCACTCCAGCGAGTAATATCTTGAACCATAACGCCAGGCAGTGTATTATATCCTTTTTCAAAAGCCAGAATTAGAGCGCCAGGGAATTTGGAGCACAAGGTTGTTTTACCAACCTTGGCGGCTCCAAAAATATAAGTAATATATCCACTTAAATCCCTAGAAACTTTATTCGGCTCAATTGCTAACAAATCAATTGCCATATCGCATCTTCCTCATATTATTAGAAATTGAATCCAGTATTATCGCTTGCGGCGGCTGCGGGAGCAGGAGTGTTTCTGGATGCCTGATACTCTTCTTGACGGCTCTTTACCGTAGCAAGATAAGTCTCTCTGTCGCTCATAGCCTTTACAAGTTCCTTTGCAGTCAAGTCAAAATCTTCTGGGCTGTCATTGGCTTCGCTACCATAGGAATATGTTTCCTTGGCTCCACCAGTGATAAGCCATTCCTTGCGAGAAGAGGTTACAGTTCTTACGCTATCCTCGCCCCAAGCAGACTCTTCGGTATAAGTCTTGATAACAGTTTGAGAAATCTGTCTGCCCCAAAGTCTAGTGAATACGGGGTGCTTTGGAGAAGCATCCAGGCTCTCATAATAATCCATCGCTCCTGGGTTTGTTGCGATAAAATCAACAGGAAGAATAGCATTTCTAAAATCAAAGACACAACCATGAACTGTTACTTTTTCCTCGGTATTGGTATCAGGATTGGCCTCTGTGCGATTGACGCTGGTGATAACCATATCAACCTTAAAAGTATTGCGCTCATTCTCGTTCTCATTCAGCATATCAACAATATGAATAAAACCGCCCTCATTGCGCTTTGCAGAAACCAGTTCTTCAGCTCCGTTGCGGCTAGAATAGAACTCATTTAGTCCAATAGCAGAGTCAATACGAACCTTAGCCGCATTTTCCTTGCCATTTGCCATTACGGTCTTATATTTGCCATTAACAATATCATTGAGAATGGTATAAGTGCTGTTTGCGCTACCCTTAGAGGTAGTAGGAGTTACATAAGTGAAATGGATAGATACGATATTTGTCATTGCATTATCAGTTGCAATGTCAAGATTGCCCATAATAAATGGGGTGCCAGGGTTCTTGGAATTTTCTCCAGTTACACGAGATTCCAGTTTGTGTTCGTAAATATAACCTTCTACATGAGTCTAATTAATTGTCTTACGCATTATTTTTTCTCCTTTAATTTAAATCAATAGTTTTTCCTAGTTCAGTAATACAATAAATAACCGGATCTTGTCCAACTTTCTCTACATACCCATCACTAACTAACTTGCGGATTGCGCCGGACACTGTGCGCGAGGAGATGAACATTCCATCGGCGATATCCTTTGATTTCCAAGTTTCATGATCGGCATTTTCCTGTAAGAAGGCTAAAATCTTCTTACCGTTTTCAGTAAATAAGGGCTTATCCTCATTACTGGTATTACCTTTAAATTTTTCCCAATACTCAGTTAAATTATCGGGCATTGGATTCTTTTCAAAATTGCTCTCAACATAACTAATAAAATCTTGTTTTAATGACATAATATTTAAAACCTTTCTTTACTTTATATATCTATTATATCAAAATTTTATTTAAAAATCAAATTTTAATCAATTAATCAAAAATTCTTCTGCAAATGGGAGAGTCTCAATCCATTTACAAAATTCGCGCCATTCTGGGAGGCGATGGTCTTTACGTTGAATGTAAATATTGCGCAAACAGCGATAATTTGTGGTCATTCGCGCAGTTAAAATAAAACCAGCAGGATTAGAATAAAGAATTTCAAGATATTTTCTTCTTAACAGTTCATTATATTCATCTTTACTAATGCTATAGTCATTCATAATTACTTCTGGCTCTTCTTTCCACGCATTATATTCTGCTACTTTTTCTTTCATAACTTGAATAATGCGCGGGTCTACAAACTCGTTATAAGCTTTATCAAGGTCAAACTTTGTAATTCTATGCATTGTAGACTGCGAAGAAACGAATTCAAGGAAGCGATACCGCTCCGCTTCAACCCAGGCCTTATTTGAGAAAGTTAGATCAAAATTAACTCTAATTCCAGTTAAAAACTGATTATGAGCCTGATTACCAGTTTTTGTAGCATCAACCAATTTCTTTCCGCGAGAAATGTCTTTTTCTTCCATTTCGCGCATCCCTACCTCGGTGCGCATTGGGTATCCAGAAGCAATAATGCTTTCCTCTAAATCATAAATTTTTACATTACTTACTACACTCATAATTAATCCTCATTTGTTAAGGAGTAACCTGCAAAATTGCCAAATTCTCTTTTTAAAAACAGTTCTAATTCATCAATAAAAACAGGCTTTTCAGTTTCATAATTTTTATCTACAAAATCACGATAAGATATAATGTCAAAACCAACTAATCCATATGCTCTTGCCTTGTATCTCATAGCATCTGGATTGTAACAAACCAAAACTCCATTGTTTTCTTTTGCTAATAACATCAGACGGCCCGTTTTTCCGGAGCCTCTACCATCAATAACTCTATACACTATTATTCCTCACTTAATACTATATCCAAAATCTTTTGCGTGAAAATAATTTTGCCAGTAATCTTCTCGGTCATTTAGTTGAGAACGGTCACACTCTTCTATAACTTCAAATGTAAAATTCTCAACTCCAAGAGAATACATTGCTGGGTAAAGTTTGTTTTGTGTCCAGTCTTCTGCGCCGACTCCTCGCTTGACGTGCTGCTTCCAGCGGTCTGCGATATTTGCGGCTTGGCCGACATAACACATTTGATTTTCAATATTTGTTATTTTATAAATGCCAGTATGAACGCCTGGGCCAATAACTCTGCCAATCATGTCGGTGAGAGGACGCTCATAATAAACTTTATAAATAACTTTGTTTAATGGGGTTTTATCTCTTAAATATGGAAGCACTTCGCGCAAGCGTTTTACCTCATTTACATCATCTATTGACAGACATACCCGATAATAATCTTGCTTTTGTTCCATTTCTAACTTGCGCTAAGCCGCATCTAATGCAGTCTAAACATCTTGCTGAAGCGCAATTATTCGTTCGTTCCAATATGAAAACTCTTTCTATTTTGACTCAATTGCTTCTTGGTATTCAGTTGCGCCCTCTTCCAAAAGGTCTAAATAAATCTGTTTGGCTTCTTCTCTCTTTTGGAACAAATCATCGCTAATTCTATCAACTTCCTTTTGATAACTATTTTCAGCGATATTTAAAGCCTAACTATATAGATCATTTGCAGCCCTTTCTTGAGTTTCCTTTAAGTTCTGTAAAGCCCTATTTAATTCATCTCTTTTGGACTCTGCTGCGGAACAAGATTCTTTAAGTCCAGCCAACTAATTAAGTTTAACTTTCTATTCATCTAATAAAGCAATATTTTCAGATGATAATATTTTATTTTTTTGTTCTAATTCTTCATTCTAATTTTTGGTTTTTTCATCTAACTAAATAAATTGTTTTAATCTTGGTCTTAATATTAAATAAACTCCTGCACTACCCAATATCAAGCCAAGAAAAATATACAAAATAGTCAAATAAATAAAATGGGGTGGTAAAAAAACCACCCCTAATATAATTTAATTACTCTTCGTCCGCGTCAGGATCGAAGGCCATGCCAGCATCAGTCAGACTAAGGAACTTGACAGCCTTGTGAGAGCCATCAGACAGCTCGATCTCAGCAGGAGTGCGGATACCAAGATTCTTGCGCTGAATAGCACTTGTGAAAATGCCATCAACTGAACGCTTCTCCAAACCGAGAGCCTCAGCAACATCAGCAGCAGTAACGTCCTGACCCTGGACAGTCTTCAAATACTCAAGAACTTTCTTAGAATTTTCCTTCATAGCCATAATAAATTTCTCCTTTTTAATTAAAACATTTTTTTTCTTCGGTATTTTCTACCTTGTGTAAAAATTATAATAAAAAATTTTTTCTTTGTCAAGTATTTTTCTCTAAAATATTTTGGATTAATTCGTCAATTTCAAACATATCTTCTGGGTCAAGTTTTCCTGATAAGTGAATAATCTCGTTTTGAGCCTTACGCACTTCCTCAGTATCGTCGCTACGTTCGATAATCAACTCTAAGTTAGCCATTTGCTGGGCCAACTTCCTTAATTCTTTTGCTTTCATTAAAATTTTTTCATCCTTAATTTTTACAGATTTATTATATAAAAAATTTTTTTATTAGTCAAGATATTTTTTTAAAAATTCTTCTTCGGTAAGAATTGGGATATTTAACTTTTTTGCCGTCAAATTCTTTGAAGAATTGGATTGAGCATCATTATTAATTAAGATACTCGTGTTTTTTGTCACCGATGAAACACTCTTTCCACCGGCGGCCGCAATTGCTTGTTCCAATTCTGCGCGGTTCTTAAAATGATGTAAAGTTCCTGTAATAGCAATCTTCATATCTTTCAAACTTTGATTATTACTCTCTTCTGGTTCTTCATAGGTAATATTTAATATTTTAGCCAATTCATCAGCCTGTGAATAGTCAAATTTTAAAATACTATCTTCTGTTGTCCAGCCGAAGTCTTCCAAAAGTGTAAAATCAAAATGAGAATTTACTGCGTCTCTAAAACTTTCCCAAGTTTTAAATGTTTTTGCGAGAGTTTTAGACATTGATGTGCCAATAAGAGGAATTCCAATGGCGCAAATAAATTTATCTAATTGACACTCTTTACTTGCGGCAATAGCATTTAGATTATTTTCTACTGATTTAACACCAAAACCCGGCTTTAAAATCCACTCTTGCTTATATTGCTCAAGATTATACATATCTAATATACTATTTACCCAGCCCCAACTAATCAGTTTTTCAAGAGTTGCCTCCGAAATTCCCTTAACGTCAAGACCTTTTTTACCAAGAAAATGGTTAATTTGATTAATTAATTTGCCTTCGCAATTAGGATTTGAGCAGTATAATTCGTTAGTATTAGTGTCAGAAGTAATTATTTCTGTTGGCTCGCCGCAAATAGGACAGACTTTTGGAATATCAAAATGAAAATCTTCAAAAGAAATTCTTTTTTCTGCTTTACTAATTTGAGGGATTATCATATTAGCCTTATAAATCCAGATTTTTTCTCCTTTATAAGGAAAATTGCCAAGTAATTCTTCTCTAATATTTAAATTATGTAAACTTGCTCTATTACAAATTGCTCCATCTATTTCAATATCATCATAGATTGCTATTGGAGTTAATACACCGGTTCTTCCCATTGACCACTCAATATCTTTTAAGGTTGTCTCATATTCATCATCATAGAACTTGTAAGCAATAGCATTTTTAAAGTGGTGGGAAGTTTCTCCTAAAGATTTTCCGTAGTCAATATCGTCAAATTTGAATACTAATCCATCTATTGGATAGCCTTGTTCAAAACATAAGTCTTGAATATCCTTAATGGCATAAGTAATATTTTCTTGCGTCCAAGGAACAATAGAAAAATTATATTGACTTAATAAAGAAAGTTTTTTAACGAATGAATTTTCTTCTTCAAACCCTTTAACTACATCCCAAGCGATAAAGGTCAATTTGCGGCGGGCGCACTCATTAGCATCTAAAAGTCTAATAGAGCCCGCCGCAAAATTTCTTGGATTCTTGAAATCTTTAGCAAAGGTTTGAAAATCGTGTGCTACGCACACTATTTCGCCATCAACAATTAATTCAGACTTATAAGCAACTTCATTAGGTATTGATGGAATTACTTTAGCATTATGAGTAATATCTTCACCAATAATGCCATTACCTCTTGTTTCTGCGGTAACTAGTTTTCCATTTAAATAACGCAAAGAACAAGTTAAACCATCCATCTTTGCCATAGCAACATAGTCATGATTCCCAATAAAACTTTGAACGTCTTCCACGCTCTTTGTCTTATCTAAAGACAACATTTTATGGTTATGTTGAATTTTCGGAAGAGAAGTTACTACTTCATATGAAATTTGTTGAGTTGGCGAATCGTCATAGCGAAAATTAGTTTCATTTTCTAAAGCAAGGAGTTTAAAATACATATCATCCCATTGCTTGTCAGAGATTTCAGAATGACCTTCATCATATTTTGCGGTTAAATAGTTTAATTCATCAACTAATTTTCGCATTTCTTCCATAGCCGTCATCGCTACAATCTACTCCTTACTTTATATTTATATTATATAAAAATTTTTTATATAATTCAAGTTTATACCTTACTAACACTTAAAATATTTGTATTACCTTTAATAACGATGTTTCCAATGGTATATTTTGAACTTGCCTCTGGGAGTTCTTCTGCTTTGACACATAAAGAAGTCTTATCGCCGCAAACAAGAATCAAATCCCCGTCTGAAACTAGGCAAGCTGCGGCAAGTTTTTCATCTTTCATTCCAATAGTTCCACGACCATTTCTGGCTTGAATTGGGAAGTTAGATAACTTAACTTTTTTACCCATACCAGTTTTTGAGAACATAGCAAGAGTATCTGTTTCATTTCTGATTGGTAATGCTGTAATAACTTCATCACCATCGCGTAAATTAATACCCTTATTGCCCATTGCTGTTCTTCCAGCAGTTGGGAAATCTGTTCCTTTACATCTGATAATATATCCATCTTTTGAAAGAATTAGAATTTGCTCTTCATTAGCGAGGAATACTGCGGCCAGGCTATCATCTCCATGGAAACCAAGTGCTTTAATACCAGCCTTTTTCTTAACTCCAGTATATTCCTCAAGCGCGGTGCGCTTGACGTATCCCTGCTTTGATACGAAAACAACATATTTGGCATCTGTATCACGATAGATTGAATAAATCAAAACCGGTTTCTCTCCAGGGTTCATAGAAACGAGTGCGCGCACAGGAGTTCCCTTTGATGTGTTTGTTCCTTCTGGAATATCATCTACGATAAGACGATACATATTACCTTGGTCGGTGAACACCATCAGGCTATCAACTGTATTAGTTCTTAATACCATTGAAGTAATTTCATCCTGTGTTTTTACACCCTTACCAGCTCTGCGCTGTGCGCGGAATGATGTGGCCGGAATACGCTTGATACTGCCAGCTTCCGTAAGAACAACAACAACTTTTTCTGGAGGAATTGCCGCAATTTTCTTTTCTTCGGCGTCTTTTGTTTCTGCAATTTGAGTTAATTCTGTTCTTCTGGCATCGCCATATTTACTCACAATTGCGCGAAGCCTTACTTGAAGTTCTTGAAGGGGGTTCTCAAGGATTGCGTTATAATGATTAATTTCTTCCTTTAAACCTTCAATTTCTTCATTCAATTCAATCTTTTCTAATCCTGCGAGTTTACCAAGTCGCATATCTGTAATAGCCTGCGCCTGGGCTTCAGTAAAATCATATCTGGAGCACAGCTCCGCACGAGCGGCTGCTGCAGACTTCGATTCCTTAATCAACGCAATAATATTGTCAATATCTTCAAGAGCCTTCAGCAAACCATTATCAATTTCAAGTTTTGCTTCGGTTTTCTTTAAATCATATTTAACTTCTCTACAGATACAATCAGTATTATGTTCAATATAGATTTTACAACAATCTGTTAAATTTAACTCTGTAGGAGTTTTACTAATTAAGCCAACCATATTATAAGAAAAAGAACTTTGTAAATCTGTTGACTTAAATAATTGATTAATAATAGTATTTAATTTAGCATCTTTCTCACATTCAAGCACAAGTCTAAATCCTTTTTTATTTGTGCTTTCATTGCGAATGTGCTTAATTCCTTCAATATCGCCATCTTCGCAAGCCTTACCAATTTGTTCCATAAGACTTTCGGTGATAACTCCATAAGGAATTTCATAGAATACAATATTATTTCCCTCAATATTGTATTTTCCTCTAATCTTAACAGTTCCACGTCCAGTGCGCATAATGTTTGGAATATCATCTTTATTAATGACTAATCCACCTGTTGGAAAATCTGGACCTGGGAGCATTGGCTCCTTACCATCCATATAATCAAAGATAGCTTGCGCTACTTCGTTTAAGTTATGTGGAGCCCAGTTACACGCCATCGCAATTCCAATACCAGTATTTGGATTGCATAGCAAATTTGGAAAATATGATGGTAAAGTTATAGGTTCATCTTTTGTTTCAGAATAATTAGGAACAGTATCAACTACTCCTTTTTTCATTCCTATTAACATACCATCTTCAACTAAAGTTGATAAACGCGCTTCTGTATATCGGTAAGCCGCAGGCCCATCTCCATCACGATTACCTTTATTACCATGGAAATCAATTAAAGGATAGCGCATTACCCAATCTTGCGCCAAACGTGTTAGCGCACCATAGATTGAAGTATCACCATGAGGGTGCCAATCGGCCATTACATTACCAACAATATTTGCACACTTAACGTGCGGTTTTTTAGAAGTAAAACCTTGGTCATAGGTTCCATAGATAATTCTCTTTGCTACTGGCTTTAGACCAGTTTTAGCATCTGGAATTGAGCGGTCGGTATTAACAGCAACCGCATATTCAATAAAATTAGTGCCAAGTTCATCAACAAGGTCAGTTAGAATCTCGTTTGCCATTGATTACCTCCAATTGGTTTGTTAATTCTTCAAAATATTCTTCAAAATAATAAAGTTTTGTAATGATTTCTTCTACAGCTTCATTTGATAGGTCTATTGGAATATCGCCAATGCCTTTATATTCTCCGTGCTTAAATTTTCCGCAATAAAGCACTTCTCCCCATTGGTTTCTAGTTGTTAATCTATCATTCGGCATTGTACGTTGCCTCCTCTGAATGATTTTTAATATACTCTTTTCTTGGGGTTACCGCAGTTCCCATTAAGTCATCAAACAATTTCGCTGCAGCATTAGCATCGCTAATAGTAACTTTGCGGATAATTCTCTGCTCTGGGTCAATAAGAGTTTCTTCGGTGTCATCGGGGTCCATCTCTCCAAGCCCCTTCATCCGGTTGACCAGATAACTCTTTCCAACGTTTTCTTTTCTATATTCTTCAAGAGCTTCATCATTTTTTAAATATTTATAACCCTTTGAAGTTGTAATTTTATAAAGCGGTGGAACACCGGCATAGATAAATCCATCTTCAATTAATTGAGGACAGAAATTCCAAATAAATGTATAGAATAGATTTTTAATATGAGCACCATCAACATCAGCATCACTCATAATGATAATTTTACCATATCTAATCTTATTCTTATCATATGTAACTTTCATTGTTTTCGGGTCAATCTCTAATCCAAAAGCATCCATCATAGTCATAATTTCTGCGTTCTTTTGGATTTTTGAGGTATCTGCTTTATGAACATTCAGGATTTTACCTCTAACAGGCAAAACTGCCTGAAACTCATTATCTCTTGCGCTCTTAATGTTGCCAGAAGCAGAATCACCCTCTGTTATGTAAATCTCACATTTCTTTCTATCTTTGCTAAAACAATCAGCCAATTTAGAATCAAATTTGAGAGCCTTTTCTTTCTTTGCTTGCTTATCACGAACAGCATCTCTAGCTTTAGCAGCCGCTTCGCGAGCCTTTTTAGCCATTTTAGCCTTGTCCGCAATTGCTTTAATATCCTTCTCATTATTTAACAACCAAATGCGCATTTCCTCTGCGATTGCCGCAGTATAAGGGGTCATTTCAATCTTTGTGATACGCGTTTTAACCTGCGCATCATAGGCGACATTTGGCGCTGTAATATTAAATACAATATATAATCCCTCTTGGATGTCATCACCCGAGAGATTTTCTTCATCATCTTTTAACCACTTCTTATCTTTGAAAAACTTATTAAATTCTCTGGTTAAAAGAGATTTAATTTGGGTAATATGTGGCCCAACAGATGTAAGACCAGTATTAACATATGGAACAATGGTCATTGAATAATTTGATGTATAGGTCATTACCATATCAATCTTATTCTTACCATTCTCATATTTTAAATCAAAACGATGGTCAATTAATTCTTTGCCTTTAACAGCATCATCTACAAGGTCATTAATACCATTTGTTGATAAATAAGTGATTTTTTCTCCGTTATTATCTAACTTAATAGTTAAACCAGGGCAAAGACAAGATACTGTTTTAAATAGTGTTTTAAGTTCACTGATATTCACTTCTGGATTAGTAAAGAATTCTTCACTTGGTTGCCACTGAACTAGTGTTCCAGTAGTATTATTATCCCACTTTCCAGAATCTCTTTTATCAAACTCGCCCTCTTTAAACCAGATATGCTCATATTCACCATCTCTGTAGGTGATAACTTCAAGCCAATGGCTTAAAAAGGTTGGTAGTTTTGAACCAATACCAAAAGAACCAAGCGAGGTTCCTTCGTAAGTTCCATCTTCTCTATATTTACCAGAAGTATTGAGGACACTAAATGCTGCTTCAAGAATTGTTTTTCCATCGTCTCTAAAACTATTCGGAATAAATCCCTGGCCGTTATCTTCAACAATACAAGTTGTTCCTAAAATAGAAACGTTAATTGTTGAACCGTGACCAAGCCGGTATTCATCAACCGCATTAGAGAAAATCTCAACTAAAAGCTGAGTAGAATAGGTCGTATCACCACAATATACCTGCGGCCGCAGGCGAGTAAACTCTAATGGGGATAGCGACTCAATACTTTCCTCAGTATATAAAGTTTTATCTACTGCCATCAATCTTCTCCTCTCTATGGTTTAATAGACATAACATATTGGTATAAACGTTCCCAATCTTCAAACTATAATTCAACACCATCAACCAGACCAATGACTGGATTATGACGGATTTTTTCTTTTATTTCATTATATTTGCAAGCACATTCTTCTATATCCCATTTTTCTATATCAAACTTAACAATTATAATATCATTAGGCTTTAATTCTTTTTTAATTAGCTAAATCTATTTTTCCATATTATCCTCCCTTATATACTTATATTATATCATATAATTTTATATAAGTCAAATTTTACCCGTTGCTAGTTTATCAGCAAATTCATTCCATTTATTTCCAGCATGACCTTTAACTTTCTATAAATTAATTTTATATCCTTTTTGCCAATATTCAAAAAATGGCTTAATTAAATCTAAATTCTCTGGAGTTTTATTATCAGACTTAATCCATCCATTTTTTGCCCAATTAAACATCCAAGAGGTTAGAGTATTAACAGCATATGCGCTATCACTATAAACTACTGGAGATTTGTCTCCAAAGCGCAAAAAAGACCATAAAATAGCTTTCAATTCTTCCCGATTATTGGTTGTATTGTCGCTGCGCTCCGAGTGATAGGTGATTAAATTTTCATCATCATCTAATACGACTACTCCAAATCCTCCTGGACCTGGATTTCCGGAGCAGGCTCCATCTGTATAAATAATCATTTTAGCCTCCAATCTATTTCATTTGCGCCCATCTGTTTTAGCCACATATTTGTTATAGAGAAACAATGGCTCCCGATAAATGGACTGGCTCCACGCGTGGCGCTTAGTGGGCTTGGATGACTTGAGAAAAGACACGCTTTATGTTGCTATGTGATAATGTTTCTCCAGTTGGTATCTTTTGGAAAAGATTTATAAACTATTTCGTGCGCAAAGTTGCCCCAGGCGAGGAAGACTATTGGTTGCTCCATTTTTGCGCAGGCCGCAAAAATCTCTGAGGTAAACTTATCCCATCCCCAGCCAGAATGACTATTTGGTTTGTGCGCTTCTACGGTTAAAGAAGCGTTAAGAAGTAGAACTCCTTGTTGCGCCCACGGCGTTAAATCTGTGGTTGTCGGCATTTCGCAGCCAATATCGCTAACAAGTTCTTTGAATATGTTGCGCAGACTTGGCTGAATTGGATTTCCGTTCACAATAGAAAAAGCTAATCCATTTGCTTGACCTGGGGTATGATACGGGTCTTGCCCAATGATAACAACTTTTACTGTCTCAGGAGGAGTTAATTCAAGTGCCCTAAAAATCTAATCTTGGGGCGGGCAAATCGTTTTACCTGCCTCGCGTTCTACTTTGGCCGCTCCGGCCAGGCATTGAGCCGTAAAAACAGCGTCCGGAGATATGGTATCTATCCATTTCATTTTTAACAAATCCTTTTTTGTTTTTATTATAACATTTTTTTATATAAAAAGCAAAAAACGGCTTGTAGACAAAAAATCTACAAGCCGTTAAAATTAAATACCATAATCTGTTGGGTCATTATTTCCTGTTATATTTTCATTTATTATAGTATCACCATAATTCTATTGCTTATAAGATTCAATTAAATTAGTCATTACTGTTTCATATTTTATTCCACCAACAGTATTTTCTTTTTTTGCTTTATTATAATAAAAACATTGACTTACTCCATAGGTAGCCCAAGGCAAACTAACCATTGCGGTAAGCCAGGGTAAAGAACCTGTGTAATCTTTTATTATGCAAAGTGCTGCTAATCCCAAGAAAGCAAATGTTGTTATCCAAATGAGTGCGGACTCCTGTATTAGCAGCACTTTACTAAACTCTTTTTTCTTCTTTTTACGTCTTTTAAAAAGAACTATCTTTTTCATTACTTATTACCCAAGATACGATAAAGGACTGTGACAAACTCCTCACGAGTTAGAGGCTTTTTATACATCTTATGTCCCTTTTCGTCGCCTTGGATATATTTATTTTTTTCGGCCCACTGGCGAGCGGCCGCAGACCAAGTTGAAACCGAGTCGTTATTGGCCTACTATTGGAGCCAAACATTCATCATTTCATTAAATTTTTCTTGTGTCATTTCTTCATCCTCCTTAACAGGGGTTTCAATTGGGGCTGATGTGCCATTTAAAATACTAGTAACTTGATTTGCTAAATTACCAAGTCTTGAATATAGCCAATCTCCAGGGCAAGATTTTGCGGCAAACCAACGATGAACCGTGATAATCATTTCATCGCTTTTTGGGGTATAATTTAAAGTTTTATCTTTGTCACCAAACCAAATCAATTTAGTTTTACCATTTCTTTGGCAAATATCCACACAAAGTTTTACCAAAGACTAATAAACAGCGTCATTCATTCTGTAAGGTTCAAAAGTATCACTTGCGCACTCAATTGTGACTGCGCGATTGTCATTTGAGCCGCTGGAGGTGCACCAACTCCTATTCTTCTCTTCTACATACATCCCAATAGTTCCATCTTTTCCGATTCCATAGTTTGATGATGCTTTTGCTGCGGGATTCTAAAACCAAACGCCCAAAGAGTCAGCATTCATCTATCCAACAACGCAATGTGGTGAAATTCTATCAATAGCATGATTGCGCTGCCCCGAATTATGGGGGGATAATTTTACTACTGTTGCTAACGAACTATTACTCATAATTAACCTCCTTTATGCTGTAGTTATAAATGCATTATAACCTTTCTTTTTTAAATCGTTTAACATATTTTTGGCATTGTCATAAATAGAAAAAGCCCCAACCTGAACCTTATAATAAGGCTCTACAAAGCGCACATATGCGCCTTCGTATCCATCTAATTTCTTAATTTGATTACAGAAATTGACGGCATTATCTCTTGATGAAAATGCCCCTAATTGAACTCTATATAATTGCTGATATAGATAAAATGCTACTACATTGTCTACTGGACGATTAATCATAGCAGCAGCATATGTTTTATTTCCCTTGTATAGTAGTCTTGTGCTGCCGCCGCCATCAAGATTTACGGCATACTTACAACCAATATCTTTAGCAAGTTGCGCGGCTTCCTTTAATGTTGCTCCTGGATAGTCGTAGACGATAATAAATACATTATCATCATTATATCCAAGAACGGTGCGCTTATGCGTTCCATCAATTTCTTTGGCAATTCCCAAAGTTTCACACACACCACTAATTACTAATGGAGGATAAGCTGTCAGGAAATCCTTCCAAACCTCAAAATCTCGTCCAAAACGCAACTCTCCTGTGGTTGTAATTCCAATTCCAAAAGAGCCAGTATTTGAATCTTGAGAAATTCTTTGGTAATCATCTGTAAAATCCATAACTGTTACACCATTTGACATATTGAAGAAGCCGCCATTGATTAAGATATCTGGCTTATTTGTTGCTGTTTTATAAAACTACTCAAGTGTTTGAGTTGGTTCATTACAATGAACGAAATCAATATTTTTAATTTCTTTTTTTGAAAGAGTGAAAATATTTGCTAAATTTTTCTTTTCAATATTCATATGTTAAACTCCTTTTTATCTATATAAAAAAAGTATAGGCGAAGCCTATACTTTTTACATTTTACTAGCAATTTCTGCTATTTTACTTCTATGAATTTGTTTTAAAGTAACTTCGCCATATACGTCATGACCTCGGAAAACTTTTGAGGCGCGCCTCATACCATTGTTTGCACCGTCGTAATCAACTAGGTCTACTTGGCTACTTATATCGCCATCAAGAACAAAAATAGAATCTTCGCCTGCGCGCTAAAGTGCAAGTTTTAATAGTTCTATATCAAGATTTTGTGCTTCTGTTATATAAATTCCAGCGTTCATTCCAGAAGTATCATAACCTCTAATATCGCTCATGGGAAGTAAAATAAGTTGTTCAGCATTTATTAATTGCTCAACTGCCATTTTTCCACCCAATTTACTCTCTAAGAAGTTTCCAATTTGTGAATCTAAAAGTTTTTCATCGCGCGAGCCTGGGTAAAAACCTAATTTTGCGGCATTTTTTGTTGCGATGGTATTACAGAAGATAATGATTTTATCAATCTTTCCTTTCTCCAATAGAGAGAATAAGTATCCCACCGCGAGATGCGACTTACCTGCGCCCGCAGGTCCTTTAATCATAGTGATTTTATTATTCATTAGGCTGTCCGAAACCATTGCTTGATAAATATCATTTTTGAATGGTTTTACTTCCCCAATTTGTTTTGAATAAAAACTTTTATATTTTAAAGGTCTAAATCCTTCTTCTGTCCAGCATAGCGTATCTACGCGTTGTTTACTTTCTGTTTCATAAATATTTATATATTGATTAATTTTTAATTCTTTTCCATATTTATTTGGATTAGAGTAAAAATCAGCCATTTCTTCATTAGTCAGGTAAAGTTCTTCGTATCCAGTATAATCGTCATCTGCGATAAAAGTTAATACTTTATCTCTACCTATAAACTATTCTGCTATCTTTTTTAATGCTAAATCATTGGTATAAAAAACAATATCTTCTTCTGGATGTTTGATTATATAATGATAAACAGTAGCCAAAATTTTACCATCATTATTTAATTCAATATCATTTTGATATAACCAACTTTCAAATTGAGGGCCATAGAATAAAGTTTTGTATTTATTCGCATTAATGTCTAAAGAATGAAGTAATTGGCGAGCGGTATATTTAGTGCTTGAATCTTTGTTAATAGAAGTTTTTATAGATTCTAACTCTTTTAATGTAATATTCGTTATTAGAATAAAATCTTCTTTTTCAAAAACATCTTCAGCATATAATAACAGGCTACTGGTATCAAAAATCTTCGTCATTATCGTAATCATCCTATTCCGTATCAGAGATTAGGAAACCAATGGCTGAAGATTTATCATTATTTCTATTATCAGTTTCTAAGGCATACTTGGCGACTTGAACAGCCATCTTTCCTTTTATAACTTCACATTTTTGTAAAATTATAGAGATTATACTGTCTAATAAGGGCATTCCCCATTGACTAAAAGCCATTCCGGCTACAAAATATAGTAGAACAGAGATATTAATCAACCCCTTCTATCTATGGCTCATAGAATTTAAAAATTAATAGTTATTGATTAATTGTTTTTGCCCTTTCTAGATTCTCTGATTCTATTATAGAAAATTGCCTTCTATTCCATATATTGTTTTAATGTTTCTTTTTCGTATGTAAGTAATTCATTTAAATCATCAATATCATTTTGTTTAATTTTAATTTGACGAATTAACATTCTAACTGCATAATCTTTTTTGTTAAATTTTTTTGATTGTCTAATTGAATAATAATATTTTAAAAGTCCATCTAATTCATGTGTTAGAATGTCTTTTTGATCTGTTATCATATGAATTTTTGCGCGATGAAATGCGATTTCACCACCTGTTTTCTCACTTAACATATCCATATCTTGCGGCGAGCACTGCGCGGTGCCTACATAAGTTTTATGCTTTGTATTAATAACACATAAGGTGCTACCGTCTTCTGAGTTAAAATAAAAATTTACTCTCTATCTTCTCATCATAAACCCCTTCAAAAAATATTTTTCTATATTGTTAATATACCAAAAATATTTTGGAAAAGCAAGTCGGTATTTTGGTTAAAAATTTGCTAGCCCCCAGACGCGCGGAACTTCGGCCGTTGAGGGGAAAAAGGGAGAGGCGTGACCAGTGTCACACCTCTTATCTTATATTTTAAATAATTCTGTTCCGCAGTATTCACACTTTCCATCTCGTAGAGGAGCACCACAATTTGGGCAATTTGTGGGCAACGCCTCTATTGAAGGAGCCTCATAATCAACGCTATACACTTTTATCCAGTTTACCCCATCATACATACCATATTCGTCAGTGTAAATTGAATAATATATTGAACCAGCACTAACGTTTTTTATACTACTTAAATCTTCTAAACACTAAATATAAAATATCGTGGGACTATTATTCATAATATTCATCTTCTTTTTTAACATCTAAAAAATATTTACATTCTTCTACTTTGTCAATCATATCTTCAATGATTTGGTCAAGTGAAATTGGAATACAATTATGTGAGTCAACTCCAACGTGATACATATATGGCATATCCATGTAAAAATTATTTTTTTGATGAGTGTGCCCGTAGAGATTAAGAGTCATCTGCTGTAGACTTTCTTTCTCAAGATTTCCAGTTAAAGATGGATAGTGACTCATATAAAAATGATATTTATTATATTTAAGATAAATAGCATTTTGCAATTCTACAATATTGGGGAGATTTGTGTAGGCTGCCCATCGCGCATCCGTATCATGATTTCCACGAACGATATGCAATTTTCCATTCATTTTTTCAATCAATTCAATGTTTGTGGCTGGGCCAAGGGTCAAATCACCAAGAACATAAACATCATCATTTTCACTAACCAGGTTATTATGTATTGTAATGATGGTTTCATTCATATCTTCAACTGAATTAAATCCACGAGCCTTCCAAATGAATTCCCTATCATGTCCCAGATGCCAATCGCTCGTTAACCAGATTCTTGGTTCCATACAAACTCACTCCCATTAGGAAAAATATACTTTACCTCCGAATACTTAAAGGGGTCAGTAGCGGGGTCGGTCATAGAATAATACATCGTGCGCACTCGGTCCATAGGAACCTTTGACCGCCCCTCGCGCAAATTATTTCTTTCAATACAAACATAAAGCGGAGTTCTAAAAACGATTGCGCCAACACTAAAATCTTTCAAATCTAGTGCGTTGAGCAGTTTGCGGCGAGACTTCCAGTTCAAATGAGTGGCATCCGCATACACGTCCTTGTCCGCATAAATTGCCTCTTGGATTTGCTGAACAAAAGCCTTAAATACTTCATTTTCTTTATCAAAATATCCATCTTCATCATTCAGCATCGCAAAACGCACGGCATCTCTAGATACCCAAATTTCATTGGGCTTAAGATGTTGTTCCACCCAAGTACTCTTGCCACTACCTGGAGTTCCGGACAAAATCCAGAGATTCTTCTGCTTCATGTTTATACACCCCGTTTTTAAAATCTTCTTTAAATTGCTCTTCTTGTTCTAGAGTTTTAATTTCAATATGATTAACTTCGGTTTTACAATTAGGACAATAGAGTTTCTTACGATGCATCGCCCCGTGCTGGAAACTTAACTTGCGCCGCAGCGGGATACCAGGCTTGCCACAGTTTAAACAGTAAAACTTATGCTCTTCTGTCTTAGCCATTTTACTTATCCTCCGTTGATGTTTTCGGTTTAAAAGGAAGAAGAAAAATATCAATAAGGATTAACAGTCCATAGAACTGCCAGTAGGTTAGCGATGGCAGATTAAATACCTTTACCATGATTGCTGACCAGAGCAATATTCCAATTGCGGCGCAGATAAGCCTTGATACTATAACAATAATTAACGGCAAGAAAATAGTAAAAAATTTCATTGTTAATCACTCCGTTCTTTTTTATATTTCTTTTTCTATTCTCTATGTATATTATACAATATTTTTTTATAAAAATAAAATAAGGGAAGGTTATCTCTAGCCTTCCCTTAAAGGATATTTTAATCAGTCAAATCAATCATATAATTACTATCCGAGCCAAGAACTGTGCTAGGCAGTTCACCATCCCATTGCTTAATCCAATAGTAATTAATAAGTTCATCGGTTAGCGCAGCGGCAATGCGCTCGTTCATATTGGCCTCGCGCTCACCAGCATACAGTGCTGCGTCAGCCTGAATTTTTACAACTTCCAAATCGGCCTGTGCTGCGATAATATCTTGCTGTGCCTTGGCATTAGCGGCAATGATTGCGCGTTCAGCTTCCGCTTCCTGCTCCATTGTTTTTTGCGCCTGCCGTGTTTCCGCAGTCAACTTATCCTGGGCGGCTACTTGCTTTGCTTCAACAGCGTTAGTAAAAGCATCGGTAAAGTCAATATTCTCAATTGCGATTGAAATAATTGTAATGCCATAAGGCACCATATCATTTCTCATAGAGTCAGCAATAGTAGAAGAGAGAATTTCACGCTTAGCAATTAGCGCCTCTGCGGTATACTGAGAAAAGACAGCCTTTGTATTCTCCTGGATGCGAGGATACATAATGTTATCATAATAATTCTTACCAACTGTCTTATAGAGGTCTCGCGCAGTTTGCTGGTCAATGCAGTAGTTAATAGACATTGAAATATCAACCTGCTGAATGTCGCTAGAAAACGCTTGCGTAGCAAGCTCTACCTTCTGGGCGCGGTTGTCCATTTTAACAATGTTCTGCCAAGGCGCAATAAAATTGATGCCGGCTCCAACCGTGCGGTCGTTGACCGCGCCAAAAGTTGTTAGGATACCGGTGTAACCAGTTGGCACAACGCCGATACAACTAATAATGATTAAAACAGGAACGAGAATAAGGCAAATTGTGCCACACACCTTGGGAATGGTTTCTCTTTGCGAAAAACCAAAAACAATACAAACAACGCCAACAACAAAAGCGATGATACTAAAAATAAAAAGAACCATTTTTTAACCTCTTTTAATTAAATCTATTTGACATACCACATTGTCTATAATGGTAATTATATAGCGCGCACTTTTCTTTCAAACAGGGAAGAAAATCTTCTTCAAGATAGTCTGCTTTTTCCACGTGGACGTTCCAAGAGTGATTTGAATTTCCAGCCATGTAATATGTGCGCTTGCGGAAGGGGCAGACTGGAGTTTCCTCTGGTTTATGTTCAATATTCATTTTCTCATTCTAGGCGGCCGCCGCACGCGCCGCATCGTATGCCGCCCATAGCGGGTCTTCTGGTGGAGTGTTGCTCTTAAAGGGCTCCCACGGCATTCGCTCATTGAATTCAGGCGGACGGGTATTTTCATAATCTTTATTGCTCATTCATTATACTCCTCTAATTAAACTAATTAAAACTGTGATAGTTAAAACAATGTCACATACGCCCAATATCACTGCCAAAATGACCAAAACTAAGATTGCAATATCTGACAGCTTATCAAACTTATCCATGATACTTAATCAAATACTCTGGAGAAACGCACTTGAAAGACTTGGTTCCATCCTGAGATCTGAATACAATACCCTCCTTCATTTTCTGGTTGATAGTAGAAGTTTCGCTATTTACATACTTGCGCAGTTCCTCAACTGTATCGGGTAGGATATACTCTTCGCAGAGAATAGGAACGCAAGGAATATTGTATTTATTTTCAAGAACGTGCTTCATCACGATGGAGTTCCAACGTCCGTTATCAGAAGTGATAAGATTGAAAGCCTTAAAATCATGACCAGAAATATCATAAGTATTCTTCTGGACCCCTTCGCCATAGGTCTCACCCTGGATGGTAACCCATTCAGCCTGAGGATGCTCGTCCAAAAATCGCTTCAAAACATTATACATATCATACTTCTGCGCCATTTCCCAATAGATATTGGTATCGTAATAGCAGGGCTTATCAATGGTATCAAAGCACACATTACGCGAGCAGACATAAAATTCAACCTTGCCAAACTTCTTGCGGCGCATGGTAAAAGTGGTAGACGAGCCATCCACTTTTTCGGTAGCAATCCAAGGATCCTTATCTTTAAGAATCCAAGGCATATTCTCAATGCGCTCTTCATCGGTCTTTACAACCCAAGAAGGCCAGCCATTCTTCTTGTCCTTCTTTCTACCGAAAAACAAGAACATTACCTTGCGGCCCCAGTTGCGCTTCATCATCCAGCGAGCCCAGGGCTTTTTAAAGATGGCAGGATGACGCTGCGCCATCTTCTTATACTTATCAAAGGAAGGCGCTTTGCGCTGATTATCCTCTGCCTCGGCGTAAGTTACACCAAGTTTTTGGGTTAGGAAACGAGATTCGCCAATAGCGAAATGATAATCTCCATTATCATCAAGAACACCAGGGCACTTGGCATCAATAATGTCAAGTCTTTCACAAGTAACTCTATTAAAAGATTCCCAACCGAAATCATTCGCGTGCATCAGTAGGCCCTGACTAATAAAATTACCTTTTCCTCCAAAAGTATATCTCTGTGTCTTTACCTTATAGTTGCGCTTTTCAAGAAAAGCAAAACATTCTCTGTCAGAAGGAACTTTGCTGTCAATTTCAAAGTAAATAGCAGGGTCTCCTTCTTTAAACTGATTCTTTCTTACCATTATATGCCATCCACCAACAACGGCACATTCGCAGTTGTCAGAGCCAATAATTGGTTCAATTTTATCAATTAATACAACATAAGCCAATTCACGCAGATTGGTTTTTGGATTTAACATCTTTTCTCACGTCCCTTAAATTCTTTCCATAATACTATACTATATTTCTTCTAACAGTTTCTTTACTAACCCTAAAAAATTTAGCCATTTCTTCCAAGCTTTTTTCTTGTAAAATCATTTTCTCTAATTGACTTTTGTCAATAGTAATTTTCATTGTATTAGTATGTTTTAATTTATCTCCACGAATTTCTGTTGGAGTGGCATTAAAAAACAATTTACATTTATTATAAAAAGTTTTTCTTCCTATTTTATATTTTCTACATATTTCTTCTATTGGCATAAAACTTTTTATATCTGCTTCTAATTCTTTTTTATCTATCTTTATTGTATTTTTTTCTTTCATTATTCTAGCAAAGTTCTAAATCTATTCTTCGGTAAGATGATGTTTTCCTTTATTTGACTCACTTATTTTTTTAGAAGTTTCATTTTTATGACTATTTTTAGACCAAGTGTCTCCGCCACCGCCGCCACTTGTCATATTATATCCATACTTTTTATTATTAGATTTATAGAACGCAATCCAATAAATTTCTCTTTCATCTAATTTATTATTATCACACTCTTCTATTTTCTAAACAAAGAAATTATCATACCCATATTTATTCATAGCGTCGTATAAATAACGATTTATATGCTATCTTGCTTTCGTCAAATGAGCCTTATATCTTTCTTCTATGGTTTTACAGGTCTAACCTATATACACCTTATTATTTATTTTATTGGTGATTTTATAAATATATCCCATAATATCAAACCTCCTTATGTTCTATATTATATAAAATTCACAAACTCAGAGTTAATGTAAAATGTCCAAAAAATTAATCTTCTAAAACATCATAATTTTCTAATTCTTTCTCAGCAATATCAAATATGCCATAATCTGGATTTCCATTTGCTTCAATAAAATCTTGAATTGAAGCACCATACCATTCCCAGTTATCTACTCCACCGTTTTCAAGCGCGCATAGTTTCAAAGAGTCATGAATCAGTTCGCGCAGCTCAGATTCACTAACAATAAAATATCTTTCACCCATATTTATCAATCCCCTTCATCATTATATTCATATCCTCTATCAGGGCCAATCTCATAACCCTGTTCAACCATATTAGAAATGGCTTTATAAGTTACTCTATTTGATTTATCTTTACCCTTTGCCGCAATTCCCTGCTCTACAAGTTCGTTCATTAGCCTTGCGACCTTCTGGTTTGTCATATTCGTCAGTTTGATACTCATAAGTTTCAACTGGTCAATATTGACTGCTTCCTTGCATTCCAGAAGAGCGTCCATCAGAGCAACTTTCATTTCCGCGTTATACGCTGCTGAATACTTAGCGGTTTTCCTACCAGGCATAAAACTTCCTCCTTTATTATCTTTACATATATATTATATCAAATTTTTAATAAAAAATCAAAGGGAGAATTTTTATTCTCCCTTAATTTTTCCAATACTCGTCTCTACTTTTTAGCACATAATCTTCGGCATAAAACATTGGAGATTTTACAAGCCACCAATCAAGATTTTCGCCGTTGTAGTTTTCCCATCTGCGCCAAATTGTCATTAAATCTTCGGTATCTTTATATAACTGTTCTACTCCTGGACGCTCAAGGCGGTCAGCATGATAATGGCCAAAGCACCAAACTTTCCACCCAAAGCAAAGCGCAATCTCTTCCAGAAATAGTTCCATAGACCTATCTACGCCACTTTGATTAATTCCGTTAAGAAACAAGTCACTAGGCTCCCAGCAGATAGGACATGTGTGCGTGAATACCATGTCAACTTCTGTGCCCATTAGTTCAGCGGTCGCCGCAAGCATTTCCTCGGTATCCAATTGCTCATTTTCAAACCAAATTGCGCCTCGGTCGAGCCTATACCATTTATCAACTGAATATGCGCCGCCAATGACAGCAACATCAAGACCGTTAATTGTGTAAATACCCCAGTCCTTAAAGTAGCGGATATTAGGCCACTTTTCTTGGATATAGACCTCGCCGTCTACATCTTCATCATAGATAAGTTTCATACCAGACACGTCCTGCGGCCGCGCCTCATGGTTCCCGCGCACGCAGTAAATGCGAAACTTGTATCTTTTGCTCAGGAGGTTTTTTACTTGACTATCACGCTCGTCCAGCGTCCAATTTAGGCCAGCGTCGCCGAGAATGATTACCGCAGTATTGGGGTCTTCTTGAATCTCTTTATCATAATTTTTAAATCTGGAAAATTCACCATGAGTATCGCCAGTAATTAGCCAACGATTAATCATTACTTCAACAACACCTTCTTTCCATAGTCTGTAAGCCAATAAACCATTTTACCATTACTATCAGGTGACCGACCAGCGTAGCCATATGCGCACAGCGTGCGCAGCACGCCTGAGGCAGATTGCGGGGTAATATCTTCATTTAGCATACGACGCGCGAAACCTTTAATTTGAAAACTTGTAAGACAGGAATAATTCTTTAATACCTCAATAACGATTTCTCTGTTTGTCATTTTTATTACCCCTTTCACCATTCTATATATATTATAATATATTTTTTTTATAAAATCAAAGTTGGTTACTTCTGTTTAAACCATTCACCGTATTTTTTAATAACTTTAGGTAGAAAAACTTAATAAAGGGGAGGATGAAATTGCGTGATTATTTAAGCGGTGAAAGTCATACTTATTACAATACCGAAAATATGAGAGGCTATTATTCACAAAGCCATTATATTTTCCCACCAATTCCATATCCTTATCCGGTGAATAATGATTATGATGATGATAGCTAGGATATGACATAGATTCACGATTATGTAGTAAAATTATTAAATGAATCAAAGAAAGACCTGGTAAATGAGATTATGGAACTTGCCTTGGCTAAAATGAAAGAAGACATTACTCTTACCATTGACGCCGCTATCGCAGCATCCTTTAAAGAACTTGTTATTTTTGGAGGGTCTGCTTCAGAAGTAATGGGTAGAGAGGCGGAAGATGAAGATGAAGAAGATTAATGCTACAATATAGTTAAGACGAGATAATGACTTCAACTTTGAAAAAGTAAAAGATACTTTTATCCCGGCAAGCGGAGAGGTTGTGCTAGTTGATGTAGCTAATTAGGGGCTGCGCGCAAAGGTTGGGGATGGCGCAACACCGTATGGACAATTACAATATGCTGATGAAGATATTAGAAATATGGTTCAATTCGGCTATTATGACAACGGTATCTTTTATAGAGACCCAACTAAACAAACAATTTCTACCGCAATGATTAATAAAATCTATATAGATAAAATTACAAGTTAGATTTATCACTATGATGGAATATCATATGTAAAGATAAATGGAGGCAATGGCGCAGTTCCTTCTGCGACCAGTGAATAGGCTGGCATTGTGAAACTCTATTCTACTATTGGATAGAATACAGATGGAACTATGACATAGAAAAGTATCACTGACGAATTAGATTTAAGATGTAAAACGTCAATTGATACAGATAAAGAATTATTAATTTTTACATTTTAAGAAAGGAGATAATAAACAATGGCTCAAACATATACGCATACACCAGTTCTTTCAAAAGTTAAACTTGGTAATACTGTTTATTATATGAAAGACGCAGATGCTCGTTCTGTCCTTGACAGTTTTGGTTCTGTAGTTACTTATGATGTAGCATCAAATACAAACTCTTTTGCTGCTAACAACACAGATATCCCTACCGCTGGTCAAGTTTATGATTATGTAGGTAGACAGGTTGGCGCAATTGGCACAGCTTTAAATCTTCGCAGCGAATCTGACCACACTCTAGTTCCAACCACTGGCACTGATGCAGTCGCCGCTGGTGATTTTGTTGTTGAAAGCAACGGTTCAGAATGGTTATATGATGGAACATCTTGGCGTGAAGTTGGTTCAGAGAATGCTTATGTAGTAAAGACTTTTACTATTGCTGGCGTTGATATGCAGGATAATATTACTGCATCTGAATTATAGACCGCTCTTGGACTAAAGGCTCTTGCCTATAAGGACAATGGTAGTATCTCTATTTCAACCGTTGATTCTGTAAATAGTTTTTCAACCGGTAAGGCTGGTAATTATGATGTTTCTTCAACTGCTGTTTCTGTTCCAGCAACATATGATGCTCTTGATGTAACGCCAGCTGGTTCAGTTTCACTGACCGCCGGAACGGCTGCGGCCGCAAGCTATGATAAGGCTACCACGGTTACCGTTGCTTCTGCCGCTCCAGGAGCAAATCAAACTGCTAACTATACTCCTGCTGGTAGTGTTACAGTAACTGACGTTACTGTTACTCCAAGCACCGGAAACGTAGCTACTGTTACCAATTCAGGAACCAGCTATCAGCTTACAGACGGTTCTGTAAGTCAGGGTAGTGATACAACAAGCACGTTCGCTGTTGAGGGTGTAGTTGCTACCGTTGGAGAAGACAACACCGCCACTGGTGGTTCAGACGAATCTGAAACATTAATTCTTACGACTGCTTCTACCAGTTCTGCTGTAACTGCCTCTGGCACAGTAAGTTACACGGCTCCATCGTTATCTGGCTCTTTACCAACGTTTGGAACTCAAAGCGTTGTCACCGGTATTACAGGTGCTAGCGCAACTGCCTCGTTCTCTGGAACTGGCACCTTATTAACCGCTACACCAAGTTACACTTCTACTGCGGCAACAGTCACACAGCCAACATTTACAGCCTCATTCTCTGGAACTTCCAAGAGCGTTACTCCAACAGTTGCTACAACCGTTTCTGCGGCCGGCACTGATGGTAAGGTTACTGTTGCTTCTGAGACTATTACTCCAACATTGAATAGCTCTTCTAAGACTGCCAATGTTACTTTTGGAGTAGCTACCTAATTTAAATTTTTTATTTCTTGAAATGATAGAAATTATTTAAAAAAATAAATTATAAAACTTTGAAACGATAAGGGATATAATTTTTTCTCGGCTAGGGATAATTATATCCCTAGCCGTTTTTTTGTTTTAAGGAGAAAATATATGATTAAAGAATAGACTTTAATAAAAAAAGATACTTCTGAAAATTGGAGTAAAGCAAAAAATTTTATTCCAAAAGAAGGGGAGATTATTATATATACTGATTTTGAACCTAATGGTATTAAAATTGGTGATGGAAAAACTAAAGTAAATCTTTTACCTTTTATTAGTAATTAGTATGAAGTAGAAGATGATATTTTGGTAATAAATACTTTGTAAGGAGGGTAAAAAATGGCAGACCTCTCCAAAGTTAAATTAAATAATACAATTTATAATTTAAAAGATACTGTTGCAAGAGAAAGACTTACGGCAATAAATATTCCAACAACCGTAAGTAGTTTTACAAATGATGCTGGTTATTTAACTTCTTACACTGAAACAGACCCTGTTTTTACTGCGTCTGCGGCCGCAGGTATTACATCTAATGATATTACAAATTGGAATAACAAGTTAAGTTCCGCTCCTGTTACTAGTGTGAATGGTTAGACTGGCGCAGTTACTTTAACTATTCCATCTTCTGCGGCAGATATTGGTGCCGCGGCAAGTAGTCATAGTCATTCCTCTATTTCAAATTCTCATAATATAAGTGGTACTTCTGCAACAGTAAGTACAGATTGTAACTCAGGAACACAAGCTATTTATTTAAATGCTGAGTTATAGAATGGCGGAAGTAGTATTCAATTGGGTGAAAATCAAATTAAATTAATTACTTCCTCATATGGTCCTGTTCAATCAAATACAATCACCATTACAAGAACTTCAGTTACTGGCATTCCAACTCCAACAACTAATACAGGAGCCGCAAATAAAAAATATGTAGATGATTCTATTTCTGGTTTAACAATTCCAACAGCATATAATGCAACAACAAATCCAACTGGATATTTAACCATTAATGATTTACCAACCTATGATGGGACAGTAGTTTAAGGAGGTATATTATGTCAGTTCAAGTAAATTATAAAAACAATCAATTAACCGCCTTCTCAAACACAACAAAAATATTAAAAACATCTGGAAAATATATGGAAGATGATATTACTATTACAGAAACTTCTAATAATACACCAGCTATTTCCATCGTTGATACTCCTGATTCCGGCGGTGGCGATATTCGCACCATTACTGCGCTAGATATCTCAGATACGACGGCCACGGCTAGTGACGTTGCCCAAGGAAAATATTTTTACACGGCACAAGGAGTCAAGACCGCAGGTTCTGCATCTGGTGGTAGTTCTGCCCAATCCGATACCGGAACTTTCGTTGGGTCTGGAACGATTCAACAGCAGATTTCTTGTTCCTTTGCACCAGATCTAATCTATGTTTATGGTGACCTTTCCGTAAGTGCATCGTACCGTGGTGTAGTGTCTTTGGTGATTATTAAAGACACAGAGTTAATGATAACCGTTGATGGTTCTACTGGCGGTTTTAGCGAGTATGTCGGAGAGGTCAATCATTCACTAAGCGGATACGGTGATTCATCATCACCGCACGCTACATATTCAAACGGAACCCTCACGCTCGACATGGTGACTGATTCTAACGCTACACGGTTTTCTTCATCCGTCACTTACAGCTACAAGTTAGCAAAGTGGTCATAAGGGGGTAGCACTATGGCAATTTCAAAAATCGTTTACAAGGAAAACGCGTCTGCTACTCCTGTAATTTGGATGGACTTGACTTCCGATACAGTCGCATCGTCCAATCTGCTCTCTTCCTACACGGCACACGGAGCAGATGGTCAAGTGGTGTCCGGTGCAGTCGGTAGCGGAACAGAGGGAACTCCAACCGCAACGAAAGGCACTGTGTCCAACCACTCTGTCAGCATCACTCCGAGCGTCACCAATACGGCAGGCGTGATCTCCGGTGGAACGCTTACCGGCACAGCTGTAACAGTTTCTGCAAGCGAATTAGTAAGTGGAACAAAAGCAATCTCCTCAAATGGAACAGGAATTGATGTTACTAATTACGCAACCGTTGATGTATCTGTTGAAGGAGAAACACCTTCTTATCAAGCAAAAACAAATATTACTCCAACAGAAAGCAGTCAAACCATTGAGCCAGATAATGGATATGATGCTTTAAGCTCTGTATAGATTAACGCTATATCTTCATCTTATGTTGGCTCTGGAATAACCAGGAGAAGCAGCACTGATTTGGCCGTATCCGGCGATACAGTAACTGCGCCCGCAGGTTATTATGCGTCAAGTGCTTCGCAGTCTGTAGCATCTATGACGTTGCCCACCGCTGCGGCAGCAAGCGTAACATCTGGATATACTTCAAAAGCAACAATTTCTAGAAGCACATCGGATTAGTATATTAATATCCCAACTGGATATAATAGCACCGGTGGATATTATAAAATTAATGCCGTTGCAAACGGCGCAGTGACTGCGCCAAGCGCAATTTCTGGCAGTAGCGCAACTTTAACAACGGGCACAAATACTATTACACTAACTAAAACAATTAGTGTAACACCCAATGTCACAAGTGCAGGCTACATTTCTTCTGGAACAGCGGGTGACTCTTCTGTTTCTTTAACTGCATCTGTTACAACAAAGGCTGCTGCAACAATTACTCCATCAACTTCTAACCAAGCAATTGCGGCTGGCACCTACTTAACCGGCGCGCAAACCATCTCCGGTGACGCGAACCTGGTTGCCGCAAATATTAAATCTGGTGTTAGTATATTTGGAGTATCTGGCACATTTACTTCTGGAGCAACTGCCACTTCTGGTGATATAGTAAATACAAAAACAGCTTATGTTAATGGTTCATTGGTTACAGGAAATTTAGTAGTGTATACTTATTATACTGGCACATCTGCACCGTCTTCCTCTACTGGAAGTAATGGAGATTTATATTTCCAGACGACTGGAGGGCAATAATAAATGTCAAGACCTATAAATGTAAGTGAAACTTTAACCTTTATCCCTTCTGGAATTAATACTTCTCAATCTTCTTATTCTACTGGTTCTAATAATGCTAATGCGCAAACTGATACTTCTAGCACTACTTATTCAACAATTACTTGTAATAGTGGTTCTGGCGTTGCTTCATACGTAACATATACTTTTAATATAACAGGAATTCCTTCTGGCGCTACAATTAGTTCTGTTAGTGGTAAAATAAAAGCAAGAGTTAATAATACTACTCGTATTGCTTCTGCTATTGCGCAATTTTATGCCAATACAACGGCAAAAGGTGATACAGCAAATTTTCGTTCTACTACTTCTTCTCCTAGCCCAGCTACTATTTCTGATGCTGGGAATTGGACTTTAGCAGAATTACAAACAGCACGAATTAGATTTACTGCTACAAGAGGCACATCTCAAACCTCAAGTTCCGCTTCTATGTATATTTATGGTGCTGAATTATATATTACATATTCTTTACAAGGAACAGAATATACAGTTGTAGCATCTTCTTTAGTTCAAGATATAAATGTTTCTCCTGCTAGTCAAAATATATTAGGTGGCAATAGCGCAGAAATTCGTATTGACGGTTCAAGTATAGATGAAATTACTGTTACTGATAATGATACTGATATAACAAGTTCATTAGTTCGTCATAATAGTGTATCAACAACAGCATCAGGAACTTTTATACCATCATCATTTGATAGCACTAATTCAGTATATGATACTACCGGCGGCGATAATGGTAATGGTATTTACTCAACCAATGTTATTGCTAATGGTTTAACTGACCATAATTCAACAACACGATGCGCATTGTATTCAGTTCAAGGTTCTAATCAAATTTCAAAAATGTATTATAATTTTGATTGTTCTTCGATTCCTGCAAATGCAACAATTACTTCAGTAAGTTGTCAAGTTAAGTGTGGTTCGCAAGGTTCTTCATATTATACTTCTTATGTAGTATATTTATGCAGTGGAACAACAAATAAAACAAGTTCAGTATCTGTTACTGGTAGCAACTCATCGCCAACAACTGTTACTGTTAGCGGTGGAACTTGGACTCGCGCAGATTTAAACAATATAAAAATTCTATTTCAAGTTCAAAGAGGAACTTCAAATACAACAACCCAATCAACTTGGTCATTCTTTGGTGCTACATTAACTGTTAATTATACTGTTACTGCTGAAAATCCTTACTATTGGACTTATTCATTAAATGATCTTGCGGCCGACCATGTTATTTTAATAGATAATGCTGGCGCATATATCCCTCCAGAAGAAGACCCACAGTATACATATTATCCTTTAACTATTTCAAGTATTAATGCTACAACTTCACCTGGTAGTGGTACAACAAGAGTTATAGCAGGAACAAATCATACTATAACAATTACTCCAAGTGACCCACAATTAACATTAGCATTAGATAATGGAGTAGATATTACTTCTCAATTAGTTGGTGGAGCGCCAACTAATACTTATACGATTACTACCCAAGTGTCTGGCGCAAGTTATGGATTTAATTTAAATAATAATACAGGATATTATGTTTCAACTAATACTGGTCAAGCGTCTTCTGCGGCAGTTGCTAGAGTTAATTTCAATTTTGAAACTTCTTGTTTAGTAACTATTCAATATATTAATTACGCAGAAGCAACATATGACTATGGTATTTTTGGACAAGTTGATACTGCATTAGGTACAACCTCAACCGCAGATAGCGGCGCTTATCATAGTTGTAGCGCTTCTAGCGATAATACGTCTAGTGCACAAACTTTAACATATACTATTCCTTCTGGAACTCATTATATTGATATCAAATATAGAAAAGATAATTATACTGATAGCAATAATGATACTTTGCAATGGAAAATATTATCGGTTGAAGCAACTGATGCAGGGGGAGATTATACTTATACTTTAAATAATATTCAAGCAGGACATAGTTTGATTTTTGTTTTTGGTAATGTAAGTTATTATTTTATTACTTCTTCTGGAACTGGATGTAGATTATTCCCAGATGGATAGCAAGTTAAACTTGCTGGAGATTCTTATACAATTAATATAGTTCCAGACCATTTAACTGATAATGTAGTTTTAACAGATAATGGAATATAGCAAACACTAGAAGAAGAAACTGGTGTGGATAAATATGGCAATGATGTTGTAAGTTATCAATATAGACTTACTAATATTAATGCTACGCATACTTTAGTTATTACAAGCACTGTAGCTATTACAGATACTTTGTATATAAAATTAAACGGAACTTGGACACAAATTTCTAAAGTTTATAAGAAAGTTAACGGAAGTTGGGTAGAACAATCTTTATCCTATTTGTCCGATAACAATATACAAAACTTAAGACGAATGTCTTAATGAAAGGAGCTTGAAAATGAGCGAACAACCAATTAAAAGACAAATTTATGAAGTTTATGCAAAAATTGTAGGTTCTGATGGATCTTATAACACATTAAGCGGTTATCCAAAAGCGTTTGATTCACGTAATTATAATAATGATATTGATAAAACACTTTTACGAGCAACTGGCGAGTTTGCTTCAACTTGGGGTGCTATGTGCTTACGCGAAGATCGTTAGTTACAAATGGTTATGTTAATGACAGCCGATGGGTTTGTTATTGATAAAAAAGTAATTGGACAAATTGAAGATTTAATAGATGAATCTCTTTAATGTCTAAAAATTTAAAAATCAAAGGAGAAATTTTAAATGAAATACCTAGTTATTGAAATTCAAAAATATGCCGATGATAGTATTGGTATTCCTCCAATTGCTACTTATGATAGCTTCTAGGAAGCGGCAAGCCGTTATCACACTATTCTTGCGTCCGCCGCAATTTCCAATATTCCTCTTCACAGCGCACTTATTTTAAATGAAGCTGGCCAGAAGATTAAATTAGATAACTATCAACATGATGTAATTGAAGAGTAGACACAAGGAGAAGAATAATTTTAAAAGGCAGGTGTAGTTATTATGAATTTAGAAGGTATTGTTTCTATTGGAAAAAATGAATATGCTATTACCACTTTGGATAAATTAAATATTTTATCTTTATTTGCTGATCCAGGTAGTAAAGTATTTTGCAAAGAAGATGAAAAAGTCTATTTATGCATGGGCAAAAATGAGTGGGTGACGATATGATTGATTTACTTACTTATGCATTAACAAAAAAGACTTCTGGTAGTGGCAGTGGAAACTTGACTGCCCCAGAAGTTGATTTAAGTGATTATGCTTTAAAATCTGATTTAGATATTTATGCTAAAAAAGATGAATTAAGAGCATATATGCCATTTAATTCAAATTGGCGCACAAATTCTACTATTGCTAATTTCTGTTATGACATAGATCATGACGATGAAGCCATAGAGGGTATGACTTTCTTAGGAGAATTAAGATGTAGCGACTTCCACAATAAAGGAGTTACTATTTCAAATGGTGAAGCAGTTGTAGAAATTATAAAAGAAAATGGTATAGGTGGAGGAAAAACAATCCATATTATTTTAACAAGTGGAACCACTTATCCATATCGTTGGGAATATACTTATTGGGGCAAAGGTAATAACCAACATGGTTGGATTGGTTTTTATCCAATAGTGGATGATCAAATTCCAGCGAGTGCTTTAACTCCAGAGGCAAGAACTACTTTTAGTCACGATGAAGAAAAACTTATTCTTCATTCTCAAACTGAAGATAGTGAAAAAATGTTTAAAATCACTGTTGATGATAGTGGTGAATTAACTGCAACAGAAATCGTTGAAGAATAAAAAAAAAGGGAGATACCTATTAAGGTATCTCCCTTTTTTCGTTTAGAAAAACTTATCTCCGCAACATTTCCAATATATTTTATCCCAATCTTCTTGTGAAATTCCTCCGCATAAGAATTTTTCATATAGATTATAATAACATATCTTTAAATATGTTACATCCATCCATGCATTGTAAATTTCATCAATTGGGACGGGAATATAATATTCGCTGTCATTCATAACACTTATAATTTTATTCCACACACTATCCATTGTGCGATAATTGCGGTTTTTCATTTCATCGCGCACAAGTGCTGAATAGCTGAT